GGGGAGACTAAATATGAATGTTTGAATGGGGTGGTGTTTGTTCATTGTATTCCTTTTGAGGGTAACGAGTGTCTTTTGGGAATTACTGAAAATCCAGAAAAAAAAATGAAAACGGTGAAATTATCCGATTTTTCTCCTTATGACAGGAACAAAGGAGGAATACAAGAATTGCATCATAAAATTGAGTCCAAAATACTTCAGTATTGGGGCGAAGATAGTGGTATTCTGATCGGCATCACTCCGATATATAAGAGACGTTTGTGGAGTAAAGAAGTAAATGTTATAAATGATAAACAATAAATATGAAAACAAGAACATACGAAGGGGTGCAGCACGGAGACTGGGTAAGATGTGTCTTATGTGGAGCACAAATGCTTCTTCCATGTGGAGCTGACAAATGCCCGGAATGTAGCAGTGAAGGTACTTTAACGTGGGTAGATGAAGATAAGCAAGAAATGGATGCTAAACATCTGGATTGTCTTGTTCCAATACGCAAATTGGAGTTACAAGAATATCTGTCCCCAGAAATTTTGAAAATGGAACATATATGAAAATAGAATACATACAAAATGTAAATGCGGTGCAGTCACTATCAGATTTGATAATGGAGCTTCGAATAGCATGTTTTGGGAAACATTTGAAAAATTGGATTTGGATGCTGGTGATGCCACATGGCTTCACCAGTCCTGCTGCTGCGACCACTGCGTCAACCATTTGGGGATCGACTTATGCGATTGTGGATCAGAACATAAGGTAGGAGAATGTGAATGTGGATCCCAAAAGGCGCATGATACATTAGGGATTAAATATGATTCGTTTGAAGCAATATTAAAAAACTTTGGATAATGGATATAGTAAGCAAATACACCGCCTTGTTAGGACAACAGAAGCTAAAAGAATCATTTGTGAAAGATTTGGAGCTTGTATTATCAAGAAAAAATCCTAATATAGAAAAAGGGAAACTTAATTTCATTCGTTATTCAGAAATGAAAAATTGGAGTGTAAGAGAGTTGTTTGGTGAAGACTTGGAACAAGCTGATAGGGCTTTAATAAACAAGGTGTATCATATGCTATTTGATATAGGTTCGGATTTTGAATCGGTTATAAGAATGCTATATAGCTTTCGTAACGGACCTAAATCGGGGATAAAAGTGGCGGATCCAGAGGATAATTACGAATGGACTAACAAGGACGGAAATGAAAAATATTCTACTAAAAATCTCCCAAAAGCGCATTTTAGATGGAATTGGAGAAGATATACCTTATCAAAAGAATCCGTTGATAAAATAACGGAGTTTGTAGACACCATATTAGAATCATAGAGAAATTATGAACGAAGTAATTTTAAGCAACATGTTAGGATGTCAGACATATTGTATATCAGACAGTCCTTCGAATAGATACTGTCTTATTGGACCTATTGAGTGCAATGAGAAGTTAATAGAAGTGTTTAAGAAGGGGATAACAGTAAAACTCAAATACGTGGAAAAACGGGTCCTGGATGCATTTACGGACAACGGAATCGACCTGAGTAATTACACTCATTGTATTATTGTGAAGCGGAATTTTTATCTCGCTTGGTAACAGCAAAACATAAGCAATATGAATAATTTTGTAATAGATACTCCAGATAATTTCTGGCAAATAAGATGGCTTGACAAGTATATGGAAGGCCACAAAGGATTCATAGCTGGTGGATGTTTTAAAAATATCCTTTCCGGAGAAAAAGTAAAAGACATTGATATTTTCTTTGAAAGCGAAAGCGATTTTCAGGAAGCTGTTGATTTGTTCAATGATGAAAAACATCAGAAAGAAGGATGGAAATTTAAGTACAGAAATGAGAAGGTATGTGCGTTCCAGAAAGAGGGAGAAAAGGTATGGATAGAGTTCATAGAGTCAGAGTTTGGAAAGCCAGAAGAGATTCTTAGGAGCTTCGATTTTACTGTGACAAAAATGGCTTACTATAAGGAGCCTAAATACGAAGAAAAGGAAGATGATTATTTTCCATTCTCATCTACTGATATAGTAGGATACGAGTATAAACTTCTATACCATGATAAATTCTTCGAACATCTTCATATGAAGAGGCTGGTCATTGATGAAAATATCCCCTTCCCAGTGAGTACATGGGAAAGATCATATAAGTATAAGGGATATGGTTACAATATGTGTAGGGAGACAAAGAAAAAGCTTCTGCAAGCTCTTAAGGGTGTGAATGTAGAGGAGGAAGACGTATCTTTGTATGCTGATGGAGGATGGGATTAACTTATAAAACATAAATATATGAACACATCATTTGAAAAATCAAAAAAAAATAGTACAGATGAATGGTACACACCTAAAGAGATTATAGATGCTTTAGGAGAATTTGATTTAGATCCATGTGCGCCTATGCGTCCTTTATGGAGGACAGCCAGAGTGATGTACAACAAAGAACAAGATGGATTAAAACAGGAATGGGAAGGAAGGGTATGGTTAAACCCACCTTATTCAAGACCGACGATAGAGCATTTTATTACTCGTATGGTAGAGCACAATAATGGAATAGCTCTTCTTTTCAATCGTCTTGACAATAAGATGTTTCAGGATGTTGTATTCCCGAAAGCGAAAGGTATATTGTTCATGAAAGGAAGAATAAAATTCCACAGAGAAGATGGGACAATAGGTGAAAGTCCAGGATGTGGGTCTATTCTGGTTGCATTCGGCGAAGAGAATGCGGAAACATTAAGATCTTCTAATATTGAAGGAAGATATATACAGGTCAATCAAGAACCGTGTAACACCCATGTAGATTGGGAACAACGTAGATACGAGATAGCGAAAACTGTGCTTCCGATCACATCTGTATCAGGGCGTGGACCTCACGGTGAATTAATATTGGAAGCGTGTGATAAGGCGGCTGAATTAGCTGTGATATATGCGGATGCTTTAATCAAAGAACTAAAATGAAACCAACAGCACATGCTTATCTTGAAAATGAATCATTCAAAGCAGTTATGGAAGTAAAGAGATCCATTTCAGAATACGAAGAGGCCGGTTATGACTTTTTTAAGAGAGGAGAAAACCCTGAAAGATTCAGAAATGCTAAAAAAATGAAGGATGAAGCAATAGCGAGACTTTTTGAACTTGAGACAGCAAGAAAGGTAATTAAGGAGATGGAAAATAAGGGAGTTGAATTATAAAAAATATCATCATGAGAACAAGTAAAGAATACAAGGCGGTAAGGAACTGCATACTAAATGAACTTCACCTTACCAAAGAAGACATAATCAAAAACATAGAATCATTATTGGAAAAACTTGTAAAACAGTGTATGAATAATACATATGGGAATAACAATCAGATAGAAAATTGGATCAGATGTATGGTTAATGACGAACTTAAACAAAGAGATTATGATTTTGTAAGAAGAATATGTAAGGAGGTTATAAAAGATCATGTGTTGAATGAATTGAACATAATTGTAAGTTCCAAAAATGAAAGATGCGTATGTGAAAATAGAGTACCATCAAGAAAAGATGGTTTGTATCTAATCTACGGAAACGGACACGCTGAGCCGTTTACTGGAGAGAATATCAAAAAGAATGTGAGGTACATAGGATTAAAGCACAAAGACGTATCGTTTGCTATCTCACTGACGGAGCATGATAGAGTACAATTGCTTGACGATGATAGCCTCGAAGTATCTGTAAATGAAACATATTACGAACGTGAATGTGATGCGCTGTTTGATTTTGACGGACAGAAAAATACGGAACGCCTTGTAGCCAGAAATCCAAAGTTGAAAAATCTGCTGGAAGATGGAGAATACATCCCTTCATTGAGACAACTCAACCTAATTGCGCATTACAAAGGCAGCATAAACAATGCGCTTGAATACATAGGTGCAGAACCGTTAGCCTTCTCGGCGTGGTATTGGTCCAGTACTGAGTACAGCCAGTACCACGCGTGGTACGTGAGCTTCTCCAATGGCGGCACGAACGTCAACAACAGGTCCAGCAGTCACAGGGTTCGGACGGTAATTGATTTTTAAAAAGGATTACATATGATAACATTAGTAAAAATAAAAGACAACACAAAAACTCCTTTTGAATATGCTTCTGACATAGAAGCGTTTGAAAATGGCAGAGAATTTATTTTCAAGCCAGGAGTGAATGTGATTATAGGGAAAAACGGTAGTGGAAAATCAACTTTGCTTAACATCATATCAATGTATGCGTTGTGCGAGAAATCCATGTGCTCTGAAATGCCGGCTGAGGCGCTGGATTTCCCACCTATATTTGATGATGATGACAAGGTTCTTGATGGGATTGATATATCATCCGATTATATAGGGAAAGTATTCCGTTTATTGCCGTCAACGGAGACAAATCGAGATAGTGTATTAAAAAACATCAGCAATTTCGATTTGTATGCGAATAGTATTCAAAAATCTTATGGGGAAAAAGTGGTGTTATCATTGGAATCACTTTTCAATTTAATGTTCAGCCAAAAGGATTATGCGTTTCCAATGCAAGATCTTGCAGAATACAAGAAAAAATCAAATGCATTTTGGATCAAAAGAATTGATAACCTGTTGAAGTATTATAAAAGAAACCGCATAACATTAACAGAAAGCAGTTTTGAATACACGGTTCTCATGGATGAGCCAGACAGGAATCTTGATATTGACAACATAATGCAGATTTACAATGTATTGTCATTTCATAAACCACAAACACAAATTATAGCCATAATACACAATCCGGCATTGATTTACAAATTAAGTAAATTAGATTGTGTGAATTTCATAGAGATGACAGAAGGGTATCTTAATAAAACTTGTACATTTGTGTCTAACTAATTAAAGGCGAGATGAACTGGAAGAAATTCAAAGAGGAAAAACCTCCAGAGGGAGAAGAAGTGTTGGCCTATCACCCAAGTTGGATAGATGAAGATTTCAACCCAAGAGGTATAAGAATAGGGTTTTGGAATGGAGGGGACGATTTTAAATCGGCTCATTGGTGGGATTATCAAGATTGTTATATCACAATCTCTCATTGTGATTGTGATGATAATTCGCTTTTCAGTGATAGAATAAAAAACAGCATAGAGCCAGAGTTATGGATATCACTTGATGTTGTTACAAATTACTTACCTAACATAAAACAAAATCACTTATAACAATGAGCTATTTTATATTAATGGGAAGAAGAATCCCAAAACAAGCCATAACAGGCTTCAAATTTCAAAATGAAACAGATAACATTCGTCCTTTTTTGTCAATCAGGATAAGGGGAAAGGACGAAATTATACCTTTCAAAGATAAAAAGGAGATACAGTCTGTAAAAGCGCATCTGTGTTCTATCTTCTCCGGATTTGTAAAAATAGGCGACTGGTATCTCAAGATGTCGGAAGTTAAGGAGTATAAGCCGGTGACTGCCGAAGATATGAACCCCTACATCTTGTTTAAGACATCTAAGTTTGGAAATATAAAAGTTCGTTTCCCGAAAGATGAAGACATGGATGCCGAATTATTGGTGTTAGATCAACTTTTTGATGTAGAATAAACTATTAATCATCTTTTAAAAATCATGACCTGGAAAGAATTGAAAGACAAAATATCTCTTATGACAGAAGAAGAGCAACGACAAGAAGTTGCAGTCTGGGGAGAAAATATGAATCTAATGAAAGATTGCTCCTTGGAGAAAACAAATGAGGATATGTACTACAACTCTGAATGGAATTATACTCGTGAAGAAAGTGAATTGGAACCGGAAGACAAGAATGACCCTGATGTACATAGGGTATATGAAGCAGGAATGCATTATATTTATTCGAATTGATTTCAAAAAGATCTGATTATGGCAGCATTAACAACACTAAATATAACGGAAAAGAACGCTAATAACAGTTTGTCTGTAACTGTTAAAGTGAATGTCACCAAAGAAGGAGTGTTTACCACTACCTTGTCAAAAGAAGATATGGATAAGATTCATTCTTATGGGATCAAATTACCTACAAACAGATTAGGCAACGAAGGATATTTCAATAGTATAGCACTTTCTGATTTGGAAAGTCAAATCAGGGAAGTTCTGAAGAGATGTTTAAGTTATAAAATAGTAGAAGAAGTGCCTGTTATTAAGTATCAACTGGAAACGAATTGCATGTTTTCCTATGACAAAAACGGAAATATTGTCCCTAACCCCTCTAAGGAATGGACAGGAAATGATGAGAATGGAAAATGGAGGGATGGAACTTCCCGTTTAGATGCCTTAAACACCCAACCTTTCGGTTTTAGTGTTTATGCAAAACCATTTCTAAAAAGAGTAATTGAATATGGAAATGGAGAGACAAAAGTAGAATACGATAGGTTAAATACAGAAAAAGAAACTTATGCGCACTGGCTGAATTGTGTAACGAACATATCATACAATAGATATAAACCGGTAATGGAAGTGGAATGTAACGAATGTACCTCAAAATTATTCGTTGATATGATCAAGTCTATTTGCAATATAAGTGAACAAGTCAAGAGTTTTATCAATCCAGAACAAATAAAAGCAATTGCGGAGTCAAATGAACCGATTTTGCTTTTATCTAACAACTAAAGAGATATAAGTAAGTACGAAACAAGAGCCGGAATAGAATGCACAGAAGAAGAATGCAAGCTAATTGATTCATTTAAGAGGCTTGCCAAAAAATGGAAGAAAGATGGAAAACGATTATGGATATATTTAGCAAGCGGAACATTACATGTAATGATGCATGGAGATACAAACTATAATCCTACACCGGAATTTACGCAATATGGAGGCAGCAACATTGAAAATAGTGTAACTATTATTGATGGCATATTAAATGATGGTGGAGATTGGTAATAATATAAAAAATATCGAATCATGATAACGAAAGAACAAGTTAAAGAAATATTGACAAAAAATCCGGCAGGAATTACAAAAGAAGAGTTGAAATTTGTTTTTGGCATATTCTGCTTATCAATCAAAGAATATGAAAAATCAGAACATAATCTTTGGTTTGAAGTACATTTCGAACGCATATACATCGCTCAAATTCGATATGGTATAAAAGGTGGGATGTCTTTTAGTAACGAATATGTAAATATGGGAGATGGATGTCATGGAGTAACAATGGGAACAGTGAATAATACAGCCGATCTATTAAAAATATTCATCAATATGTTTTACGACAATTTATTGAAACAAGCCAACTATGCTCCTTTATATAACGAAGAGACATCTCAATTCGAATCCCTTGAACAAGCTCAAGAATATTTGGAATATGTTCAATCTATACTGTAAAATTTAAAAAGATATGAATATACTTGATTTACCATTAAAAGCCATTTGGTACAATATGATAGAATCTGGCAAGAAAAAGGAGGAGTATCGGGAACATAACAGTTATTGGGCCAAAAGATTTTATGCTTGCTACGATAAAAACACGGATTGCAAAATCTATATTCCAGAAAAGTGCAAGTATTGTTGCAAACCATCCCTTAAATATTATGATGCTGTCCGTTTTCGTTACGGATATACAAAACGAACCATGTTATTTAAATTGAATGGCATTTCTATTGGCAAAGGTCACTCGGAATGGGGTGCACCGGATAATGAAGTTTTTATTTTAAAATTAGGGAATCGGATTAATTAATAACACAAAAAGTAATAATGATGCTGTCCTAACTAATTCTCAGGATAGCTCCAAACTAAAAAAAAGAAATGAAACGAGAAGATATTGAAAAAGCAGCAAAAGATTATTCCATAGGTAAAACACATTTTCGGCGAAACGTTCTTAAAGAAGTGGATGCAGACGATTATGTTCTACGCAAGGATAATTGCTGTGAAGACTTCATGGCGGGTGCAGAATGGCGCATTAACAGCGTGTGGTACGATGCAAGAGAAAAGCCAGACAAAGGGAAGCTGCTCATTGTGGAGGATATTGACGGTGCTTATGATTTGGTCTATTCAACCAAGAGCAAGCCATGGGAAGAACTTTCGGAAAAGAATCATTATATGCGCTGGGCATATGTTGAAGATTTGATACCTTAAAAACAAGATAAACAATATGGAAAGCGAAAAGAAGAAAATATGTCCCAAATGCGGCTGCGAAGATGGGTCGGGGCAAAATAATATACATAGCATGAATCCCGAACATTTTTGCAAATGTCCTATACGGTCTATTATGGAACGAGATGGAGTTTGCTATTCTTGTGCGTTTTGGATCAGACTATATGAAGAGAATAAGAATAATCCCAATTGGTTGATTATAGATGGAGAATCATGGATAGCTAATCCGTTTGTTCCCAATACAAACAACAAAACACGAAGATTCATGGGTATGGGAGGAAGAATGATGGAGGCTATTTCAAATGATGGGAGAAAAATCATTTCCAATGATTGGTGGCATCAAGGGAAAATCCCAGAAGAATTTAAGGATTTAATACCTGATAATGCCAAATGGGTAAAATGAGTTAAGAAGAAAATATGAAAGGTTATGACCGACAGAGAACTTCTCGAAGAAAACAATAAGATGTTAAAGGAAATTCTAAGTTTTGTGAGAAAAGTTGATTCTGCTGAATACAGGGATCATCAAGACTTTATGGAATTTCTCAGAAATGTGGCGGCCGATATATGGGTAGAATATACGGAGCCTGAACAAAGAAGTAAGTTGTTTAATTTAATAAATAAAGAAAAATGAAAACAGTTTTTGATTTAAGCAGAGATGAGATTGTGGCATTGACAGACGAAGACATAAGTCTGTATATAGACAAAGAGCTTGCTAATAAAGGTATTCCAATTGAAGCTAAAAACTGGAATATAAAGGACAAAAAAGAAATCGTGTATCCAAGAACGGGAGTTCCAGTATTTATGTTAAAAGATATCGGCATCGGTTTTAGAACCATAGAAGGTGCAACTGAGGTGGCTAATTTGCTTGTTAAATATAATGCATTTAAAATAAAATCAGGGTATCTGACAGGATCGTATGAACAGTTTTGGATCATAAAAGAAAGTGTTTGCCCGGCTATTAAAGGGGAAACAGGATATAGCGAGGAAGAGTTTGATAAGGTAAACAAGGAAAACAAAGATCCAGAATTGGAAAGTATAAATTCCTTCAATGATACTGTGAAAAAAGCCAATGAAATCAAAGACAGGGTATTGAAATACGTGTACAACATAAAACAAGAACGTTCATACAACAATGACCTGGTTGGTATCTTTGAAAGGTATAAAGATATAGCAGACGGTGACATGGAAGTAGCTATGAATTTTATTAAGGAAGCCTATCCATTCAATGAAGAAACAGAGTCGTTTATCAGAAAAAAGTTTGACATGCCTATACCGGACGAATCAAAAGAGCAGTAATTAAGCTAAATTAAATCATTTTGAATCTTTTTTATTATCAAAAGACATATCTTTGTCCAAAAAACAAACATAATGGAAGAAAAAGAGATAAAAGAAGCTATGATTGAAGCCCTGACGCATTTAGAGGGGTGTAAGTATTTCGTGGCTACGATAGTAAATGAAGAGGAAAGAAGATTTGATATGAGCCTAAGAATGTCACAGTATCAATTGGCGTTAGTTATAAAAGGCATCTTATCTAATAATGAAATGATGATGATGGACGTTTTGCAGTGGTGTTCTGAAAGACTTAAAAATAGTATAGAGAAAGGAAAGAAATCAACTAATTAAATATTAATACAATGAATCGCTGGTTTGAAATTACGGTAAAAGCCGAGATTGATAATATCGAGAACGGCAAAAAAAAGAAAGTAACTGAAAAGTATTTGGTAGATGCCTTATCTTATACAGAGGCAGAATCAAGATCTTTAGAGATTTTCAAGGATTTATTTAAAGTATTCGATATTGTTAAAATAAATCCTATTAAAGTGTCGGAAATCTTCTTCAACGGAGAGGCTGAGTACTGGTATAAGTGTAAGGTGAATTACATTACACTGAATGAAAAGAAAGGTAAGGAAAAGAAAACGCCATGCTATATGTATGTCCAGGCCGGCAATCCTAAAGACGCCGAAGCTGTGTTGACTAAAGGTATGCAGGGTACGTTGGGAGACTGGAATTGCGAGTCTATTGCAGAAACGAAAATCATTGAAGTGTTTAAATACGATCTGCAAAAAGGCGTAGAAAAATTGGGAGAAAAGAAAACTGATGAGTGATGTTGTTTCCCGTGTAGCACTTGCAATAGCAATTGTATTATTGGTAGTGGCAGGTGCTACTTTGCTGATAGTGATCAATACAGAAGAAGTGCCAAGATGGTTAATGAACTTACCATATACGTTGTCTTTAACGGCGGTATCCTTTTCAACTATATCACTTATATCGAGATATTATAAAGAGTTGACTCCGAAGAAAAAAGACAGAATTACATCCATTAAAAACAGCAGCAAGAAGAAAAAGTTAGAGAGCCCGGATTTATCCGGGTTTTTTCGTCTTATGCTGGAAGAGTTGAATACTATTCGAATGTCTATGACCGGTAAGGCTATTCATTTTCCTACAGTATGTAACGTCTGTCACATACTTCCGAAAAGGATATATAAGTCGGTTGCTACTTGCAGGGATAATATAGTTTTTCTTCATGAATCGGAGCATACGGTATTAGACATGTATCTTGACCGGATGGAATTTGATAAACTTGAAACAGAATTTCCTTTTGTGTGGAAGTATGCGGTAAAGAAGGTACTGGATATGGAAAGCAGAGGAATGATCAAGGAAAGAGGTAGGTTGATTATTGAAATAATTGATAGGTATGATAGAAGAAAAGATTAAAATATTAATAGATTTAGGGTTTGTACCTATGGTGGAAGGAGAAGGAAATACGTTGTTTAGAATGAACGACGTTGTGATGTCAGTATCAGATCCTAACCAAACACCAGAGCAGTTGAAGAAGGAGGTTATGTCTTTAATAAAGAACAGAGACATAGCAGAAAGAGGCGGACAGGTTCCAGTAGTTGAAGAGCCGGCGCCTGAGCCAGAGCCGGTCCAGAAGGAGGAACCGGAAGCTCAGGCGGAGGAAGCCGCTCCTAACCCTGGAGAAGAAGATTCGAATCCGTTTACAGAAAATCAGGAAACATTAGAGCCGTTTTATATCTGTGATGAGTTAAAGAAGATTGAGACCCCCAAATTCGTAAGATTGACATTAGACGATAATCGTTTTTATGTAAGAAAGATGGATGATGGGACGGCTAAGATATATGCTTCGGTAACAACTTTAATCAAAGATGGGTATGTAGATGATAAGACAGCACTTCAGGAATGGAAGCAAGAGATAAAGATGCTTGGTCGCAATCCAGAAGAGGTAGCGCAGTATGAAGCCGATAAGGGAACGATCATGCACTACTTATACGGATTGTACCTAACAGGTAGAGATATGGTCTTAAATCGAAGCTTTGTGGTTAAGACAGTGCAAGAAGGCAAGCTGAAGATATCTAAGAAAAATCTTGATCGGTTCTTTAATAGCATAGATGATCTTGACGATATGATTGTCAGGGTCATGAAGTTTGCCAAATTCTGTTCTGATTACAAGGTGAAACCGATGATGATAGAAAGAATCCTTTCTTTAGAGGATTACCTTGTAGCAACACCTATTGATGCGATGGTTAAAATGACATTCAAATACAAAGAAGAAGGTTATTTTGGAGCCGTGTATCAAAGGGCTACCGGACAGTTCAAAAAAGGTGATCCGAAGAAGGAAGTAAGAGAAGTGGAAAAAGAAGAAGTGGTCATTCTTGACTTTAAATCGGGAGGAATATGGGAATCATATGCATTCCAATTGGAAGCTGAAAGAAGAATGGTTAAAGCATGGTATGGCATTGATGCACGTATTATGAACTTTTCTCCAAAAAGCACGAGCAGTAAAGGATATACGCTGAAAGAATGGACAGAAGACAGTGTAGCACTTGAAAAGGCGGACTGTGTGTTCCAACAAGGTATGTTGAATCACCTTAGAAAAGATAAGAAGTTTAAAGTGAGAAAAGGAGTGCTGAATATCAATAAGCCGTACAATGAAGAGGATCATATTGTCGTATATGATATTGCTGAGGAAATGTCTAAAAGATTCGTAATATGAGTGATATTGTTATTCCTAAAGGAGATTATGTGGAAATCGTAAAACCGATATGTATCAATCCTTTTGGTAATTGTTTTATTAACATCAAAAGGGGTTCAAGATTAAGATTATCGAAAGATTTGAAAATAGGGGATAAGTATGCAATATGCATACTCACATCTTACGAGAAATATGGCAAGACTGTTAATGTGACAATGCCTATACTGGTTAGAAACACAAGAATAGTATGAAAAGAAAAATTAGAAGAACCGGGGAGATAATAGACGTAATCACCTTCAGTGGTTCAACTATAAGAAGCGACTATGACCAAATACAATTCTATGACAGCAACGGAAGTGTGATAAATGAGAGTTTAAATTATTATCTCGATACCCTTCCTGTGGATGATGAGAACAAAGATGTAGACTGGGAACAACGTAGATTCGATCTTGTTAAGGCTTATTCTATTGAGTTCATTAAAATGCAAGATAGAAAAGGAGAAATAGATTGCGGAGTATATATACCAGATGTGGTGTCATGGTCTATAACTATAGCGGATAGAATCATAGAAGCAATGAGAGGAGTTAAAAATGCTTGATTTCAGAAGATGCGAAAACGTACCCCGGTTTCAACTTGACCGCAGGCCCGGAAGGAGCCGGCTGAAGCTAACCTGCCCGGCTTGCGGAAAAAGCCGGTGCCTCACTCCTTATATTGATGTGGCAACAGGTCAGGTTGTTGGCAACGAGTTCGGAAGATGCGATCATGAACGGACTTGCGGTTACGATAAACGACCTACTGGTAAGGATGTAGGTGACAAAGATCTTTGGATTTCGGGAAACAAGTGTATAAGAGCTTATCGTCCTCCTGTAAATCCTGACGTTGTAAATTACATACCTTTTAGCGAGTTTGAGAGGACTGTGGTTCCAGACGACAGAAACACCGTATTTAGATTTTTATCGTCTCTATGGGGAAAAGAAAGGGTATCTGATGTATTCAGGAGGTATCATGTCGGAACAATGGACTTATGGGGATGGAAAGGGTGTTGTATATTCTGGCAGATAGACAAAGATTTTGTATGTAGAACCGGCAAGATCATGGACTTTTATATAAAGACCGACAGCCAGGGGAATGAGATTGATGTAAAAAGAGTGAAGGAAAAAGACGGTGACAATGAGCGACCTCATGTCATGTTTTATCACTCGTTGCATGCAAGAGACTTCTTGTTTAGACAATGCCTGTTCGGAGAGCATCTTTTAAGCCAGTATCCGGATAAGGTAGTTAATTTGGTGGAGTCAGAGAAGACGGCTATTATATGCGCCGTGAATAAACCGGATGAGTTATTTGTAGCTACCGGTGGGTTGCAGAACTTAAGACCGGAAGTGATAGATGTTTTAAAAGATAGAAAGACTGTAGCTTTTCCGGACAAAGGACAAGCATTTGACACATGGAGTAAAAAGATAGATGGGATGATGATGAAGTCAAGGATAAAAGTATCGGACTATCTTCAGAGTGTTGAGAATGTAGGGGACGGAGATGATGTGGCAGATTTGATAATTAATAACAAAGTAAAAGAGAAATATTATGAGCCTGGACGTTTATATTAAGAGCAAGAAGAAAGAAGAGGATCGTAAATGGGTTGCAAACATCACCCACAACATGAACAAGATGGCACAAAAAATATTCGTATCAGAAAACAAAGAAACACTATACGATTATGTTTGGAGACCGGAAGAATTGGGCAGGGAAATAGATACTAAGGAGATGGTGAAGATACTCACAAAAGGTATATATATTATGATCTCCAAGAGAAAGAGTCTTTTGAGATACGAACCAGAAAACGGATGGGGGTCTTATGATTCATTTCTTAAGTTTCTTATCGAATACAAAGAGGCATGTGAAGATAATCCAGGGTGTGTAATTGAAGCAAGCAGATAATATGGAAAATTACAAAAACACTTTAAATGAGGTAGTGGTGATCGAATCGTCACCAGAAACGTATTTTGTTTACGCTATTCGTAATGCTATTCGTATCTCTAAATGTGCATATCCGACAGCCAAGAAAGTAATTTTCAAAAGAGAGGACGTAGAGGTAGAGATTTCGGAAATGGAAACTGAAAGCAGTTTGTATGAAAAGTTTAAAGAAAAACAAAAGAATAGGGTATGGAACTTAATGAGCGCCAACAACGGGTTTTAAGAGGCGAAATTTGTCCTTATTGCGGAAAAGAAACCGAGCTGGTCAATGCCGATAAAATATATAACAGAAAAGGATTAGGGATGGTTATGATGTGTAAACCATGCAATGCTTATGTCGGTGTTCATGAATCAGGGCCGAATAAGGGAAAAGCTAAAGGCCGGCTTGCGGGGCCATCACTGAGGTCTCTTAAGATAAGAGTCCATGCCGAACTTGACAGACTATGGTCTACGCCGGAGGAACGGGAAAGGATGTATAAAGATTTATCTGAATTTCTCTCTATACCGGAAGAGTACACACATATAGGTATGTTCGGAGAGAAGACGATGGGGAAAATCTTTCAGTTCTGTCATGTAAACAAAGAGCGATCAGGTTCGAGAATAGAATGGCATAAGCCTGGAGATAAGTGCCCTAATAAGAACAACCAAATAGTGTCAGGCAGTAGCGCATGCAGAGGATGTCCTGAGTATCTTCATGATGAGAAAGACGGGTATGTCTGGTGTGATCCCGACATGAGCTACGGTAGGTTGAAATAGGGCGCGAATTGCCTATCTTTGTGCTATTATTAATCAAAAAAAATATAAGCACATGGGCAGATCAACAGAGTACTACAGGACTCATCCCGAAGCCAGGAAGAAAAAGGCTAAAAAGGACAAGGAGATAAATGCCAGACCGGAACAGAAAGCCAAACGCCGAGAGCTTGGTCGTAAAAACTACGAAACGGACAAGAAGAAGGGCAAGGGCTGGAGGAAAGGCAAGGATTGTTCTCATACCAAGAACGGTCTTAGGTATAAATCAGTAAAAGCTAATAGGGGATCCAAATCGGATACAAAAGGTGACAAAAATGCACGAGGAGATAGCAAATAAGATAGATATAAGAAGGATATTCAAGACCTCTAAACAGGTTATGGAGGAGGCGTATGAGAATATCTTGAAATACAGGCGGGGAGAGCTTATCCCCGCTAAAACCGGATACGATTATATTGATGAGGCTTTGCTTGGAGGTATTTTCCCTCAGCATGCTATTGCCATAGGAGCTCGGCCATCTGTGGGTAAATCGTATGTGGCCCAAAAGATATTGGAAAATGTGATGAATCCGATGATCAACCCGCAAGCAGAAGATTATTTTCTTGTCAATTGCGAGTTCGAAATGAATCCTCAAGATCTTCTTCTTCGCAGAATGAGCCAGGATATGAAAAAACGGGCTCCTGAAATATTAAGAAGGCAAGATTCTAATACAGTAGAAGAGATGAGGATGTTTGAAATCCTTCAAGGTGAAATTAGAAATAATATAATATACATCGATGCTCCGTGTACGGTAAAAGAGTTTGAGGCGGCTGTGTATCATATAGCTACCAAACACAAAGACAAACGTCTTATAATATTTAAAGTCGATCATATTGCTTTGATAAAAAGAATGGGATTAGATCCTAAGTCGGCTATAGATGATTTGGTGGCGGTTATGAACGAGGCTAAATTAGTATATAAAAACATATTTTTCCTCATCATATCCCAATTCAACAGAGAGATAGAAGGAAGGATAAAAAGCCCTCAAGAGCAGCCTCCCCGTCTTTCTGACTTTTATCAGTCTGATACGCTGGGGCAACTATGTACGTTAATGATAGGTTTGCATAATCCTCGCAGATACGGGCTGGACAAGTATATGATATTTGGGAAAGACTGGTATCAGACTCTTGACCGGTTTAAAACTGAAAACAAAACATCATTCAGGACAGCCGGACTGGTGTTTCATCATATACTGAAGGTAAGGCAAGTTAGTATGGAAGAGCTTACTAATACAATCCACCCAGAGATCCTGCCGGGGCATGGATGGATGTACGGGGAGGGAGGGACGAAGTTCGTGAACCCCAACCAGCCGCCGACGCCGCCCAAGCTCTATACTGTGGAAGACGTTACGAACAATCAAGATCAAGAGCAAGAGGTAAAGGAAGAACAGTCAGTATATTAAAAAAAAAGAAACGTATGAGACTTACCGTAGAAGAAAACGAATACCTGATAAGTAAGTTCCTTTTGGTTCTTACTGAGTTCGCAGGGGATGAAAGAGAGATGTTTTTAATCAACTCCATACATGATAAAGCAGTAGCGGATATGAATTATCGTCTTCCGTCTTTAATAAGCAGAGAACGCAAAAGACGAGTCATTGAGCTTCTTAAAGAAGGGACCAGAATAATCAAAGACTTTTCTGGTTATGCAGGTGATATGGGTATGATTAACGAATACGATCGTCTAAAGAAAGAAATAGGTACCGTCCAAGACCAGCTTGGTGACGTAGAAGGTCAACTTCGGGCAGCAGGAGAAGTTATTAAAAAAGAACTTGATATGATTGCTGACCGGATCAAAGAAGACCTTCTCGACCGAGAGCTGGCTAAAAGTAATGCCGAGGCTGAAAGAAAAGCCAAAGTGGATCCGAGATACGAAGTAGCTTTAGGTGATTACAAGGAGATGCTGGAAGTTATTTTTACAACCAGAAACAAGTATTCTACGGTAGATTCTGTACATGACGATCTTCGACAGTCGGTATCTACCGGTAGAAATTCGATTATCAAAGAAGGGTACAACAGTTAAAAACAAGGAGGAAATATGGAAAAGAAGGAATTTAAAGTAGGAGAAGTGTTTGATGCCGGACTTGTGAGATTAAAATGTGTGGAACCTACGGCGCCAAATGCAGGATGTGAAGGATGTATATTCAATTACTTTACATGCGGGGCAGTGGATGTGATTGCAGGTCCGTGTAGTCACGCGGAGAGGGAGGATAATAGAGATGTTATTTTCATTAAAGCTGATTAGGAATGTACATCAATTTCAGACAACTTACAGCATCAGACATGACTCCTAATGATCTCGCTAATCTTCTTGCCATAAGACAGAAGGATGCGGTTATGATCGAAGCCATACCGGAAGAAGACGCTGGAAGATATATAGAGCTTGGCCTGGTTGAGAAATTAAAATCAGGCGTGATGAGATTAACCAACAAAGGAACGTCTTTTGTGAATTATATAGAGACACCGGAAATGACGGACGAGGTTCTGGAAACGTTGAAGATTATGATAGGAATGTACGAATCATATTCAAAAGACATAGGTGTCAGCAGAAAAGAAGCGGAATCCAGATTGTGTTGGTTTATGGGTAATACTTCATTTAAGAAAGAGGTCATACTTCAAGTAACGGAATCTTATATAGCAGAGTCAGGAGATTACACAATGAGCTTATGTAACTTCATATGGAAACCGCCTTCTCAGGCTTTTTCAGTCCATATGAACCTTAAAAACTCAAAGCTCTTTGACCTAATAGCTGAAAAATTTAAGATCGCTACCGAGCCTTATTTGGAGCCTAAGAAGAATAAGGAAATGGATTGGTTGTTTGCCGTATCTAAATTGCCTACGCCGCCGGCTAAAGGCAATCCGGATTATTTGTTTACCGGAAGTTCGGAAACAGACAAAGAGAGGTTGAAAAACATAAAAACGTATTTATTTAACAAAATTAGAAAGCAATGGAAAAAGTAAGAATTAGAAAGATAATAGAGGATATAATTATTACTCAGTTTCTTAATTCGGAAATGGATATAGTTCATGAAGAAGATGTGTCGTTTAAAGAACTTGGATTAGATTCTATTGATCGAATTGAGCTTGATGCGATGGTGGAACAAAAATTCAATATCGTTATTATTGATTATGATACAGAATCCATCAAAGATATGACTGATCTTGTTTACAAAATAATAACAGAAGGATATGGGAAATGATATAATTTTATGCATGGCTTTAATAGCGTCATTTGCTTTTGTTATACAGTTTTTATTGTCGATATTAGGATCTGATCTGGATACGGATATTGACATTGATAACGCTTCTGATTTAAGCATGTCTTTGTCGGACATCATATCATTCAAAGGCATAACACATTTTATTCTTGGATATAGCTGGACTACGTACTTTTCGGGTTCCCATTTAGTAGGGATCGTAATAGGGTCATTTTTCTTTATCGTTTTGTTTTACGTATATAAGTTACTTCTTAAGTTAAAACAAGAAATGGTGTACGAATGTCCGGAAGATTTAAATGGCAGAGAGGCGGAGATAGTATTTAGATCAGGTAAGAATCATTATATGGTAAATATTTCGAAAAATGGAAGACAGGAACAGATGAGAGTGAGGTGCTTGTCTGGAAAAAATTACAAAAACGGTGACAAGGTGAATATAAAATACGAAGAAGGAGAATTAAGTATCTAATTTTTTTTATCAACAATTAAATTTTAAAAGTTATGACAACAATCATGTACGTGTCAGCTATCTTAGCTGTAGTGATTATTTTGACAATCATCGGAGTCTTATCAAGGTATCGTAGATGTAAGCCTAATCAGGTCTTGGTCGTTTATGGTAAGACAGGTGGGGAAAAGAAATCGGCGAAATTATATCATGGTGGAGCGGCATTTGTCTTGCCTATTATTCAAAGCTATGATGTTTTGTCAATGGAGCCTATGCAAATAGATTGCAAGCTTACCGGTGCTTTGTCATCTCAGAATATTAGAGTAGATGTTCCTACGACTATTACAGTAGCTATCAGTACAAATCCAGAGATCATGCAAAATGCGGCAGAAAGACTTTTGGGAATGGATACCGAATCTACTGAAAATCTTATTACGGACATCGTTTACGGTCAGATGCGTTTGATTATTGCTGAAATGACAATCGAAAAACTTAATTCTGACAGGGATGAGTTTTTGGATAAGGCAAGAAAGAACATTGATAACGAGCTTAACAAGTTAGGTCTTTACCTCCTGAACATCAACATCAGTGACATTAGAGACGAAGCCGGTTATATTATGAACCTTGGTAAGGAGGCTGAAAGTAGGGCTCTGAACGAAGCACAGGCTAATATCGAAGAACAGGAGAAGCTGGGGGCTATTAAGATTGCTGTACAGCAGAAGGAGAAAGAAACGGCTGTGGCTAATACCAAAAAAGAACAAGAGATTCAAATTGCTTGTACTGAAAAAGAAAAGGAAACAATAGTAGCTGAAACGAAGAAAGAAAAAGAAATAGCTTTGGCTTTAACCGATAAAGAAAAACAGATTGGTGTAGCTCAAGCAGATAGAGACAGGGCTGCGGTTATCGCAAAAACTTTAACCGACAAGGAATCGGCGATCGTAAGATCTAAGGCAGAACTTGAAGTAAATAAAGCCGAGGCTGAAAGGATGGAAGAAGTCGGAAAGAATAAGGCTGAAGCTGACAAGGAAGCAGCTATAGCAATACAAGACTCTGAAGCTCAGATTAAGAAGGCTGAGGCTGAGAAAAATGCGTCTATAGGATACAACAATGCCCAGAAGGAGGTTGCTGTGTCAGTATCAGAACTACAGATTATCAAAGCTCAATCAGAGAAGAAGGCCGGAGAAGAAAAAGTTAAATCGGAAGCGGCTGTAAAAACGGCAAAAGAGCTTGCCGACAAAGAAGTGGAAGAAGCTAAGGCTAAGAAAGTTCAGGCTGCGCTTAAGGCTGAAAAGATTGTGCCGGCTGAAACCCAGAAGGAAGAGGCTATCTTGCAAGCTGATGCCGAGGCCGAGAAGATCAAACGCCGGGCTGAGGCTGAGGCAGCAGCACATTTGGCAAAAGCTGAGGCAGAGGCAAAAGCTATTCAGATGAAGCTGGAGGCAGAAGCCGAAGGTAAGAAAAAGTCGTTAATGGCAGAAGCCGACGGATTTAAGGCTATGGTGGAAGCAGCAGAATCCAATCCTCAGATCGCCATCCAGTACAAGATGGTTAATCAGTGGAAAGAAATTGCCGGAGAACAGGTTAAGGCATTTGAGCACATTAACCTCGGAAATATCACGGTATTTGACGGCGGTCAGAACAGTACCGGTAATTTCCTTAACAATGTTGTTAAGACCGTCGCTCCGGCATTGGGAGTCATTGATCAGCTTCCGATTGCAGATACTTTAAAGAAATTAAAAGGAGATGACAAAAAATAAATACAATGGCCCAAGGTTACACTTGGGCCTAATTGAAGAAATAAAAGCAGCATTCATAGATTTCCTGCCGGCAGGAACAGTGCTTTACTAATTACGATATTTTTAACATGGATTTTGGACAAGATTTAGAACCAGAAGAACTGACCAAGCATTATGATCAGTGTTATGGAATTGATTTTGAAACAGAAGAAGAGGAGGATGAAGAGTATGACCGATGAGGAATTTGCATTAGATAATAAGAAAAAGGTTGTTGTAAGAAAAAGAATATCTTATTTAAACAAAGGGGATAAAGTGTGGATCGTGTCTTCCGACGGGTATCTGCTACACACGGACGTAGTTAGAGCCGAACGCGGACGGTCTTATGTGGATATAGATGGGATTCTGTATTGGAAGCGAGGATTAGATGGCAAGCATCGTAATCGTAATAACTACATGCAGTTTGCCATGACACCAGAAGACGGTAAGAAGTATGTCGTATATTACCCGGAAGGATTTAAAGACAATGACTTATGATGGTCCCGGAAACGCATTTGCTATATAAGGAGTTTAATGGTGTAAAACGTCTTGCCATATCTTATTCCCAGATAGATACGTTTCTTACCTGTCCAATGAAATGGTATAAGACTTACGTAGAGGGCAAAAGGTCTACGGAAAAACAAGAAGCTACGTCTTATGGTACGGTTATCCATAAGACACTGGAATACTTTTTTAAGAACGGAAGACAGCCTTCTGGTAAAGACCTTGGAGAAGCAATAAGTTACTATGCTTACCAGGAAGACATACCTTGGCAATCACCGGAAAATATGATGATAGCCATGAAGCAATCTGGAGAGCTTCTTGCTTGGATTGTAGATCTATTTAAAAAAGACGGGAATAGGTTTATGATAGCTGATAGTGATCTTAATCCCTGTGAGAAACTCATCAGACACGGTGCCATAATAGGAGTCGAAGAGGATTTTGTGCTACCGTACCGTCTTCCTAAGCCTGTTAACATAAATGGAGTAATTCATACTCATGTGTACATAGTAGGATCGGTAGACCTTCATCTGGCTATAAAAAGCAAGAACGTAGTTCACCATTATGTCATAGATTGGAAATCAGGTAATAAGGTTTTTGATTCTAAGAAGTTGGAAACGAATTTACAGCATCCTATATATTCATTTTACATCTATAGAAAATATGGTGGAGTTCTGCCAGATATGAACATCTATTTCTTTACCAGGACCAGGCAGTACCAAAAGGTTAAGGTGGATGAGGAACGTAAAACAAAATCTATAGAGATGCTAAATGACACTTTGTCTAAAATGTATGATTTTGAAGATAATAGTGTAAAATCATTTCAAGCGTACATCCAGGGAGCAGAAGGAGCCAGGTATAGCAAGCGGCGTGCCACCCTAAGCCAGCCTGTTTCGCAAAACAAGCTACCCTGCCCGTCAGCACTGTGTTACTATTGTGACTTTGGATTACATAACAAAAACGAATGCCCTTTCTCTTCGGATTGGGATCCGTCTAAAAAGATAAAACGATGAAATACGAGGACGTTCAAAAGTTAAGAACAAAATACCGGCAAGATCCGGAAGTTATAAACTTGACATACATGAGAGACGTTGCTGTACGATGCGGGAATTTCAAGAAAGCGTTTGAGCTTCAGGAGAAGCTGGAGGATATATGGTTTAACTACTTAAAAGAGGTCCAATGAAAGAAGCATTGATAGCAGGAGCAGCGGTCTTTTTATTATCATACCTGTTTGTAACGATTCTTATAAAAATAAGCAGGGCAATAGATCGGTATAAGATGAAGAAGAAGACCGACAAAATAAAAGTTGGTCAAAGATACGAACACAAAGGCTACTTCATGGATCCATTTGAAAGAGGCAAGCATGTGATTAAGATATTGGACATAAAGGAAGGGTACGCTCTGTACGAGTACGGAAAAAGCCCAAGTTTGTTATTTTCTATGGAGCTTGAAGATATTGTTAAAAAATATATTTTAATTACTGATGTTAAACACAAGTAAGTCATGAAAAAAGAAGTTACAACCAAGGAAGATATGGCTACGTTTTATAAAAATGCAGGAAAGGAACTATGGATTTATAACGGACTTTTCAGAAACAAGGTATTGTCTATAAAAAAAGATAAAGCCATTATCATGTGTGAAACTGATGCTGAATATGCTGTACTGATAGAAGATAATCAGTTTATTGCCGTAGCAAAAAACATGGATTATGATTACTGCTGCGCATTCACATTAGGTAATGCCGAGGCTTATGGGGATCGTATGGGCATATCGTGCAGTGTATGCTTGCTTGAAGATAACGAAGATAAAGCAAGGGAGATGTTGAAAGAGGCGATAATAGAACTTTCAAAAAATAGTAAAATAGATTGCGATGGGCTTTGAACTTAGACCTTACCAAAAAGAAGCAGTAGATGCCGGGCTTAAGTTTCTCACGGGAAGATCTAAAAAGCCTGGCATAATAGTAGCCCCATGCGGAGCGGGTAAGAGCCTTCTGATATCCAAGATAGCGCATGAGATAAATAGACCGACGTTAGTATTGCAGCCCTCGAAAGAGATTCTGGAGCAGAATTATGCTAAGGCTGTATCGTTTGGCTCCGAACCTACTATATACTCTGCCTCATGTGGCGTAAAGGAATTATCGGCTATGACTTATGCTACACTTAAAAGCATAAAGAAAGACGTAGCAAGGTTGAAAGATATAGGGATAGACACCTTATTGGTGGACGAATGCCACTCGGGGTATTCCCCTGAGGAAGGTTCTGAATTTATGGAATTTATGAGCGAATTTCCACAGGCAAAGGTGCTGGGATTCACCGCCACCCCCTGCCGCCTCAGAGCCTACAGTTCCATGCTGGAAGGAAACTATAGCAAACTTAATATGCTGACAAAAGACGAGCATAACTTCTTCAAGAAGTTAGTTCATGTAATACAAATACAAGAGCTAACTTCTCAAGGTTTTTGGTGTCCACTTAAGTACGAACGATGGTCATTTGATGAATCGGCTCTGATGTTAAACAGTACCGGAGCCGAATATACCAACGAATCTATTAAAGAAAGCATCGTACGAAATGGCTTAAACAACTCTATCTACAAGCGTCTTCTTCAGCTTATGAACGAGCGTAAAGCCATTTTGGTTTGTATGGATTCTATCGAATCATGTAATAGAATATCAGAGTTTATGAATGCCAAAATGGGAGCCATAACAGGTGTCGTAACATCGCTAACAACCAAAAAGAAAAGAGAGCAAATCATATCAGATTTCAAAGAAGGTAAGTTGAAGGTGGTTTTTAATTATTCAACGCTTGCTACCGGATTTGATTTTCCTGAACTTGATTGTGTGATGTTTGGTCGCCCAACGTTCTCATATTCAACATATTACCAAATATTAGGCCGCGCCGTCCGCATCCATCCTGACAAGAAAGAGGCGCTGATAGTTGATTGCTGCGACAACATGAGGCGTTTCGGTCGGATAGAAGACTTGACAATCGAGCAATTCCCTTCTAAGGGCTGGTGTATGTTTGCCGGAGATCAACTTCTGTCCAATATAAGGATGGGTGATATTATTACCAAAGACGAGATCCTTCGCCGGGCAGCCTCGCTTAAATCTGTGAATGGAGATGGTAGGAGAGAAGACGATCTTGACAGTATAATAATGTGGTTTGGAAAATATGAAGGAATTAGATTCAAGGACATACCGGTGTCGTATTTTAGGTTCTTGGCTGAGAATATGGCAGTAAAACCAGGAGATAGAAAAGAAAAGATTATCGAATATTATAATAGGATAAAGGCATGAACAACAAGAGAAGAAAAAAAATATCGGATGTTATTAACAATGTAAATAAGTATAAAACGGATTTTGAATACATCAAATCAAAGTTGTCAGAGTTAAAGCACAACATAAATTCAGCCAAAGATGATGTTGATATGATTTTAGACGAAGAGACTGAGGCGAGAGATAATATACCTGAATCGTTACAAGACTCAGAAAGATATTGGGAATCAGATCAGGCTGTAACTTATATGGAGGAGGTGGTTGATGACATGGAAGGTATTATAAATGATTTAGATGATGTGATTTCAACCATAGATGGGAGCATTAAAACTATAAATGGTTCTATTAAAGTAAATTTGGAAGGAATAATATAAATGGAAACAAATGAATTAAGGGAAATACTTAAATTGTATGGTCTTCAACATGATGTTGTTATCAACAAGAGTTCAAGAAGGTATTCTATTATCTTAGATAATAACATAATAGGAACCAATCACGACAAAGAGAGGGTGGTTGTGTTCCGTCCTATACCGGAAGGAAAAAACACATTCTGCATGGAGCGAGATAGGTTCTACACGGAGTTTGAAGAAGCTTTTGATGACGATAAAGCCATAGAAGCTGTAAGACAATATTTTGAAAACAACAAAAATGGAAGGTTATGAACGAAAACGAAGTATTTAGATTAAAGGGCAGAATAGCCATATCCAACCTATCACGTGAGGACAAGGACATGATAAATAGCATCCTTGATGGTGTCAACAAAAAGGATGAAGATGAAAAAGGGTATGTCTATACCGTGAGAGTAAAACTAAACAACGGAAGTCTTGCACATGCTACTTTATTTTTTAAAAGCAATACAGGCCCTACATTTGAAGACTTAAAGAAGGAGCTTGATGACATGGGAATTAAAGATGATGATTATAGCGATAGCGGCATAATTATCATTAACCGCATTGTTATGAGCGGAGAAGAATTTGATCGCTTTGTAAAAAAAGAGTGATGGACTATATTGATTAAAGCAACGATAAAACAATGAAAAAGATGGACAATATTATTATCCCGAAGGGGACAAATGTGGTTATTAACAAAGATGTTTATGCTTATAAAACGTTAGTAGCCAAAAAAGGGCTTAAGGTTGTGTGTGAAAAAGATATCAAAAAAGGAGATAAGGAGGCCACGCTGTCGTATGAAGGTCGTATGGAGATCGATATACCAGTTGATTATATACTAAAGAATGATGATGTCCTTTTCAAAGAAGGAGAATTGCTTTTTGTTAAAAAAGATTATTCTTTTAAAGATGATATTGTTCCTGGGGGAGCTATGGTCGAATTGGCAAAAGAGGTCTACAATGTAGATGTTATGGCTGTCATATACTACGAAGGGAAACAGTTTAGCATACCCTTGGATTTGTTAGAACCTGTTAGTTCAAAAAAAGACAATAATAAAAAAGAAGGGGAATCGGTGAAGAATGACATCATTGACGATAAACTACGATGGGATTTGCTTCCGATGGAAGAGATTGAAGACATTGTAAAAGTCTATCATGCCGGAGCCAAGAAATATGGGCCTAATACTTGGCAGGATCTTGACGACGGCTTTGAACGGTACCGTGCGGCGACGTTTCGACACATGATGGCGTACCTGAAAGGAGAGAGAATGGATAAAGAGACGAACGTACACCATTTAGCTGCGGTCGCATGGAATGTGATAACTATGTTGTGGTATGATAAACACGGAAAAGGATTAATACCATTAAATAAGGAGGAAAAGAAATGACAAAAGAACAAATGAATCAACTGTTAGACGACGAGCTTGATGCAATGAACAAACATAGAAGTAATATTGAAAGAATTAAAAAGGAATATTTCGATTCTGTTTATGGGTTAAAGAAGGGAGATAAAGTGAGTGTTCTTTACAAACGTTCGAAAGAGCCTCTTGTTGGTTTCTTTAAGAACGTGCAAATCACGAATACTGGAACAGTTATATTTACAATCCAGAAAGCTAATAAAGAAGGAAGACCTGGAAGAGGATCTTATTTGGTGTATGAAGACGATTTGAGCGAAATCAAAAAAGTAGAATAACATGATTAGAGCAAGATTTTACATTAGAAAGGATGACTGTGATAATGATTACCGTCCAGTCAAATGGCCTATAAAACATCCATATTGGTGTAGTGCAGAATCCAGTAATTCATTTGTATTGGTGGCGTATGCTGAAGATGAAGACAGCATAAAAGAACTGTGGCCGGAGGCGTATGATATTAATGTCTTAGAAAAAGATACCGAGATTAGATTTACATTAAGATTTCCTAAACCGGAATGGTATGAATTGTACGAAAGGGAATTAGAAGAATGTGACAGGTTTATATGGATTACAGATGCGTGCATGAGAGACGGTGTAATAAGAAAAGTAAAAGCTAAAATAGAAGATTATGGTGGTCTTTTGTTAGCCGACATTCCTGATAGGATCACTCCTTATGAAATAGGAAGGGATGCTTTTGAGAGCAAAGAAGAAGCTTTAAAACATGCAGAGGAACGGAGAACGCACCTGATCGAGTCAATTAAGAAACAATTGAATGAACTTGAAAATCTAAAATTCGAATGTGATGATTAACTACGCAGCAAAAGCCAGGAAGGCTTATTTGATAAACAATTTCGATAAGATTCTTAACAGTCTTAACACGCTTCATTCAACGGTTGAGACTATGACGTTGTTCGTAAACGACCAGGCTTATAATTACATTCTTAAGCTGAAAGAAGTGGTTAAGGGCGGTCCTATGTACAGACATAATGTCAAACGATTCTTGAATGATATGGATAAGGAGATAAGGAAATACAATGCTTCTATCTACTACATAAATAAAGAGCGTAGTGAGGTTATAGCTGATATAACACAAGTTATGGAAGACTGTCTCATGCCATACATAGACGACCTGGCCGGCGCTATAAAGGCAGCCGTGTGGTCGAGGGGTGTGTCCGAGGAGCGGACGGAAGCGGCGGTACTGTCCCTAATCGTATCCTCCTTGGCCACGACATCAGGCAGATTTATCTCAGGTGGATACCAGATCATGAAAGAAATGGGTGGAGGCTTGGGTGGTAATCCATTTACGTTTATGAGCATTGATAAGATAAGACACTTATCTACATCATTATCTGATGCTATTACCGGTGGAGAAATAGCTCTTGAAGAAAAAGAAGCCAATGACATAACTAAGGCAATGGATGTTTTTATTGAGAAAATGTCTGATTCGGATATTGTTGACAAGGTGATCAGCATACTCGAAGAGGCAGAATCTAAAAACAAGGAGGAACGATCGTGAATTATTTGGATGGGTACGTGAAAGAAGTTCTTTCTGAGCCGTACTATGATGATTACGGCTCTGGGATTTTTAGGTGGTGGGTGGAAGTGTCTTACGTTTGTGAAGGAATAGGAGCTGTCACTACCTTAATGTTTGATACGAGAGAAGAAGCGGAAGCTGTAAAACCAGGTTACAAATTTTTATGCTGAAAATAATATGAGGTATTTTGTTTTATTGATGGCACTTGTGTTATCATCATGTTCGCATGATGATAATCAGGTTAATGACGGATGGGTTATATATGATCTATCTCCTTTAAATGGTGAACGTGTGATATATACCGATTATTATTGAAAGTGTTTGTAAACACGTTTAACAAACAAATAAAGGATTTTCTTTGTTTTAGAAAAACAAAAGGGTATTTTTGTCATCAAAAAAATAGAAAAATGGAAACGAGCCGAAAACTTCAAAAGATAGACTCATTAGTCTTATGTGAATATATTGTTAAGCATTATGGCTCTATGTCTCACTTAAAATTGCAAAAATTGTTGTTTTATTGTGACGCATACCATCTTGCTTACTTTGGTACAGAATTGGTTTCTGATAAATTTCAAGCGTGGGTTCATGGGCCGGTTAGCCGTAAAGTGTACGACAGTTTAAAAGACAAATCAATTTTATACTCAGAATTGTCCTATAGTTATGCTCCCGGTGATATAGATGTTGACGCTGAGTTTGCCAAATTAACAACAGACCAGAAAGATTTAGTGAGTACTGTTTTGGAAAATCTTTCAGAATGGAATCAGTTTCAGCTTGAAACAGCAATACATAGAGAGTTGCCTTGGATACAAGCGCGTGTAGGTTATGGCCCAGCTGATAGATGCGAAGTTTATATCTCCAAAGAAACAACAATGAAGTTTTATAAATCAGAGTTAAATGCCTAAATCTTTTCAGAAAAAAAAATAAAGAGTCTTTTATTGATTCAGTGGATACCAAGGGGAATACAATATCGGAGATTCTGTTAAGATCGTAAAAGTGAAATAATATGGAAAATAATTTAAAACTCGTATGTCCAAAATGTGGCACCCCTCACCAGCCTCATTCTCCGCACACGATGGATGCAGATGGATTTGAAAGGTGTGAGATAAGAACTGTTATGGAAGACAGGGGATGGTGCTACGAATGTTCTTTTTGGCAAAACTTGTACGACAAGCACAAAGACGATCCTGGATGGGTTAGGATAGACGGTGTAAGCTGGGTGCTTAAGCCTATGGTGGAAAACGTACCGAGCGGATGGAACAGCCTTGGATGTGGTGGAAGAAAGATGTATATCAATATCGAAGGGAAAGGCATTGTTGTATCAAATAACTGCTGGTGTCAAGGTGATGTTTCGGACGCATTCAAGGATCTTATGCCTGATAATGCTACTTGGGCTACGAAGGAGGAATTTGACAAAGCTCCTGTAGTAGGATATATTGTAGAAGGTATTGGTTTAGTTTTCACAGATAGGGAAGGTCATGAAGTTAATGCTTAGAAACTTGTTTCATATTCCTCTTAGAATAGTTGAAAGGAAATTAACTAATGGGGAAGTAGAATATTGGTGCCAATATCAAAACATTTTTGGGAAATGGAAAAACAGGATAAAATACGATATGTTTGGCATGTCGTGTTATGCTGTTTTTTATTCATTCGAAGATGCGTATGAATTTAATTATGGTAAGAACAAAGAAGAAAAGGTAAAGGTAGTGGACTCTTGTTACAAGAAACGGTTTTAATAATTATGGCACCAATAGTTCTTGGTGCCATAATTATTTTTTTATTTGAACTCATATCGCAATTGTTTGGTTATAGTATTATTATATACAGGGTTATATCTATCAGAAGGATCTATTAGATACAGGTTTACGTCAGCTTTAAATACTATGTAGCTATCATCTTGTATATTAGACTGAATATGTATTATAGAAACAGTGTTTAACGATACTGTATTATTAAGTCTACCTTCTATATTGACATTGCTATCAACAACCCCCAGATTCCATTTTGAATCATCCTTGTAAAGAGCTTTATAGGTAGGGCTGCCAGGTGTCCCTTCATCTGTCTCCTCTTTTATTTCGTAGGTGTAATTCAGGTTATATAATCCAGGAACAACATTGTAAATAGACTCTGGAGCGTGATTATGATAAACTTTATATTTTTTGTAAGTAATAGGAGTAGAAACAAGAACAAAGTTAATGACAGGCAAACTAACGTGTAGAATATTATAATCATTTCCATTTTGTGGAGAAACAATTATAGCTATTTTATCTAATCCTTGAATATCTGTACTATTTTCAGTATATGTATCTATCAATTCTCTATTATCAGAGGGCAATCCCCCTGAGATACTAATAGAAGAGATGATTGGTTTTGGAGTAACGTAAATCAAAGGACTGGAGCTTACGACACCTACATTTTTTCCATCTACGAATATGGTTCCGCCTATACAGTTGCTATTTATTACATATTCGTATAGCTTAATATCATTTTCGTATCTTCTTCTCATAATTTCATAAAATTAATTCAGTAAAAGGACGGACATAATGTGAACTGCCCCTTGAACCTGTATCCAAATGATCTCCTTGGATGTTTATATCATAATACCACGAATAGGTAAATTTTTCATTTCGAGTGGATGTCCACATTCTATTACTCATTATCGTACCTCCTACCATTAAAAGGCATTCGTTTATTTCATTAGCATACAATGATATCAAAAAAAACTCTCCGGCGCCACCTACATATCCATTTTGACCATTTTTAAATAAATAGCTATTAGCTTTATTAAAAGCGTAATCTGTATTACTGGTATCATATTCAAGATACGCATTCTGATTTTCACGCCCCCAATAATCCTTTTTAATAGTTCCAATATGAGAACTATCTTGTGCAAATATATTGTCTATTTCTCCATCCTTACCCCAACGAAATGTGCCAATATATTCGGTGGCTATAACAAAACACACTTTATCTACAAGAGCTATTCCATTGCATAGATCATTGGAATATCCTTTATTAGACCAATTTTCTTTTGTATATAATCCTCCATCTACATGTTGGATGTATATGCCTTTATTGATTATAAGCGAGGGATTTACCCCCATCCCTATTTGAAATCTTCGTCTCATGATTTTTGTTTGCAAGATAGCAATAATTGACAACATAAAAGAAACCGGTTCCCTATCATCTCTGACTGAGAACCGGTAAGAAAACAATTTCAGAAAAAATAAACCTACATAATCTTTCAAGTAAGAACAAAAAACGTACAATCTACTCTTTGACGATGCTAATATAGCATATTGGAATCATACCAAAACAATGCAAGTCCGATATTCTTCGTCTACTTGTAGCTCACATCATCGTCTCCTTCTGAATCAGGAGTGGCACCGATGAAAAACATCATTGACTTGTTGTTCGTCTGCTGCCACCAGTTATAGGCACGTGCTACGTCTTCCGGCGTCTTAATGTTATACCATTGTTTGATAAACGTCTGTTTAGCGAGTTGTCTAAATAACTTAGACTCACCTTTATATGTACCAGATGTTACTTTATCAAGTGAGTAGTTCCTGAGATCGGTGAGATCCTTCAGTTTCCGTCCCATGACAAATGGGTCATTAATGATATCCACCACATTAAGCTCCATAATAAACGGCATCTGTGAAGCTATTTCATTTATGGTTCTAAATCCTACATAAGATCCGAATTGAGTAAGCCAGCTTTCCTCGTTTTCATCATCATCACGCCATCCGGCAAGAAGCATAGATACGGCCTGCATGATAAGGAACGTGCCGGCATAGACACTGAGACGTTTGAGATTGGTTTTCTCTACCTCATTCATATTGTCTTTATTTTCGTTCCAGGCATCTATGATGTTTTTCATACCAGACTCGGAAGCTAAGCTAAATGTTTTGGCTATCATATTCTTTAACGTAATTGACAACCCTTCCTCTTCTTGCATTGTCTGGAAATTGAAGCCACGTCTTTTCCACAGACGTTGAGCCGCCAGCACCAACCATCCTCGGTGGGCGGTCATGAACCTGGCTATCCAGTTGCGCGATGCGGCAGTTCGGTTTTCTTCATTCAAAGATCCGTTACATATCTGAGACAGGCTACGAACCTGATTTCGGGTTATAGCCATCTGAGTTTCAACCTCCTCAACAGTAACACCCGATCCGGGCTTTACAACCACCTTTCCATCCACGACATCTACCATACTCCATAAAGTACGATCTTTTAATGCGTTCCATTCTCTTTTTATGGTACTCTGTTCTTTATTACGTTCTTTTTCCATCTTGAAATCTTGGAACGTGTAGAACCGACCTTTGTAATAACGAACATTGTCCATAGTAGCAATCATAACCTGCGGATCAAGAGGGTAGTTCAGGATTTCCATAAAAGCATACATAGGCGAACGCATTAAGGTCCTGGCCACTCTATTGTATCCGGCACCATACATACGATTTCGGATATTGAATATCCCCATTCTCTCACCTATGACATATAATTTGCTTTTTCTATCTATGTCTCCGGTTTCTGCTATACAAGATGGCGCAAGACGAGAAAACTCAGCCGATGCGTATTTAAGGGAGTCTTTGCTTATATACTGTCCTACGGCAGATTCCATGATGAGGTTGATATGACCTGTTAAGGCGCCGGTAGCTGCCACAAACGGGGACAGCGCCAGGTTCATAACCGACATAAATCTTTCAACAGCCATCATAATTCTTGTAAGGTCTACCGTATATCCTCCGATGTTCACCGTAAGTTTTTTGGTGTTCATCCTAATGCCATAATAATGATCGTTGAAGAAGTCCCTGAACATCTGATATGCTTGGGTTGCTTCAGCCTTTTTACCACCTTCAAATTGTTTATTCAGTAACATCTGCTCCAGTCCTTGAGCGAGCTCTATAGACTTCTGCTTTTCGTTGTATAACGATGACTGCATCATAAGCATCGAATAAGAGTAACCAAAATCATGAGATACGTCATCTTGGTTCTCTAATTCATATATGTAGTATTTAGGTATGGACCGAACCCTATCTTCCGGATCATATACCTCACCCTGGCGTGTTTTACCATACAGGGAGTCATCTACGCGATCAAGACATAAGTCGGATACGAAGTTCCTGACCGTACTTTTAAGGCTGATACCCAATCCTTCCACACGTTCTATATCTTGTTTGGATATCTGTGGAATAGCATACAGGTTCGGGCTCTGCTCTTTGTATAAGGAAAGGGATTGTCTTTTTATTTCCTTAAGTTTTTGAATCATATTCCATTGCTCTACGTTTTTAGTAGCAACCTCATTACCGTCAGCATCATACTTGATACCAAAGTCATTGAAATACGATTCATCACGATACAGGCTTTTCTTGGGCATACGATGACCATACCCATGATCTTTTACATAATCAGGGTTACGACCGCTATTTTCGGCTTCAGATTCAGCCACCCATGCCCTTGCAGGGTCGAAAGACAGGTATGATATGTCCATGCCATAATCTTGGGTGGATGTACTGTTCTGTACGTCTTTAACCATCTGCGCCACATCTATCTCACCGCGGCCTATTTTACCAATCATAGCCGCATATCCGGTAGGTGCCATGCGTTTATAGTACGAAAAGACCTGGCTCCTGGCAAATTCATTAACGATCGCATTAGCTTCTTCTATACCTGATTCTCTTGTGTTATTTAAAAATAAGCTGGCCATCTTAGCATTGACAGCATTCCTAAAATCTCTACCGTCTAATTCTTTGCTTATTCCAAGCTTTTCTGACAGGTAGTTGGTTTCAGATACGGTAAACAGATATCGGTTATCAGCAGCTTTAAACAGCTTATCCCTTAAAGCCTGAATCCTTTTTGCTTTCTTTGCCGTAGTATGACGTTGCACAAACTTCCATTCCACTTCCTTGGAGTCAGCAAGAGCATTTAAATAAGACTGATTTACTTCGTTTTCAGCCTTACTGCTTTTAGTAAGGTACTTATCAATATCTTCAAGACCCACCATCTTAGCATAATCTATCAAAATAGCGTAATCGGCTTCAATAGCTTCAGATGCGGCCCTAAAAGCATCTCTTTCAGATGAGGTAAATGTCGCTTCGTTAATTTCTCCGATATCAGCCACATCTCGGTTGTTTCCGATTATTTCCTTGATAATGGCCTTATTTTTTTCTATATCTTTCACAATCGAATCCACGTCAGTCGCATCTCTATCACTTGTCGTAGAGCTAATGATATCATGCGCCATTTTAAGATACGAAGCCTTGTTGTTTGATTCGGTGCGCGCCGACTGTTCCGATTCTACGTCATTCCAAAACCGATCATTAAATGACAGGTGACCTCCCAACATAAGTGTCTTCAGCGCAGCTTCTCCTCCTGACTCGTTCTGAATCGTTCTCAATTTTTGCAAAAACGATTCTGATACGACATTAGTGACATTATTTGATTCCTTTCTCCAAACTTCATTTATAGCTTGTATTTCTTTGGCCATCTTAAGTTGGTCGCCGGTTTTTTCCACTCTCCTGGTTCCTACATATATGTATTCTGAAGCTGCTTCCTTACGTTGTTTACGAAGCAGTCCTTCTTCTTCGTAGTTACTACTCTTATAGTAAGCAACCTCATCAAAATTACCATTGCTATCAATAAAAGGCTGCCTCAATATCCGCTTCTGCCGAGAAAGAGCGTTAAGGTATTCTTTGGTTGTTTGAGAAACCGGATGCCCTAATTCTTCTTCGGCCTTTTTGTATATGGATTCCATTCTTGTGGCATAACTTTCACTAAATTCCAGTTCTGAATTTTCAGCATCCCACTTCTCCATCTGTTCTGTATAGATTTTTTCCTGTTCGATAGTAAAAATATCGGTATTAACCCTATCGGACGACGGTTTAAATTTAGCGTTCTCAGTAACCGTATTTCCGTCCTTGTCAACTACTTCTCTTTTAAATACGTAATTACGGTTATTGTCAACCACATCATTGATTTCTTCTTCTGATATCTCTATGTTCATGGCGGTCGCAAACGCTCGCATCTGCGCCAGCTTCTTATTACGATCGTATTTAGCCATATCAAGGGCACTACGAAGGTAATTAGAAGTTTTGCCGTCTACTTTCTGAAGCAGTTTTTCAAATTCAGATTTGTTAAAACCATGCTTTTTCGCATATGCCAGAAAATCGGATATAGCGGGCTGGGCATTCACCATCGCATTGTAATTGTCTTTGGCAATCATAGCTCCAAGAGCGTTGTTGAACGGGCTGGAAGAATGCTCTAATATACCGAACCACCTACTTATCCAAGAAACATCGTGTTGAACCTTATCAAAGAACTCTTTTACTCTCTTTACCTTATCTGCCGGCACATGAAGTTCGTTCATTAACTTGTCAAGCAACGTACTTTCATCAAGATCTTGTACTGATTTAATATCAGACTGAATACCGTTGATGTCGGCAATGACGGTATTGATCCTATTTGTATAATCCTGCTTTTCACGCTCATCAAATTCGGTACTTCTGTTACGGATATATCCTCGAAGATCGTTCATGATCGGAAGAACCTGATTGTTGATAATATCTACGTTCTTTCGATCATTGGTATTGAAATGAAGCTTACCGTCTTTGGTATCACCATGAAGGATAGTATTTACTACGTTGCTTAAGTATCTAACCTGAGCTTCGGCTGTGGAGATCATGCTGTTCATGGCGGCCGCCATCTCATTCTTGTCTATTTCGGTCTCTACCTTATTTATCTTATCTTCTATGGTCTTAAGCTGGGCAAGGGTCATAGACGTAGTTACAGCCCTATCAGAGCTTATCTGACGTAAGTCTCTTAACGTTTTTCTCAATGCCCGGATCTTAGACTCAAGAAACTTGTTCTTGTTCATAGAAGAAAGGGAGTATAATGTAAAGTCATTATCCTTCAAAAGAGAAGTATCAAATCCTTTATCTATGTCGGTAATAGCAAGATCACGAATATTTTTAATAACGTTATTCAAATCCTGTCTTTGGGTTGATAAAGCTGATTTAAGCCAGTTTACAATTCCAGAGAGAAGCTGCCGGACGCGCCCCAGGAAGGAGGTAGGCTCTACCGGCGCCTGTGCTGTTCCGGTCTGCATCTCCCTGGCGAGGATCTTTCCAAGAATTTCTCTCCTAACAGCATTATCAAGCTCAGCCCCTTCATATACCTTACCGTATGTATTATAATACTGACCTGCATATTGGTTCCACTCTTCCGTACCTTCTACATCTTGCAGAACAGCCTCAACAGCATTCTGATCTCTGTACGCCTCTACAAGGAAGTGGGCTGTTTCTTCTACTAAGTCAGACAAAGTAGCATCTTCACCGACTGCTATTACGTTATTGGCAATATCCGCCAATGCTTTAGCAGAAGGTTCGTGTCCGTATTTAGTTTGGTACTTCTCTATATAATCGGTCATGCCAACGACACTAACGCCAAGAGTTTTCAGTATCTCAACAATAGAATTTCGTTGATTACGTTCCTCTTGGCTATAATCCGATACGATCTTAGCTTTAGTATCAGCATAAAGATCGTTGTCTTCTAATATGAATGAAACTACAAGCGCATCAAAATGATCGTACTTGGCGTCCAATTCATTGTATCTTCCTGACTTGAGATCGTTCTTTATCTGCCCCCTGCTAACCCTTTCCGTTCCTCCGGTGGCGAGTCTCATAGTTACCTTACTATTATCCAATGAATTTATGGTTATCATGCCTTGATCATTCATGGAAACATCAGAACCAAAATGATTACGGAGCTCAGTGTAGGATAATGCTGAATTGAAAAGTCTAATTTGTCCTGTATGTCCTTCTCCTGTAATATAATAGCCTCTTGTTTCCGGATCGAATATCTTGGATCCGGACAAAAGACCTTTCTTTATAAGGTAGTTAATTATACCGCCTTTTGTTGATAAAGAAGTAGAAGCGGAAGCGGTCATGACCGGTATAAAAGACTTGGGATTATTAAGAACATACTTTCCAGCCTTGTAAGTAATGTCTGCCACTCCATCCACGGTAGATTCTTGAACGATGCCTGATAAGAATCCTATTCTAATATCATTCCCTCCAGAGCGAAGAGCTTCTCCGTAATCTTCAAATAATTGATTACGATCGTTCATGAAAAACAAACGAGGCTCTCCAGTCTGATACGTTACACCCACAGGATTAGAATCTGCCTCTGGTAGCTCTTCTGGGCTAAATATCTTAAGACCGTCTTTTATGACCATATAATCAACACCCTTATCCTGTACCATAGATACGGGAGTGAAGTCTGAAGATATAGCATCTTGTAGATACTGGCCGGCGTCTATTCCCGGTCCTTCCGGTATGGAAATACCTGACGGAACCATAGCATCCACCAACATAATATTATCACCCAGATCCTGGCTATAGAATCCAAAGCCTGATTCTTGAATCCCATAAGGTGCATCTGATTTCGACACAAGAATAGGGTTGCTCATCTTAGAAGCCTTATCCAGCACCCTTTCTCTATAGGCTTCCGGAATAAGGTCGATATTGGATTTTACCTTATTGTAAGCCTGTTTGTTGATAGGCACATTCCTTCTCCAGTCACCAAAAGCCTTTAAGAACTTATTAGAAAATACGGTTTTAAAAACAGTAGTAGCCCGTTCCCTATTTTCCATAAGAGGAATAGATGCTATCTTATCGAATAACATAGACCTGTCCCCTGATCTGGTAGAGACAGAAACAACTTTCTTTTTATTATCTCTTTTAATAATACACGTTGATACCATGATAAAACATTTTTGTTATGAGACAAAGGTAGCTAAAAATCAAGCATATCATAAAAAATTAAGCCATCTAACTTCTCAGTCTGATGGCTTAAAAATAATATGAAAAAAAATTATAATCTGACGCAAATCGTCAAGTTACGCTTATGCATTGTATTTGTACCCATTTCTATGAATAAACCTTCCTGATTCGAACCTTTCCACATCATCCGGTCCAATAGGTCCGCAGTCTTCCCTCCTTGCCTCATACCACAGCCCAGGCTTACGAAGTCGGCAAGTTATGATATAATTGAAGCAATTGTGCGTAAAATGGAAAACAGATCCTACAGGGAAATACCTATCAGCTTGAAATACGATTCTTTTTCGTTTAGTATCAAACGTGATATCCCCTACTATCTTAGCCACGTAATAGCTTCTGCCATTTAACGTTTCATCTGTTTGTGGTATCCAATAATAACCTCTTGCCATGCCACAAATATATAAAAAAGTCGGATAACTTACGTACCCGACTCTATTATTTGTTTAAACAGACCAATTCCGTCTATTATAATATGACCGCTTCGCATACGACCATTATTAGGATTATAAAGAAAATTAAAACCACTTTCTTTTTCTTGTCTTTCAAAAGAACTGATATCCTTCCCTCTACGAGCTCTTCCAAAAGCCTTCTTGAACAACTTTCCTCTGAAGGTCTTGACAAGGTTCTTGGTAGCGTTATTACCGGCTCTTATCGTTACTTTCCTTGCCTGGTCTTCTGAGACAAAACTGCTTCGGAAAATATACGATGCTGCTGCTTGTATATCTTGTTTAGTAATCATATGCCAAACATTCCTTTCAGAATACCGATCTCTATTCCATATATCAGTTTCGTTTCATCTTTATCATATACGTCAAAAAAGGATTCACTTGAGTCCTTTGGATTTACGTTCAATTGAGCTATGCAATTACCAGCATAAACCTTAAGCTTATAATTATCAGAATATATATCCTGCAACATGATTTCAAATGTTTCAATTAATTGTTTAACAAGGATTACGCTAAATGAAAAAGACTCTTTGCCATCACCCTTAAATGTAATATAATCAAAATCCTTGGTATTGTCAAATTCGTACTCTACCCGACTGCCGTTCATCATATTATAAATGATTGACTTTTTGATTTTAAACCCCATGTTGTTTTGTTTTTTAGTTAATATAAATCTTCTGAATACAATTGTTCTCTAATAGCATTCCTATCTACTACCATCTCCTGATTATTGTTCTTAACAAGCTCAGACGCTTCTTCTCTCGTCAGAAACCGGTTCTTGCTTGTCAAAAATCCTTGAACACTGCGGTTTTTATGAGCTATACCGTATGCCGCAAGTTGCGATATTATGGAACAGTGTCTCAATCCACAAAATACGGTTCCAGATGGTATATTTACTGGACCGTGAGGCTTGTTCTTGTAATCTTGAACCCAGATAGCTGCGCATATAACAATTTCCTTATCACACATAAATCAATAATTTAAAATACCATTTTTACCAATATGCTTCTTTTCTTCTTCAGTAGGCCATTCCTTCTTGAAATTACCATGCCACGTTCCAGGAACCACCACCGGCTTATCATCCTTATGATATTCAATAGCGGCACATTCAGAACAAAGAGGCTTGCCTTCATATCCCTTTAGCGACTTATCGTAAATACGATTCTTACAAGGTCTTATAAGAGCCCAATAACAGGATGTGGCTGTATTATCTATACAGCCACATTTTGAACAAACAAACAAACTCATCCCGCAATCTCCCAGTCATTAGACATAATATCATGTTCGGTTGGATTCCAATTTGATGCTACTTTTTGACCTGTATCTATCATCAATATATTTACGTCAAACATACAGATATACTTTTTACCCCAATCGATTCTTTTTATCTTACGACCTAATTTAAGCCGTTCTAAAGCCTGTTCGAATGTCATGCCATGACGAGGCAGTTTGAGATACTTTTCAAGTCTGTCGGAGGCTTCATTTGGTGTATGGCCATCGTATTCGAAAGCGGTTTCTCTTTCAGGAACATCAAACAAATCCCAGTATTTGCTTTCATAGTGATTAGATACCTGACCGGTAGGTAGGATCGCCATCACAATAAACCAATCATCAGAACCGAAGCATTTTTCTCCGTCGCTGTGTCTCCTTGATTTGCAAACTTCAACCTGTCCGCTTCTGGCTAATAGATTAAAGAAGGCAGCGTTATACAACATGCGATACCGATACAATTCATTGAAAGTGTGGTATCCGTCAGAGACTTCTCCCACGTCTACAGGCTTCTTGTTTTGAATACTACCCAAAATATTCTCTATATAGAGCTGTATTTTATACATACCCATTTCGGTGTGGCCGTATTTGTTCAAGATATTATTGACATCGTATTGTATATTAAAATCTTTTTCAAATTCTACTTCAGGATGATTAGGATAGTAGTAATCTACTGATGCTTCTAACACAGACTTGATATGCTCTACTATCCTCGTGGCATCATCATGTTTTAAGAAATTCTTGAATCCCTCAACGAATTTAATATCTTCTTCGATTGTTGATTCGAACTCTTCTTTTGTCATTACTCTAACCACATCTTTAAAATCTTTTAATTCCATGATTTGTTTTAAATTAATTGTTACTATACTTTCTTTATCCTACAATACAAACCCCACAAAAACTCAGCGGAGAAACTATCCCATACATTATTCTTCTGCCAAAGTTCTACTTTGTTAACAAACCAAGACCATGTGGGACCCTCATATGAAGAATCAGATGATGATCCCAATCCGATTTTCTCCATTTCATTCGCCACATCAGAATAAGGATCTAAATCGACTCCCCTAATCATGTTAATAATATCATCCTTGTCTAACGTAAATTGAAACCGCTCCTTGTTAGTAGGCGGATCTTGATTCAATTTACCAGTCGCAAGCCATTTTCCATCATGATACAATTCGGCAAGTTTCTTTACCTTATTTTTAAGAAAAGAATACTCTTGTGTGACTTCTATAAAATCAGCTTCGTTAGCTTCACCCTCTATGAAGATAACGGTTTTGCTTCCAGGTCTATGATCGTCTAAGCTTGCCGGGATTCCCAATATCGTCCATCCTTTAAACTCAGCTATCTTAAAACGCATGACATCAAACACCTTATAGAAATCATCACAATCTACAGATTCTATTACCTTAATATCCTCTTCTGTGAATTTACCTCGTATTGGAATAACGTGATGACCGGGGCAGCCATCGGTTCCGAAATATGCGATTCTAACCACGATATTTACAATATTTTAATTTATTTTGCTAAAACATTCATATAACATGGCACATCTACCACATCTCTTCTACGAAGTCCCTTATCAAAATAAGAAACTATATAAGTGTTTTTACCTTCATGATCAGGTCTTGGATCAAAGCATTCAAAAACGAATCTTGTTCTACCTTCAAGATGACCAAACATGAAAACAAATTCGCCACCGTATCTTTTATTAGCCAATTCTTCTACGGTCATAATCTGTCCCCTCCTAATCCTGAATTGATGCTAACATACTTGACACGGACATCATTTCCACGTCCAAGCTGACCCCAGCCGGGCGATGGCGTTCCCTTAGCCGGAGCAGGGACAGCCCTAAGCCGAGACCAGTCCTGCTTTTGCCTCATGGCTTCAGCCTCTTTGTAATACCGGTTACACAGTTCTTGATCTTCGTAACCAACGTAATCTTCCTTATTTTCCATAAAAAATACTTTTTCAACAAAAGTACGACATTCATAAATTAATTAGATTTAAAATAAAACAATATGAATTAAAATAAAAACCCGATACGTTAAAATCGCATCGGGCCTGGTATTGAAAAAAAATAGGTTCAGATCTTGGGTAAAGACTCGAGCTAATTTTTAACATCTTTATATTTAGGGTCTTTGTCTATTCTATCTCTCAGTTCATGCAATGCTGAGTCCATAACCGTATTCGGTACGCCAATCAACTCTCCTATTAAATACAATGGGGTTTTATTTGATTTAGATTCGTGTGCCATATTCATGTCCAAAAAAAAGTTATGTGAAACAAACCGGCCACGGGTATTCTATTGCCCGCCGACCGGTATAACATTTTTTTTATTCCTTTTTTTCCAAACGGGAAAAACGGGAATGCGGGAATCATATTTTTTACTATGGCTCCCGCACCACCGGAAGGGCCTGGGCCTGGATCTCATGTCAGATCCTTCCAGTTTATTTTTTCGCCGAGGTAATCTTGCACGGCAAGCCATCTTATAAAGGCTACTCCTTCGGGAGCATCCGGATCATCCAAATACATTAACGTAGCTTTCACCAACTCGTTCTCACATTTGAAGACCTTCGGAAAACCATCCGAATAGTACATTGCAAAGACATATTGGACATCGCCCCATGTCGCTTTATCCGGCTTCTTCGCTCCGCACTTTTCAAAAATATCTTTTATTTCCGGCTGCTTCCAGATCCTCTTGGATCCATCGACGTTGACCATCTTCTTTACCGCCTCATCAGCAAGAGCATTAGAAAAATGGTAGCCGTAAGTATCTACATATTTCTGATAAGCTGGATCCTCTGCGTCTGCTCCTCAATAAGAACGACCTCTGCCACGTCCGCGACCTCTACGCATCTGAGGTCCGTCACCGTAGTATCTGTCGTCTCCATAGTAATCGGTCGGGTAGGATTCGTAACCCATCCTCCGGTATTCCCGGTCCTCCATTTCATGACGACGTTCGCGCTCTTCGAGCCTTCTTTCCCTTTCTTCCAGCTCGTTTTCGCGTTCTTCCATTTCCTTCATCTTCTCATGCATACCGTAATGATCATAAGGAGGAAGGAACCCATGTCCGTACTCCATGTACGTCCCATCAGAACGACGGCTTCTGCCTCTGCCTCCACCTCGCCTGTCTTCTATCTCATCATATCCAGGATATTCTCTGTGTCCTGAATTTAAATCATATACTATCATATTATACTTATTTCAAACGTTCTACAATTAACTTCTTTAAATCTTCGAATGAATCAGTAAGGTCATTCACCTTATTTTCTATACCAGCTATTTTACGATCCTGCTCTCTCGTTTGTTTGAATGCCGGATTGATGTCTTCTAATATAGATTCACAAGCTTCTATCTTGGCACGATGGGTATCTACGCTGTCTATTATGTCTTGACTGGTGCTTTTTATAGCATTCAGTTCGTTCATAATCGGATCTATGCTGGTAGATAATGTTATACCCATAGCCTTAGCCACATTCTGGGATTCCGGGACCGTATAGGTCTTGGTTTCGCCAGTGAGCTCTACCGTCAGATCCACCACGCGGGTCTGCATCGCCTGATACTGACCCGGCTGAGGAGGAAGATACCTGGGTTCGGATACGGCTACTACCTTTCCCAATTCGTATTTAGGTACTGTATTAGTATCAAGGGTATGTACCTGAAACCCTTTCTTCAAATCTGAAAACATGATCAAAATATTATTTAGGTGAAAATAGGGTGATGATCTCCATCACCCTACTGAAATCATTTACCTGCTTTAACTTCAGACGCCTGGGCTGCCGCTACTGGAACACAGCAATCCATTAATCTTAACACGCCACGAACTTTATTGAAGTACAGAAGGCGTTCTGTGCCATTTACCATAGCAGCACCCGTTACAGCTACGTTAATAGGGTTCACGACATTCACTCCCGTAACCGAGCAACAGGTGTCGGCTCCTACTGTTGAAACTGTGCTGTTTGCCGGGACCGCAATCTGTACCGGTAGAGCACTTCCGGCTGTGGGGACTACTTGCCTTATCTTAAGAAGGATAAGACCCTCACACGGAAGGGCGATCCAAGCCCGTGGGTTAATACCGAAGATTGTATTTGTCGTACTGACAATAACATTCTTCGTAACCATCTCATACAACGATCCTATTTTAGAAACACAAGCCATATTAGCCTCCTCTCTTAATAAAATCAGACAGCAGCGTTGTTATTGCAACATCCGTTGTTACATCCACATCCGTTATTGCAGTAACCTCCTCCGAATACCTGTCCCCAAGAATAAGCCTGGTAAGGAGAACAAGAGGGGTAGGCTGGGACGGCCGTCGGGCGTAATTGACCAACGATATTCTGGGTTTGTTGCTGAGATAATGCCGAAGCTGTCAAAGCCGCTTTTTCTTCACGAAGTTGAGCAATAGTGTTCTGCATCTCCCTCATTTCCAACTGACAGAATTTGTCGTTGATCATAACGGTTTGAGCGTCAAGTTTCGCAGACAAGATATTAAATTGGCTTGTAGCTTGCTCACGATTGTTAGCCAGACCTTGGTTGAGACCGTTCTGCAAGATATTGGTTTGTTCCAACGTGCGAAGCTGGTTATCAAAACCTTGCTGAGTAATCATTCCCTGAGTCTGGCAAGTGCTTTGATTGATCAACGAACTCAGATTGCAGCAGCAAGAGCTGATTTGATTTCCGATTTCACAACCTTGTTGTTGAACTGCGTTGATAACAGCCTGAGAAGTCATACCTACCTGACCAGCTACTTTATCAATAGCACCCTGTACGTTGCAGATAGCGTTCTGAAGTTGAGTAGTAGAACAGTTCAAAGCAGAAGCGATCTGATCTATAGCGCTACGATTACCTTGAATTGCCTGCATCAGAAGCTCACGACCGTAATCGTTATTCAACTGAGCGGGTAAACCATTGGCGCAACAATCACCACCATTTCCAAAACCGTTACCGAAGCCGCGTCCACCCCACAGCCAGAACAAAACAATTATCCAGAGCCACCAACCGTTAGCCCCACCGAAACCGTCCTGGTTATTACGACCGTTCATCAAAGCCGCCACCAGATTCGGATCCATTTTATTACCACCTATCAAATTAGCAAACATGCCGGGAATCATTGAAAGAAGACCGTTAGTGGCTGCACCACCACCGTTAGCCCCGGCTCCATCTAAAAGGACGATTTTATCACCACCCATAATTTTATAGTATTTAATTGTTAAACATACGTGCATGAAGCACGTAACAAAGATCATGATTGCAGGGTGGAATACAGGTGTGTTTGTTTCCTATAGAAGAGAAGTATTTTCAGCAAAAACGGAAGTATAATACACAATAATTAATTTTCCCCCATTTAAGGGGAAAACCTGATAATCATAAACTTTTGCCTTTCCCATTTTGGGTAAAGCACTGTAAAACAAACCAGGGCCCGCATCACTGCGAACCCTGATCTACACTAATCTAAACTAATACCATGAAAAACTTAAATCTAAAAACTAAAGAACACACAAATGTATGAAAATGTATGGTTTTCACAAAGAATCTGTATCCTGTTCTTTCGTGTGATTCAAGACATGGGATATAGTTCTGATACTTAATCCGGTTTGATTTCGTATCAGATTATAAATATAGGATTTTGAAACTACAGTTCTTAATTGACCTAAATCATTCATAATGTTTTTATACATAAGATGAATGCTGTTATTACGTTTGATGGTACTGATTCTCATTTCCTACCGTTATTAGTTACGTTCTGTTCTTACCTTCCTTTTTTTCTATAATCCCTTCCTGAAACTAATATTGCAAACTTAATAAAAATAATCCAAAAACAACGAAAGTCTGACTTTTCTTGTATGTTGCTGATATATGTGCATATATAAGAAAAGTGAGACTTTCACAAGCCTCACTCCCAGAAGTGTAAATGTAAAAAAAACTAATTATATTACATGAAAATTACCTACATTCTAATTTATTAAGATCACCTAATTCAGACTTGCTTACAGTCATGTCTTGCGTCAAGCCAGATCTGTTTTGGTATGGAGCGTAATCGGTTTCTACTGTCTTAGCCTTCTGGGTAGAATCGTATTTCACCTCCGATTCGGTCCCTGTCAGATTTTGGTAGATAGAGCCGGAACTACTTTCGCTTACTTTAGACCATATCTTATTACCTACTCTTATAAAATTATCATAAATACCTTCGGCTGTTATAACACCATCTTGCTCTACGATATTAGGGCCCGATTTTTCTTTTAACAGATACGGGTGCCTGGTGTAAAAATAGTGTTCAAAATCATTCTCGGCATACGAAGGGTCATACCTATCCAAATAAAACAATTTTGATAAAAAAGGGTCGGTGCTGGTCATGCTATAATCAAACAACATCAACCTGTCTTTTCCAGATAAAGATAATTCTATTGATTTCAAAATATCAGGATCATCAGAAATAAGACCCAAAGATGGACCAGATTTGAAGTCAAGATACTTATAGGCATTATCATATAATTTTGTTTTATGGAGTTTGTTGTCAAGGTAATATTGGTATAAATCGAATAAGGATAATGGGTTTTCGCTATCTTGTTTTTTGTTCATGTACCGACTAAATTCCCGATCCACATCCGCGTAAGAAACATCAAGTACCGCCGGATGCCCAAACGCCATCCTGGTCATTACCATGTCCTCCGTGTTCTGAGAATCCATGAACGATCTGACGTATTTTTTAATGGAATCCATGAGCGTATTATCATCTACGTTCCGTACTTTCTCTTTATCCAAAACGCCGTTCTTAAAACAAGATTCAGGATATATTTTAGCAGGAAAGTGAGTTAGGTTGTGCTTGGCTAACACTGTTGATATTTGATACATCTCGTTAAGATCATCTTTGCTGATCCTTTGATATAGATTATCTCCTACCTTAAGCAATGAATGTTTCTCAAATGCTTCTACTGGGTCTATATTGGATTCAGAATAAACGATATTCAAATTATCCATATACTCCGGCAATAATCCAAAATAATAGTCTGTACTATCACCAAGAACATCATCAATAGAAGATGCCAACGTAGGAGCATAATTTACATCATTGTGCCTGGCCACATAAATATCAAGATCCAGCATCAAATTATCTATCTTATTCAAAGATTCTTCTGTGCCATCATAAGTTTCCGATGTCCCTATTATATCTATGCCAAACCACGTACAAGCCTCTTCTATATCCCATATCATGCTTCTTAAATCGGATTCGGTGTCGGCATTAACCCTATGTAAATAAGCTGATATACGAGCTCTTAGGAACTCTATTTTGCCGGAATTGTAATAAGAAAGATCTTGTAGCTTAGACAAAGATCTTCTCTTGCCTTCTACCATATCATCCCCTTCTATGTTTATTACCGGAATCTTATTCGTAGATGAAAACTCATCAAACATAGATTCGGCAAATTCTTTATCAGAAACGAATTTCTCAACCAGTTCAGGATATGAGTTTCTCAACGATTCAAAAGCAGATGAAAATTCAGAAAAGTTTTTTATGCCGGCTACTGTTTTACGCATAGCATAATAAAGCTCAGAAGGATTATATGGCACTTTTTTACCAAATTGGTTAAACACTCCCTCCTTGTAAACAATAGGACCATACTGATAGTCAACAGACATAAAATAATTATCCTTTTCCCTATCATGTTCGTTAATAGAACAATCTATTAACTTTCTCATGGAAGTCGAAACCTCATTTAAAACAGAAGGATCGGATAAGATACGACTTATCTCTGTTTCATCATACAAACCGGATCTCCTTAATTTCTGCTCATTCAGTATCAAACTGCCATCTACATAAAAATCGAAGAGGATAGCATTAGACAATGAAGACGCATTGAAAAAATAATGAGTAGACAAAAGGAAATCCCTTACATCCTTAATGTCCTGAGCCGTTAAAGGATCAGCAAAATAAGTCTGACGCTTCATATACGACAGCACGTCTTCTAAAAGAGGTTCGCCATTGGGATCGGTATTAAACATCTCCCCTGGAGCCGGGTTATTCCAATGACCGTAATACGACAAAAAACCAGGAGTGTAAGCCTTAGCCCATACCTGAAGAGCCCGCTCACTGTTTCCTAATACCTTTAAAGCACTTTCGTAAAGAACGGAAGGCTCCCCGTTAGGAGCCTTAACCCGTTTTATTTCATTTTCCTTTTTTTCTATCTGACATTTGACACCCATAATAATTAACTTTTTTGCAAAGTTAATTATAAAACCGACTTATACAATGACGAATCCCAAACTCCTTCTATATAAATCTCTGGGAAACTCAAACCGCCATCACGAAGAGTAGTAACTTTCAAACTGGGAATATTAAAAACAGTGCAAACATCACCAAACTCACGGCTCAACTTAATAGCATTTCCGCTGTTATCAGCTTCATAATAACAATAACAATAATTTTCATTAATGTTTGGATCATATTCGTACCAATATGTTAGATCCTGTATATGATCTTCTATATTACCAATTTTGTTTTCACCTAATATAAAAATGCCATTATTGCTATGATGATAAACCATAGATTCATAACCACCATGATTCCAATCACTATTAAACATTATATAACTTTCTTCGGAATCATAATCTTTTAATACAGGCCCTATATGTATATGAATTTTATTAAACTGACATACATAAGGTCTTTTTCCTCCAAGCCTTTTTATATCTTCATTAGATAACTTATTATAACATCCTCCCACAAAATTATCCGCAGCATTAAAAAATCTCCTTCTCATACTCAACACTCCTTATTTAACTCATTTATCGAATCCGAATTATCAGAACCTTCTACAAGATTCTTATTCCTATCTATCTCTTCCTGGCTCATGTTACTCATCATATTTTGTATTTTTCTACCAGATTGAGATAAAGAACGGATGAATGCGCTGGAACTTATCTTAACTCCAAGATCCGGTTTTGCTCTAAACGCTTCGCCGGTACTGATATTATACAAATCATAAACACCTGAGTTCATGTAGAATTTGTATATCCAGTTTCCACCAGCTTTTTTGTACCCTAATTTGGTCAGCTCGACTACGCTCATACCAAATTTAATGCCATTACGACCCATTATCTTCTCTGGTATAGGTTCTACCTTAGCCGGAACAGATGTATATGCTTCATCACCGCCGTACAGGAAATAAGGGGTTGTTACCCTTGATATGTGAATAAGCGGCTCTTCGGATATACGAGGTTCGTTTTTTGCAGTCTTAGATTCTTTCCTTGGATTGGATATCCTAATAAAAGGATCGTATGTTAAAAAGGTTAAGCCGTATTCTACTTTATAACCTGATACGCCGTTAAGATCCCTTATAGCCTTAGTCGTATGCGAGTGGTTGATGGTGTCTATCCCGTACCTTGATTCCATATCGGTCATAATGCTATTAACCTCATCTCCCTCTACATAAACCTCTTCTCCTTCCGGGATAGAGGTTATGCCGGCAGCCCTTCTAAGTAACCATAAGGTAACTTCAGCAATGTCAGAGAACTTATCTCCGTTCTTCCTATAGTTATCTACTCTTCCTTCTTTAGATCCAGGTAATTCGACATTTCCTTTAACTTCGACATTTGTTCTGGATTGTCCTTTGCCTTCTCCATCTCCCTTTTTATCGCCATCTTCCTCAGTGCGTACTGCACCGCCTTCTGCACTTCCTTCTTTTCCATTATTTGAAATATTATCTGATTCTGACTCTATAGACTCCACAACAGCGTCATACTCTGGAATGCCGCTAAGGAAATCTGCTACGTTATTCAAAAACTCTATTTTTTCCTCGTTTGTCATATCAAGGCTTTCCATGGGCTCCCATATGGCAGGCAAGTTATTTGATTCTATTGCAGTAGAAACATCTTCTACAGTTTGATTATCTACCGTAGGCAAAACTTCAGAAACCAAACTATTGATGTCAGATTCCATTTTTTCTACTTCCTCTTTTGTGCCATATTCTTTTAGGGTATCCATGCCATTGATTCTAAGAGAATAATTCAAAGCCTTGCTTGGAACAAAATTAATATATTTCAAAAAGTTTTTCAACTCTGATATAATTTGTTCGTCAGATCTTGGACCAACATAATCCGCTACTACCTGATCCGTTTGAGAACGAAGCCAAGAAACATATTCTTCTAAGGTCTTACCTCCCTTTTTAGAAGGAGTGGATATTTTATCACCTACTGTTCCTTTAGGTTCTAATCCCATTTCCTCCTTAAGACTTTTAGGATTACCTCTCTCACGAAGAAATCTCAAATCACCTCCTACAATCTTCCTTGCTATAAAATCAAAAATATTAGCATAAGGCGGCAACCCTTCTTTTTCTATATGAGATTCCATTTCGTTTAACATAAGAGAGAAGTTTTTTCTGGAGGTGCGCTTCTTGCCATGTAAGGACTGCGTAGCTTGTGCCGCAGGAGCCGGCTGAGCTGGTGGCGCCGGCCGAGTCCCCCGGACAGGGTCTTCCTCTGGCATTTCCTCTTCGTAAATATCCACATCTTCCTTGGAAGTAACGGTCTTACCCTCATCGGAGAAAGGGAGATCATCTTCTATAAGTGATTTAGGTCTGGAAGATGATTTACCAAACTGAATCCTGATCTTAGGAGCAACAAACATCTCACCTTCGAAATCTATTCCAGATTCTACTTCAGACGTCACAATGTCTTTCACACTCCTACTTTCATCTTCTACCCACTTAACAACATCAGGAACTGTAGATAATTTTTCTATAGCCTCACGAGCTTTTCTAAGACCTGAAATAGGATTCAAATACGATACTTGATACGAAGCTGGATCAAGACCTAACTTGGTTAGATACGCATTAAGATCTTGTATGTCATCTTGACCCATCTGTAACAATTCAGAGTCACCGGATTCAAGCAGCATATCTATAAAAGAAATCCATTTCTTTCCTTCCTCTGATTCCACAGAACGTAGACTAACCGGGAAAAGATAATTAAGACCGTTTTTGCCTTTGATGACAACTACCGGAACTCTTACATTTTTGTAATTATTCCCCTTGTCATTTAATATAGAATAAGCAAATGGGAAGCCTGTGTATTTAGAGCCGTTCTTAAGCACGACTTTGCCATTTAATACATATCCGACATCAGATACTTTTTCAGCACCTTTTTCGGTAATAGGGAGATTTTCTACCTGGCCATATCCTTGACCGTTCACCTTCATGTTAAACACCGGTCTTCCGGGAAGGGTCTGGGCAACAACATGCGTGCCGACGCTGATGGTAGCCGACCGGCCGGCGTCCTTCTTCCACTTGTTGAAAGCCGTTCTTCTTATCTTACTTATACCATCTATGCCCCCTGTGTCAGCTTTTACAACAGAAACGAATCTATTCCCACTCATAACCTTAATAACCATATTGGATACCAGTTTATTTTCAGCAGATTCTATTCTTTTTTTATCGCCGGACTGAACAGCATCATTGTATTCGGCAAAAAGAGACTGATTATAGGTATCATTTACATCTATTTCGAGATTAACCTTATCTCCTTTTTTCAAAGAAGATAATGCTTCCTGATCTATTTTATCTACTTCATTCTCTCCGAATCCGACACCCGTTCTGTACGAAACCAACTCATCTGAATCAAGACGCTTATAAACCAAAGAATAGGAATTACCCACGTCCTGAATAGACACATCTGTGTAACGGTTAAGAACACGAGCCGATTCTTTATCTATAGACCATCTCGCATGATAAGGAAGTTCAATTATAGTAGCCGTTTCTCCACCTATGTTAAGAGAATACCTTTTAGTACCATTAGCGTTCGTTTCAGAGCTTATTTGAATAGGAACCAATGATTTTATAGAAGATATAAATTTATCGGCTCTAAGACCGGCAATTTCATACCTTTCATTGCCGTCGTTGGAGATTCTTCTTACCATCAACGTCTCTGGATTCTGGGCGCTATCTATATTGGCTCCCGGCGTATTATCAGATTCGTCTAATTCATTTACAAGAGAATCTATATTAGCATCATCCTCCCCAAAATTACTTAACGTAGATTCGGAAATACGACCTTTATCAATAATCCTGTTCTGTTCGATATAAGGAAGGAGATCCGTGATGTTTCCAACCTGGCCAAGATCTTCTATGGTAAATACCGAATCGGCAAGCTTATCTTCGTCAACTTTCTCCCCTTTATCTCGTCTGTTCATTATATCAACATACAAAGAAATAGCATCATCAAGTTCCTTCCTTTGATCTGGTTCCAAATTGGATTTAGCCATATCAATAATAGCTTTATTATCCTCATACACAGATCGAGGCTCAGTAAGTCTCCTAACTTTATCTGATAAATCTTTTATCATCTTAGCCGGACTATCACCAAGATTTGATATATAATCATCAATATCCTGTTTATACTTTTCATATATCTCCTTCTCTCTTGGAGATAAAAGATCTTGATTACCTGTATATATCTTGTCTACTATACGTTCTCTAACCTCTATAGGTGCAGACGAAAGATCTTCCATAGCCAACTCATAATCAAAATCAGACAATATATCCTCTTTCGGCTTCTGAATTATACCATCATTTAAATGACCAAATACTTTCATTGTAAATGCCTCATCTGAATCTATTTCACCATTATTCAGGAGTTCATTTATTTTTTCATCTAAACTGATATTGTTTCCTTCCTGGTTCTGATAAAAACGATCACTTTCTATAGGCTTGGTATCGGATGACACTATATCATTTAAGAACTTAGAGAATAAAGAAAAATCGTGTCTCATAAATTTCTTATCCTGCATGGAGTTCATGAATGACCGTAGAACCTTATATTGGGTAATAGCTTGCTGGTATTTTACCACCATCTTTCTTAAATCCTCTGCTTCTTTCTTCCCCTTATTGTTCTCGATATAAGTGCTTAAAGAAGCAACAGAGTCATAAGCCTTCAATATATCTTCAGCAGTTATTGTTTCGGATTTAAACAACTCAAGAGCTGATACTCCAGGATCAAAAGAATAAAATACTTCTTTATAACTACTAAGAAGATCTTCTGACAACCTTCTATATTCCTTATTAAGATTATCGTATTTAATAGTTTTTTGTTTTATAGCCTCTGCTTCGGTATCATTGCCATCCTCTACTCTTCTCGGAGTTGTAGCCAACCTCTCTATTTCAGCATTCAGATCATTGATCTCATTACGCAATTCCCTTAACTGATTAGCTGTATCAAAAGCTTGACTTGATAATGAATAAAACGTATTTATATCATCAAACAAATTATTGTCATTTACATAATCAGCAATATCATTTGATGCTTCCATTGCTATATCCTCTGCATCCAACCCCTTAAACACAGCATTAGCAACATTAGATCGATAAAGATCGGATGAAGTCTCAGCAGTAATAGCCTCAGCAAAAGAAGAAGCTTTTTTATAATTGGCTAACTTCTTATCAAAATCTTTTATAATATCTTCCTTGTATTTTTTAACAGTTTCTTCATCTACTTTCATTTCAGAAGCCAACTCACTTTCGTCAAGGCTTTTAACCATTGACCTGAAATTGTTAGCCGTATCCTCTAACATTCCCATTCTGTCAGATAATTCAAATTTAGAATAATAATCTGATTCAGGATCATTCATTTGAGCATTAAATTCGGCTAAATTTCGCATAGAGTCTTTTACAGATTGAGAAGTAAAAGCATTATTACTATTAAATTTCTCAACATCAGTATTAATAGTACGCTCTTTATTTCTCCTTTCATATAAACCAAAAGCACCATTTCTGGCTCCAAATAAACCACCAATCAGGGCTCCTATGCCAATCTCTTTCAATCCTTCTTTGGTTGTAAATTGTTCAGCTATGGCCTTAGAAAAAGAATCAACTATAGAAGACGTAGCATCAAGATACGTCTTATCATATCTTGATCTAATAAAATCTTCCCCCATGCGCTGAGCAACACCTTGCATGCCTTCCTCCCATACACCTTCAGATATGGGTCTTTTAGATACATTCCAAACAGTAGCTAAGGATTTCTGGAATAAATTTGCTTTTACCGTCTGTAATCTTCCAGCATCACCCGCTACCTTCTTAGTCCCTAATCCAAACAAATAGCGATCTACAAAACTCTTTGATCCCCTATATGTGTTTGATACACCCTTTAATCCAGGTATGTATTTAGAAGCAAAACCAGTGTCTACTCCAAGATATTTTCCCAGAAGAAGATAATTGGATAATCCAACTATACCCATATTAGCTAAAAATATGCTATTTGCCGTATCGGAAATAGAACTCTTAAATTCAGCCATCTCAGACTGATTAGGATTCCGACCATACATATTTTTAAAATATTCCTTGTATTTACTTTCAGAGTCTTTCATGAAGGACTGAGCCTCCACGGCAGACTCCCAGCCGGCGCCCACGAACGTATTTACTCCTACCTTGGCCATATTACCTATAGCCCTGCCGTACATCGCTCCTGCTCTATACGCTCCAAAAGCTGATTTTACAGCACTTGCCGCAATCTTAGACGCCGCCATCTTTCCGGCCACTCTCATCCCTACTTTAGCGCCAACAGCTCCAAGACTTGACACGCCCATCCCACCTGTAAGGTAGGCAGACAGAATAGCTCCTGTCGTAAACGATAGACCATTTCCAATAACATCATTAAAAATAAAATTTGCAGTTCCAAGACTCTGCAAAAATCCCATATCACGCTCTTCTCTTGTATAATAATGAGGAAGAGAGTGGTTTATTCTTTCATCTATATCATTTATGGTCCGTGTAAAATCATTGTCAAATGCAGAAGATAACGTACCAGTCTTTATAAGATTATACGCAGCCGGGATAATACCTACTACTCCTGATACACCATATAATGCTGTTTTTGTGACAAGTTTCCCTATACCATTAACAGCCTTATTCCAAGTAGTTTGCCTTCTTCCGTAATAATCTTCATTATCCCTTCCTGGCATATAACTTTTAAACTTTGCAAGACCGATGTTCCCATCGGATAAAAAGTCATATGCTTCATCTAACTTAATAGTTCTTCCTTTACCAAATACACCAAAATCAACAGCAGATGACTGTTGATTACCAGCTATAACCTCACCATAAGACGTTTGTTTACCAGAATAAGTATTCCTTGATTTATCTTGAATAGATTTTATCATGGAATTTAACTTATTATAAGACTCCTCTTTCTTCTTTCTTGGATCATCTCCACCATTCAGAGCCGATTTTAGTCCAGAAAAAGATGTGTCTACATCAAAAGAAGTATCTATTCCGCTAATATCAGACCCTTTTTCTGAATCATCATCAGGATTTATGGCTGATACCGGGGGAGTATATGAACCTACTTTCATCCTCTCCATCTCTCTTTTTGCTCCCTCAATAAGAGAAGATTCTTCTTCATATCGCGTAGGAACTACGGCATTATACCCTCTTAATCCAGTAGATGGTAAGAAACCTGATTTCTCTACCAATGTCTGTTCCTTATTTTCCATATATTATTCCCTATTTACACTATTCAACAACTTCATCAACTTGCCGTTTTTATTCAAAGACGCAGGTAAATTACCTCCTTCTTTTGCCGCCACCATATCCTTAATCTCCTCTGTTATGGCTGCCACAACAAAATCAACTATTTTTTTCTGAGGCGCAACAGCAAGTTCTTTAGACACATTATCCGCAAACCATACATTAGGAGTATCAAACGAATCTATTAACTCAGGTTTACCATTCTCCATAAGATAAAGCCTTGTCTCATATCCATAACCGTAACTTGTCTTAGGATCATAACCTTCAACCTTTACACCAAGCTTTCCACTGTTATCCAATATATCTTTAGCTGCATTAAGAAGCCAAACCTTTTGTTCTGGCATATCATCTAAATTATTACCAGATTCATTTATCATATCTGATAACACTTTCATCATTGAAGATACAGAAGCATAAGCGGGTGATATATCTGAATTTTCAAGCATCTTCGGATACCACATATTGGTATCACTTCCAAATGTAGGTCTTATAATACCACTTTCATATCCACCTATATCGACGGAAGGAGTATTAATACCAGGATCTATGCCATTATTTATCAACTCTGTTTCAGATACCTCAACAATATCTATTTCCTCTCTTTCACCAGTATGATTAGCAACCAAACTGTAAGTCTTCTCTCCATTGTCGGCTATTCCCGATTCTGTCAAAGAAAATGATTCAATAGTTGCCGATGATGATTTAGATTTACCAACAGGATGCTCTGCCATTTTTTTAGTAAATAGATCCCTGAGAACACCCATCTCTCTATAACCAGCCTCCTTGGAGGTTAATTTGGTTGAATACGTTACTGTGTTAGGTGAATACAGTTCGAGATATTCTTTACGTATCTCATTTATACCATCATCTTGAACCTTAGTTATTTGATTGGCTATATTAATATCGCTTACTACATCACCTCCAACGCTCTCCATTCCGCTAATAGAATACAGTGTATTAAAAAACACCTTTTCTTCACCATCCGAGAAACTATTTTTTACATCATCGTATTTTTTTAAGAAATACCTGCCACTTTTGCTATCCCTCTCAAATACTTTAGATAAATCAATGCCATCATTTTTCACCCTCTTTCTTATAGTAGCTATATCAGCAGGCGAGAATCCTTTTTCATAATATCTTACTCCAGATTCTACATCGCCGACTGTACCTCTATTTTTTCTTAAAATATCATTAAGGGATAACGCTGTAGCATAGGCTATATATTCTTCGGGTTTACCTCCTTCCTTCTGCGCGATCGCATTTGCTATTTCAGATACAATATTATCATAAATCTTATTCTCCTTCTTAATTCTATCATTCTCTATATCCATCTTGTCTACAGCGCTATTAAGCTGCATATAAGCATCTGTGGCAGCTTTTCTCTCTGCCATAGGTAGCTTGTCAAACATATCATTAGAGAGACCTCCATTGTCCTTTATATACTTAAGAAGTTTTTCTTCATCCATAAGATACTTGTATCCTGATGTTTCATCCGTCATATTTCTTGATATGGCAGCTTGAATATTTTTCATGTTTTCAGCACCAAGGGCTGTAGATAGTCTACTTCCGGATGTTACAAGATCTGTATATGCCTTATTAAACTTCTTATGAGTTTCTTCTGATATGCTAATATTTTTAGTTTCGATAGGATTAGCTGAAATAGTTCCACCAGAGTTTGTGCCAACGCCCACCTGCATGGCTCGGCTTCCAGCTCTGCCGCCTGCCGCTCCTGCACCAGAGGACATAAGTTTTGCTATTCTGGCTTCATTAAGCCTATTCTGCATCTTCAGACGTTCTTCGTCTAATCCAAATCTGGCTTCATCCTTATTCTTACCATATTCAAACTCTGCAATATCCCTATTTCTTTCATATTCAAATTCTATCTTCCATTTTTCGAAATTCAAATTAGCTAATCTTTCCCTCTGATTATATTCTTTGGTTTTCCAGTAAAGCTCGTCGGCTTTGATTATGAAAGACGAATTATCATAAGCATATGAAGCAGCAGCATTATTAATAAAATTATTTTCAATAACCTTCATCGCTCCAAGATACGGATCGTAAGCCCTTTCATCCATTCTGCTAAATTCAGATTTCATGGAAGCTATTTCAGATTTGGCTCTCTTTATTTCATTTTCAACCATTTCTTTCTTTGCAGGATCAGAACCCAAACCGGAAAGATCGGCAGTAAGAGCATCAACATACCTCTGCTTATCACTTATCTGCTTATTCATAAAACCAAGAACAGAATCATACGAATATAAAGAGGGATTAGAGTCTACCATGTAAATAGCCTCCACCTGCATCTGCTGCCTTGCTTTATCTGATAACCCTGACAATGCAAAAGAAGCTATCTGTTCAGGAGTAAGCATATCCTTAGTTACTTCTTGTACTGCCCCGGTAGGATGACCATCCTTGTCAAGAATAGGAATCTGAACTTTAGCTCCTTTATGAAGCTTGCTTATAAAATCTATCCTATCTTTTAATTCCTTATTATAATCAGTATAAGGAGTATATTGAAGAGGAGCAAGACGGGAACCAGCCTTTCCATCATTCACCCATTCATTATACGGCTTTAAAGCCGCATAAGCATTCGCAGCAGAATAAAGTTCTGGATTATTTATTTGTAAATCAGATAGCATTTTATGCATTCTCCTGCCTTCTTTTGTGCCGGCAATCGCGTTAATGACCGTATCATCCAACACCGAACTGATCTCTCCTTGTATGGCTCTCGTAACACCATCAGAAGAAAGATCCACGCCTTTGAATTTTTGATTGATGTTAGCAATCACACCTGACATCTTATCTTCCATATAAGCGCGGGCTTCAGGCTTATCTATCTCTTGACCCATAAGATAATCTACCTGGGTATAGATCTTTTCACGAGCAGCATCAACCTTCTGCTGTTTGTACATCATGACGTCCTTAACAAGATCTATGTTGTAAGGACTAACATACGGGGCATATTGCCTTAAAATACTATATTGTGAAGCCATCAGCTATTTCTCCTTCTCTTTTTATATTTATCTTCTTCATCATCCTCCAAGCTCTTCAAATAAGGTGTAGAATAATCACCCATATTCATCACATCCTGATTGCCTTGAACGTAAATAATTTGACCACTTGGAAGCATTCTCATATTCGGGGCTATGGAAGCTATGGTATTCAACGATGTACGAACATTAAACTTATTCTGTATCTCGCTGTTTATACTATCATAATAACGAGCAAGATTTTCATCCCTTATAGCCATAGCTTTCAACAACCCAGATTCATAACGTTGCCTTTCTGCTATGTTCTTATCATCTGTCTGAACATAAGCCATTTCATTAAACCTATCAGCTTCGTTTATTTGCCTTGCGTTATTGAAATTTACTTCATTAACATACTTGGCTATATTGCTTCCAGCTATGGCGTTCATATTAGCCAGAATAGCAGCCCGCTGGGAGTCGGGCACGTCACCTACTGCGTCTAACTGAGCCGATGTCGCACGGTTGAGCTCGTTGATATACTGATCAGCAGATTGAAGAACCGGGTCTATTCTCGGAGCCTGATGTCTTTCCAGGCCTTCTATCTCCAAGCCAGTGTCAAGGGTTCTTAGCATTTCCGGGAAGATAGGACCGAACGCCTCCGGTCTGCCCTGTCCTTTAGGTCCGTTGTCTTCAACCACCTCCTCTGTATCGGTGTCGGTTGCAGTCGCAGGCGTACTTGCTTTCGGTTTTACCTCTATCCTTCCAGGAGATCCAATCTTAGGCGGTGTAAGGTCTGGTGCTATGGGACCGGCCTCAATAGGCTTCATTTCTGGTTTAACAGACTCAAGAACGAAGTCTATTTCCGGCATTAACCCACTATCTCTTAAAGCAACAAACTTATTATAATCGGAGCCCAGAATCTTCTTAGCGGCATCAGATTTATCACCAAATAAGTCAACATAATTCTTTATCCCTTTTTCGTTTAACAATCTTTTTTGCTCTGCCGAAACAACGTCCAATCCATAATAAGAACGGGTGGCTGTTGTCTGACCAAACTTATCATCTACGGCAAATGAATTATAAGCCTGATTACCTCCGTAGCTTCCGGCATCCTGGCCCCAGAATCCGTACTCATCTCTGAATTTCTTGGCTGCATCAGCATTCGTGATAGCACCTACATCAGCTAACGCCCACAATGCATTTAATTGCCTGTTGTATCCTTTCTGGAAACCTTCTGTATCAAAATCACCATCCGTATTGTACTTGTTAGCCCATCGGTTTATGTCGAGCAAATTAGATACCGCCTTATCATTTACCCTGCCGTATCCTAAATTGCTTCTATGTTGGAGATTCTGGTTGGCATTGACACTGGAATCAGGATTAAGAATCTGCTCACGACCACTAACATCAGATACAGTCATATTAAGAGTTCGTCCAAATAACTGATTGATAAGCTTATTGTAGCCGATAGCATTCTTTCTAAGTTCCTCCAGCTCCTTCTGAGTAGGTCCACCTTCAGCCATTTTCCTGGTTTGCTTAACATACTCGTCATATATCCAGTTCTTAGCATCTGATTCTGCAATATTAAAAGCCTTAGCTTGTTTCTTTACCTGATTCAGATCAACAACCCCGCCATCCCTGAAAAAAGCATCCATCTTCTCGTTACGCTTAGATTCTTCCTGTTTGCCATAAACGATTTCAGCGAAAGAACGAAATTGTGCTTCAAGCTCGTCTATCTCTTTCTGGTTTTCATTGACGTACTTGGAAAGAATAGAAGCATTAAGATTAGATGTGTTTTTGTCTTTTACATCTTCATTTTTCTCTAATCTCTTATATACACGCTCCTGATCTTCGTACTTATCAGACAAACCAATCTTCTTCTTATATCGATCAAGGAGTGTAGCATACGTATCTTTTGACGTTGCCTTAATACCATAATTTTCTCTAACGTAAGAGGCAAACTCATCATCTATCTTACGATAATCGGAAACAATATAAGCCTCTGGCAAATCAACCGGAGTGCCACCATTTTCATGTCTGTTCCCTTTGGCTTCCATAGGCCCTACGGAGTCAGGAGTCAGCACGTACTCGCCTTTCTCTATCTCTACATTCGCAGCATCTTCCATAGACTTGGGAAGAGGATAAATATATTCGCCGGTCATATCAGACGTATCCATCTTCTGACCGTTACCTAAATTCACGCCACCACCTTCACGTTCCCACTTGATGAATTGCTGACGACGCTCCTTGGCAAGTTTTTCCCTCGCTGCCTGCTCGTCTCTGCTGGCTGCATACGCAGCAGATGAAGCTCCCATGATATTACGGGTAAGACCTAATCCTAAACTAACACCAGACAAGGCAGCTTGAGCCACATTAGCACCGACCTTATTACCGGCTCTTATCCGGCCAAGACTTGTACCGAACATTTGAGCTCTGCCGGTTAGATCGGGTGAATAATATGGGGTAGTCATAGGATCAAGAGGATTACCATCTTGGGAACGTTTTTCTTTAGAGGAATCAGCATCAACACCACCTACATTCATTGTATTATCAACGACTGATTTCTCTACGTTTTTAACCATACCCCTATTATCAGCGAGATATCCTGCATATCCTGCATCATTGTTTTCAAAAAACGGATCGGATGTAGGCATACTACTAAATGGATTTATCTCCCCCTCCTCTGTTTCTAAAATCACATCAGAAGGCATATATATATTCTGAATATCAGATTCACCCCATTTATTAACAGGCGTTCCATAATCAAGAATAGACTGAGTAGAGGATACATTAATATCCTGTTTCTTATCCTGAACACTACCGCCAGGAGCGAATATCGGACGATTTTTTATGATTCGTAATCTCATACCATCTTTTTTCACAAAGATAAGAGAAACGAACGAGAAAATCCAACGTTATGGGATACGTTTAAAAATCAATCATGTACGACAGACAAACCACCAGAATCAGGATCATACTTAAGGCCACATGCCCGACGATAGTTCTTAAGCGCTTTCCTGTACAAAAACAGCACCGTCTTGGAAACTATTTTCTTCATAGATTTGGTTAAAACCTCTTCTGTTGAAACAGACATCAGACAGCTATTCAAAAACGACCTGACATTGGAACCGAACAAGGTCTTCACCATTTTTCTAAACGTTCTAAAAAGATATGATGCAGAAAGAGCCTTTAACCCATTACGAACCAGTCTATTATTAAGATAATTAATGGCTTTTTCAGATAGACAAAGCCTGTTCTTTCCTTGACCGTCCACCTCTGACGAGAACCACGAATATAAGGTGGTAGGATGTTTCTTGAGATGATTGATAAAGGAAGTCATTATCCCTTCTTTTAAAGCCCTTTTGTGGGCTACGCATGCGGCAATCTTCTCTTCTCTTTTTAAAGAGCTATCAAGGCATCTAAACACCGTCCTATCGTCTCCAATGAAATACTGAGGACGCTCTTCCTTAAACTTAGCTCTATAGGCGGCATATCCTTCCTTACGAAGCATATCTATCTGAGACCGGATATAGAACCTTACACACTTTTCTTCAGCCTCTTGCACGCTTTTAAGATAAGGAACTGACTTTCTTCCATATCGGAGATAGTCATAAACCATAGCCTCAATAAAGTCATTGTACGGAAAAAATCTTCCAAAGCCAAAGTTCCAAACGACGAAACATCGCACTCTATCTTTCCAGTAATCAGATATGATAAAGTTGCTGCAATATCTCAACTTCCTGTCTTTCTGATAGAAATGATGAGTATGTTTGTCATAAAATAGATTAAAATATCTCAAATTGCCTAAACACTGACCGGCTGGACGGCGTACTACATTATACCCTAAGTTGCTGAAGCTATTGTATATAACTTCTATTGGAGAGACCTGCTCTTTCTTAAAGAGCTTGTCGTGTAACTTGTGAGGATCTATTATTTCAGTTATTTTTGTCTCCATATTGTTTTTATTGTTTAGTGCAAATATATGATTTTACATAAAAAGAAGAAAATGCACGACCTTGTATCCGGTTTGAGAGAAATAGGATACAAGGTTTTTTATTTTATGACGGTTTGGATAAGAGACAAAAGAACGGCTCGAAACGTAAACGGCTGACCGTCAGGGGTGGGACAACAAATCTTGAATTAAAACTACGCCTATAAATAGTCTCCGTTTTCCTTAATATTAAGACCATTTTCAATGATCTTACTCATTATATTATTTATATTATTTTATATACTTTACCATTTATTCATATAATTGTTTACAGTGAATGAACTTAACGACCGAAGGGAGTTAAGTGAGTGAACGGATTGACAAATTACTTTTTCCATCTATTGTATTGTTTACCTAATTGTGTGAAAAGATTGAGTATCGTGACCGAAGGGAACGATGCGAAAGAACTTATAATATTTAAAAACGACTGAACCTATCGACGAAGGAGATAGGTGATGGAGTGACGTTAATAGTTATATTAGGTAGCCAGTGGAGAATTAGGCAGGGAGTAGGCGAGACGAGCGTCCATGCCAGTCAGGACAGTGAAAGTACGTAGGTCTGTTCCGTCCAACCAAGGCGATGATAGTTCCATCCTTCACGAAATCGCACAAAAAAGCCGGATTATCTTGATATCGTTCTTCAACCTTCGGTATCCGTATAACGAGTCTCAAATCCGGCTTCGCTTTATTAATATGAGAAATAAAACAATCTTGTTCTAATTATCAGTGACGCCTTTAATGCGAAGTTGTATATTGGGAAGCACGGCATTAATCAAAGCCATTTTCTTATCCTCTTCGCTTTCTTTTTGATGCTGTCTATACATCATGCTGTAATCACTGTCATCACCATCCTTTTTCCCGTCTAACGTCAGTAAATGATTTACGATGTCTTTACCATACGTTTCAGTCCATGTACGGAATCTCTCTTCCTCGGACTGTCTCTCCTGGGACTGAGCTTCCGGGTTAGGGAGGGCGGCTGCCACTTCTACCTCTGGAAGTGTTACCGATGCTGCTATTTCTCCATCATCTCCGAATCCCATTTGACCATACAAAGATACGGAATTTTCTTCAATTTCCAAACCAAGATTTTTAGCAACTTCCATAGCATAGTCATAACGATCATCATTTCTTATAACACTCTTATGAGGACGTCCTGCTCCTTGGTTCCAAGCTACTACAGCATCCTTAAGGTTATCGGCGTTCATAAAATCCTGCCGGCTGTAGTTGTAATACCCTGGTCCTTCTTTTCCTTTTCTTGTGTATAAGAAATTAGAATATCCGGTTTTCCCTTCGTATTCGTCAGCCAAGAACTCAAGTTGGTCTTTGAATGTGGGTGTAGAATGACCTTTCTTTTTGGCGTGCTTGAACAACTTATCCATGCGCTCATTATGCCATTGCTGTATGCCGTATGATGTTCTGTTGTCTCCATATATGTCATCTTTAAGACCGGATTCAGCCATGAGGTTACCTATGATGGCGAGAGCCTGTATTTTAGACATGCCTCTTTTATCAGTAAAGTATTCATATGCCTCACGTTGTTTGCCAACTACGCCACCTTCCTTCTTGATGTTGGTATTGTATCTCTTTCCATTCCATGTAAATTCCTTAAGACCTCTTTTCCTGGCTTCTTTAAAGGCTTCACCTCTTGTAGTGGAAATAGAGTCTTGTAGCTCAAGATCATTTTTTATTCCAAGAATAGCATCAACAATAGTATTATCATTTTTATCAACATTATCCAAAACATAAGATTGACTTATCAAATTTGATACGCTCTTTCTGTTTTTATAAGTTCCTTCTTTATCTGATGGAGCTTCAAAAGCATATACAAGTGGATACGAATAATCCGTATCTGGATCTTCTGACATAAATTCGTTTACTGCATGAATAGCTTTTTTGTATTTAGTATCTTTTATACTATACTTCCCAGCATCTTGAACATGATCATAAAATCTGTCTATCATATAGTTGATATATCCACGCTTATCGCTCTTAAATCTCTCTTTATCTCTTTCAAACTCTTTTGGCGGATATCTTTTGTAATATTCTTGAAAAAGTCCCCTAAATTTTCCATCCTCAGATACAGCGTAGGGGTTTCCACCAGATTCTTCAATAATATTTCCAAGTACGGCTTCTATCTGGCGTTGATTAAAACCTTTATCATATAAAGCATCATAGATCATATTCATCCCTTCTACGTCCATAGTACGATGCTTACCCTTACCCACACGCTTCATATTTTCATATTTGGATTTGAATAAATCCCAATCTATTTCCGGCTTAGAAGAATCCCCTCCTTGTTTTTTGGATCTTATCTCCATCCTTTTATCCAAATCATTCTTTGAATCAATAATGGATCTAAACAGGATCTTGTTTGGATCATTCTCTTCGTATGGGATTTTATCTTCTACATAATCCCTTATTTCAAAAGGATATCCTATTGTATCAAGAGTCTTAGTAACAACCCCAACACCAAAAGGTTGATCGCTTCTATAAAAATCGTACTTATCTTTCACAACCATCCTACCTCTATCATCACGGTACATGGTAAAACTTGATAAGCCTGATAAATCATTTAAATCTCCGTAAGCATCCGGTATAAAATTATATTCGTTAAATACCTGATGTTCCCCGGTTCTGGCTTTTTTTAAGAGATCTATACCCTCTTCTACCATTCCAAGTTTCCTACTTGTTACATCCCTTAACTCCTCCAAATCAGATACGTCCTTGCCTGCAACTTTTCCATCAATTATCTTATTATCTAAGGAATCAAGCTCCTTTCCATATTTTTTAGCCATTTTCTCCCACCCACCATTTATCCTGTCAGATATAATGGATTTGATATTGTCTGGTATTCTAACAATCCCGTTTTCCTCTTTCAGGTTATTTGGTTGGTTTAAAAATCTAAACCAAAGATTTTGACTAAAATCATCTACATTGGCTTTCGGAACATCTTGACCAAAAAATTCCATTATTTTGGTTTTTAATCCTCTTTCATTAGCATACACATCAGGTGTTATATTAGATGCCAGATATTCTCTAAGTTTTACAAACGGACCAATTTTATTCCATAATGTTTTTGGTTGTTTGTCCTTTACATAATTTTTATTTTTCTTTGCCATCTTTTTCTTCCTCTAAGAATCCAAACATTTCACCTGCGCAATTACCAACAAATCCGGCTATGTAAGCTGCGTGTTCATCTTCTCCCACCTTAAAGCCAAGAGACATATTACAATGTTGGCATACCGACATAGCTGCATGAAATGATTCATGACATATGTTTCGCATAGTCATCTTATTCTCACTTTGAAAGTTCCATAATAACTTAAAAGCTCTATCATCCCCCTTATCACGAACAAGATTCAAGAAAGAGGCTTTTGAATCTAAATCGCCTTCATCTCCCCATTCTCCTTCATGATCCAATTCTGCATTCTCAAAACGATCACACAATGTTTTGTAATCTAACCCTATGGTGATAATCAACTTTAGTGGATATATCACAAAATCAAATTCTTTTTCTTTCATTCTTTTTTTCAACAAATGTAAACAAAATAGCCGAAGAATGCCACCATTCATTCTCCGGCTTGTTATGATAAATCTATTCTTATGAAAACAGTACGAATGTAAGATTTAAATCTTAATCTTCTTAATTTCATCAATCATATTCTTATATCCGCAGAACTTGCTGTTAATAACATCGAAAATAGATTCTGACCAGCCAGCTATGTTCAAGATATTAGATCCTCTGTAAAACATCTCACTTCCATATCCTTGAATAGAAATAGAAACGATCTTGCAATTTGGATTTACTTTCTTGAACTCTTTCAAAAGTTCGGCGAATTTGCCATATCCATAACTGGAGCTTTTCTCCCATACAACAGATTCACCGTCTCCTATCTGCATATCTGAAATAATGTACAAGTTATCTACCTTGATCTTATCTTTAACGCACTTATCCAAGAATGCAAAAAGACCGTTTTCTGTGGCACCACCGCATTCTCCTCCGGCAGTAAAAGATTTTTTGTTATTCCATAAAACACCTCTGCTTCTATCATATTCGTAATTGATAAGTTTGTCACCAAACATACCAATAAATACGTCAGGAAGCACAGAAGCAATCATACAGCCAAACAAGTTACCAATGACAGCCGTATTTGTTTTGCTAAAGGCAGACACTTCAGAAGACCCTCCCATATCTCCACGTACAGAGCCAGAGTGGTCAATCAGGATAGCCGACCGCCCCTCCAATACCGGCAAGTTCTTGCAGGAGATGGTTATGGCTTTCTCCAACGCATCTAAAATCTTATATTTATTACGCGCTGTTAATTTAGCTCGTTTTTTATCCGACTCAAATACAATATCGTTATCGGAACCATCAGTGCCCATATTTTCAACCTCTTTGAAAGCTGAAGCAAAACGGAAAGGAAGCATCTTCGAATTAAGCACCTTCTCTTCTATTGTAAGCTGCCTACAAACTTCATCTATTTGATCAGGTGCGTATTTGATTATGTTTACAAGGTTACGAACCATATTAAAAATAGGCATACCTTTTACATTAGAAACCACGTCCCGAATAGCGTCACCTAAAGCTTCTTTCTTTTCCTTATTATCTTTCTTATCCTGTCCGGCTTTAGACATTTCTTTTTCAAGAATCTTGCTTTCGTATAATCCAGACAAAGACCGACCTTCTATAAGGTACTGGAAAGCCGTTTTATTAGCCTGATTGCCTTTAGGGTGAAATAAGTTTACGAGGTCAACCATAGTAATGACCCTACTGTCCATCTTATACTTATCAATCCGATACGGATCAAGACCTTCCAAAGCCGTCTTAAATCCTTTCTTAATAGCACTGGATATACCTCTTAACTTCTTTGGATTTTTGCCGTTAAGAGCCGCATAACAGCCAAGGATTTCGCTCATATCATCAGGACGCATAACGATCTTGTTATAGAACCTTGAAGCCCATTCCTTACCCGATGCTTTGCTGGCAAGGACAGAAGCCATAAGATGCGTTACCGACCTAAGCTTTCCTTCTTTCCTGACATACAATGCTGTTTGTGCTGCGAAATACGGATCTACTTGATCCATAAGGTCCTTAATCCTGTTCACCTTGTCTTTTTCTTTCTCATAATAAGAATCAGACAACATGGTAGTCATTACCGTAGATACCAACTCTTCTTCTGCGTTAGGCTTATACGCCTTCTCTCCCATGTGATTCACGATCGTAGGTTTAACACCTTCATCCTTTTTGTTAAACTTTCCCATTTGTTGTTGTTTTCTTTAAAGTGTTATACAAAAAAAAGCAGTGATATTACTACCACTGCTTGAAAAAAAATATATCAAAATGAATACTCAATGAGGGAAAAGCTGAAGTTAGTGTAAACAATGAAATAATGGATTTGAACCATCGACCTATACTTTAAAAGAGTATCGCTCTATCCATCTGAGCTAAATTCGAAGTAACTAACCCCATCACCACTCATTAGTTTCTTATGTCTTTCAAACAGAGGAAAAGCGGAGCCGGATCTAAGATGAAAATATCGGATTCGAACCGATGAAAAGCAAATGTACCTGATGCTGCGTTAAACCACTACGCTAATTTTCGAAGTAACCGAACTCCTCACCATCTGTATATGTTGTTAAAACAGGGATAATTTGGAAGGTGTTTGAAAGGAGGTTTTAATCTACCAACTGATCTAATCTTTCTTGCATGAAAAATACAGGACTCGAACCTGTGACACAAACCGAAGTATCACCTTCCATCACCACTGTCTTGCATTATAATCTCTCTTGATTACGATGCAAATATAGACACTAAAATATGATTTACAAATTAAAATGATTTAAAATAGATTAATTTGAACAAATTAACACACAGACAACATAATAGACAGTATCGTATTGTATATTTGCGTATAACATAAAAAAATAAATATATGGATAGATATATTGTTGATTTACTATTAAATGAAGACAACTCTCCGTTTAATAGTAAAAATTTTAAAATAATAGAATTTGAAAAAAATGACAATGAGAAAGTATATAACTTATTCAATAAAGTGTACGGAGAAAATGTAAGTATTATTTTCATTGATAGTGGATTTGGAATATTAACGTTTATAAATGACAACATGGTTAGACAAGTTGATTTGTATATCATGTTGCAATCTTTATCCGTTATATACAAAGAGGCCATAGATATAATATCCATATTGTTCGGTGAAAACGCATCACTCCTTACAGTATGCAACAAACCAGCCCCAGTCACGCATGATAAAAATTCCAGTGGTGATATTAATACCTATATAATAAAAGATAGTTCGAGTGGTTTATTTAAAATAGGAAAAAGCCGTAATCCTATTGAAAGACTTAAAACACTATCTATTGGGAATCCTAATTTATCTATAATAGGAGTATGCAATAAAAATGTAGAATTATTAATACATAAAGAATATGATTCAGTAAGAGTCGATGGAGAATGGTTCAGGATGGATAATAATGATATTTGTCATATAATAAAGAAATACGGATTTATATGTGTAGAATAAAAAAATCATCCTCTACTTATTGAAAAGTAGAGGATGATACGATATTATCTATTCTTAATCTTATCTTCAGAAATCAACCACTGGAATATAATCTTTCGGTTGCTAATTACTTTCTTTATCCTCATCAGCATCCAACTTCCCCTTAACCTATCCAGCCATGACCGTCTGAAATTAAGAGCATCAGGATTAACTGACTTATTTATATCGTTATCGTCCTTGATCCAGATAGGTGTTTCAGATCGGTCATCGTCAACCCTGTTGAAGAAGTCATTTAACTTATGTCTTCTATATACCTCAGTATCCAGGACCTCAGTATGGTCACCTACGATCTTCGGATATGATATACGTTGTGCTAAATTATTCTTTTCTTCTGGAACAAGATGAATTTCGCCTGAGTTGTTTGTGTCGTTGTAGATAGTTATCGTATCTAAACCTACTTTCCTGTCAAGAGTGTAATTCACATCATCTACGTATTTCCTTGCATCAAGCTCGTATTCTACAGAAGCCAGCGTAGAACCGTTATATTTCTCTTTTATCGGCACTTCTAATATAAATGGATATGTTGCTCCGTAAAATGTCTGAAAGCTCTTATTCGTCAGCAAATGGCTCCATAAGCCACCTTCTTCATCCGATGCCGGGAAGTTTATTCCTGTCTGGAAATATTGTTGCTGTTCTATATAATAGTCAGGACAGAACGAATAATAAGAAATCCATTCTTGCTTCAGACACGAATATCCGATAGTGAACGACACGTCCTTGAAATATTGTTCGTCCTTTAAAGATATTTCCTTATCGTTTGACAGCACCTCTGTTTCATTGTATAAGAACCTTCCACCATCATATTTATAATATGCCGGGTTCTTAACAGGTATATAATCTTTTTTCGTGATAAGTACCCTCTTATACCTGTTATCCCATCCAAGAGACAGACCAAGACCGATAAATTTATTGTCTGTATCTTCTTCTGTCATCTCTGTACCGGTTAAGATATTAGTTATTCCGTATCTAAGAATCTTAAAAGGAAGATGACGCTTGAGCCAATGCCTGATACCTACACTAAGTTCCTTGAGATTACGTCCGTTCGGATCGGTCATAAATACCTGTGCTCTTTTAGTATCTACCCAGAAGTGACCAAATTCTGAACTAATTATTTCAGTGCTCTGGGTTCCAGAATAACCAAGGTCGGTCGTGTTGTACTCCAGAGGCCGGGACGCGAACAGACCGCCGGTGCCCATCTCGGCCTGCCCTGGGGAGGTGCGCTCCTTGATTACGTCTATGGCGTTATGGAGTGAAACCTGGTCCTCGAATCTAACAAGAATCTGATCGGATTCAATACGCTTCATGTGAATAAGCTTCCCGTTGCTGGTTGGAAACTCATGATAGTCCATAGGCTTGTACGTCAGCCACGGATCTGTTTGACTGTTTTCAGATACATCAGCCCTACTCCATATAACACCATTAGGACGTTGGTAAGCACAATCATAAAAACGTCGTTCGTATGTTGCCGGCAATACATTTGGTGTTAGTGTCATCCTCGACGAATAGATAGGACTTATCTTGTAATCATTATCCCTATGGATAGACACGTTCTTTTCTTGTGTCCACCAAACGAAATCTCCTACTTTTGGGTAGAATAGTTCATGAGGCTGAGGTCCCTCTAATCTGAAATTACAATTTATTTCAGACTCTACAAGGAACTGAGGAATGCCATAGAACCATGTATAAAATCTTCCATTAACGTACCTGCCGGATGTGTCACCATTTAATTCGTATAAGCTCTTCCTGTTTGGATAAAAAGCGTATCTTCCTTTATTAGATGATGTCCAGCTATTGAAACGTTCGTTATCTATTGTCTCAAGAGCGTCTTCTCCGGTATCATAATTAACAAAATATCTTGGATACCCTACATTTCTGTAATCCATGTATGGGAATGGTATCATGTCTCCAATACCAAAAGCGCTATTATAAAAAACAGGGAATTTTCTTTTTAATGAGAATCTTGTTATTACCGTATCGCCACCGAACATCAGTTTCTTTTCATTAGTGAAAAAGCCACATCCACCTATGGAAATCCATTTTATATCTTCTATCTGTCCATATTGATCCGGCCTATATCGCATAAGTCTCATATACGGAGAACAGATGTACGATACTGTTTTGGATTGCTCGAATGTTCTTCCTGCTACAACATCACTTCCAGCAATAACCGAATCATCTATGCGGCTACTGTCGTAATTGTAAACATAGTTCGGATATTCCAATAAATATTTCGATTTACCATCTCCTTTTTCACCTGGATCACCAAATGATAAAAATAACGAAGATTCACGATCTATATTATTAACGAATAAGAAACGTCCCTCATTATCATTTCTACCGGTTCCCCATTTAGAAGACATACTGGCATCCATCATCGGATATACGCCAGACTTAATGTACTTAACAGAAGATAAACCACGGGCAAAATTTCGTTCATACTTATCCTGATCTGTTATGCCTATCATTGAATTATATAATCCCACAGAAGTATAATACCATGCATGATTACGTCTTGGTCCATTGTTTATAAACGTATTAAGCCAATCATAACGGTACTTACCGTACAATATCGGGCCTTTAGCAAGAGTCTGACTGATGGTTGACACCATTGAAGAAAACAGCATGGCCACGCTTAAATTAGTCAGGAATCCTCCTCCGGTAAGACCGGCCGACCCTCCTATGTATCCAGACTGCGCCCTTATCTGAAGCTCTTCTGCTATCATAGCTGCTATTGTAGCACTTGATTCAACTGCGGCAAGCGACGCAGCCATCGTGTATGCGGCAGGACCTAAGATAGTCCATTTTGGATGATCTTCTACAGGTACGAAACTGCCCACAGACATTCCTCTTTGAAACCCGTCTATACATACTTCATTTGGAAGTTCTGGCTTGTTGAAATAAATATCAGGTGAACAGAATGAATACCACACGTTTCCTCCTTTGTCGAAAGGATGAGATATAAACTCGTCTCTTTTGCCAGACGTATAATTATATTGATCTTGTGACAGGTCATTATATGGGTAATTAGGATAGATATTCACATTACCATCGTCTCCTATGTATCTAAGCATATCATAGGCTAATCCTGAAGCCACAACCGACCTATTTAGTCTCCTATCTCCACGATACAGTTCATATCCTACAATCGTATTTCTTTGTTGTTGCGTAATCAAACCAGAATCCACTGCAAAATCCAAAAACACTTGTATGGTGTTCTCATCTACCATAATACCTACCGGATATATTTCAGAAGCTATGTCATATCCACGTTCATCACTGTTCATGAATGGTATATGCTTATTATCTGGAAACCGGTAATGACGTATAGGTTGTTGACAAAATATGGTAGAAGTATCTATCCCTCCATAAGAATGACCCTTGAAATAAGATAATCCATTTTTGTCTGACAAAGGAGCACCATAATATTCTGTTAACTTATTCATAATATTAGAATAAGCTTCTGTTTTTTTTGGATCATCATAAGATCTGCCTGTGTCTATTTTCATCCTGCTACTATCATAAAGTTCAAAATTAGCAGGATATTTCTCAGATGATTCCCAATATGCAAAATCCCCGTATTTATAAGGACGAGGCTTGCAATTGATGGGCCTATCTCCACATGTCTGACATTTTGATGCAAATAAGACAGTTGATCTAAGTGTTATAGAATCCACAGACAAATCAATCTTATTTACCTCCTTTTCTCTTATACCAAAAATATACGGATATATAGTTTTACCTGTAGCAAAAGCGACTCCAAGAATAGCACGGGAAGGCTTCTTTCCTTCTTCTTCCTCTTCTTCTGGGGTATCATAATTTTTATAAGAACAAAATTGAATTTGTCTAAACGTCATTATCCAAGGAACTGCTACAATAGGAGATTCTATTGTAACATAAAAATAATTTTGACCTATAGAATCAAAAAACTCTTCATTTATTTCTCCGAAAGCCGGTCTTGCTATGTTAACAATAACGGAATGAGATGATTCATACTCAGGTCTATCAAATTCAACTGGTACTATTCCAAGAGGGGACCATGTTTCAACATCCTTCCAAAAAGAAACACGAACGTAATTGGTAGACACAGCATCCATTATGCCATCTACCTTTCCAAGAGCTTCAAGATAAAGAACTTTGTTCTCGTCTTTATAACCTTCTATGTCCCACTCTTCTGGTCTATTGATTCTAATAAATCTTGCATTTGTCATTACATTTCTGACAAACTTCCATACCACAAATTCAGATGCGAATCCAATATTAAGCTTATCCCCTGTAGGATTATTAAATGTAGCATTGTTTACATACCCTTCAAATTTCCAATCAGTTTCATCTATACCGGTATCCGAATTTTTATATATCATATCTTGCAACTTCTCAGAAGCTTCAGGCCAAAATTGCTCAATACAATACCTGGGTCCGTTCTTTGATCTATACTGATTATTTATGACTGTACTGGTAGATCTACCGGCTCGCCAAGCTCCTACATCATTTATCTTTTCGCTCCATCCATCTATATGAAGAATATAACTTCCAAGAAGATAATTATAATTCTGAAAGTTGTTATAATCAGTTCTTGACACAGTAGGATCAGAGCAATAACTCTCAATATAACATCCGCATGTACAAGGCATGGTATCTAATACGTATATAGCATCAGACACGGTTTTTAAAACAGATCCAGGTTGTAAGTATGGATAAAACTCAGAACAAAGGTGTTGATTGCCATCACCTGATATGCTGCCAGCGCTATACCCAAAAAATGCTTCCTCCATCCATTCAGATAAAGAATCCATTGTCTCGTAATTAAACAACACAGAATACTTATTCTGATTTTCTCCTCCTGTGGTATATAGATAATCTGTAGAGACGTGTTCCATTTCGCTAAGAACCTTATAGATATAATCTTCTACAAGGCCTGTTATTAGTAGAACTGGAGCTGACAATATAGATTCTTGACGATGAGGGACTTCGCAGTCTCCTTCCATTTCTGGTAACCTAATATGATCAATTGGCTCCATATAATCCTGTGTTCCATCTTCTCTGTATTTGGTAGCTATATCACATATCTGTCTTTCATTGTTTCCATTCTCCTTATTATTACAAGCTACAAGACCTATATTTTCAGACAAATAATTTATAGGGGTTCCTACAATATCATCATAATCGATAATAAATCTTGATTTCCCTTTAAAAGTAGCGAAATTGCTTTCCACTACAACAGTTTGACCTACAGTAGCCGGGTTGTTACACTCTTTCTGTTCTTCATCTATAACAACCGCATCGTCGTCAATCAATACCCCATCTCCTGCCGTATTGCTATACTGCCATACATATTTTCTTTCCACTCCTGAACAATCCGGAGCATATGCATTTATAGACTGGTATGGGATACTGTCTTTGTTCATTTCTTCTCTTGCCTTATCAGAAGGAGGTGGAATAAGAACAAATGCTGGAGTTTTATATCCGGTGGATGTCTTAAACGAGATAGAAAACGGATACACTTCATTTCTCATATATCCCACATACAGCGAACAAGCATTACCATCCTTATATAGATCTTCGTGGGCTACCGATGCCTGCCATTTTAGAAAATGCCCCATAAGAGAAACTACAGGCTGCAAATTCCATTCTTTTTCTGCCGTAAGACCATATTGAAGAAGACGATTTCCGACTGACACTATTCCTCTTGATGTGTTGTACACAGCCCTTTTCAAGGAAATATGCTCAAATGTGGTTCTTTTATTATTAAGGTCAGAATAATAGTATATGGTCTTCTCTGTAATAGGATGAATACCTTCTATAAAATAATCAACTACCGGCTGCGTTTCCCCATTGTATCCTACCGTATTCTGAATAACGGCTACCTTATAATGGCTGACTTGCCTATCCAAATTAGACACCTTAAGCCTTATACCAAGATTAGTTCTTTCTCCCCATTTACCATCATTTATCCTAATATATTGTTCGTCAAATACATGAACAGGGTTAGTTAATGAAGTATAGTTAGTTTTCTCGTTACCAAATTCATCGCACAAGGCCACAGCAAACTGATACACGCCCGCACGCAGGCTGCCCCCGTACTCTATCTGTACCGGCTCTACGCATGGCTGGTCCAGTAGCGGAAACACCCTAAGTTTCTCACATGCCAGAAAACAACCATTCTCCTGCATGAACTTTTTCCTATCGTATTCTTTATCGCATATCTTATACCCATGATAATGATACCATATATCACCTTCATCATCAGGAGTCAGAGCCTTGTCTACAATAACATACCTGGGAGGATTATAATCGTCAGTCCAGTAAATACATTTTCCACATTTCTCTGTCTTTATTTCTATGGTTTTTATAGGATGATAGATAGAGAACTTAAGGCACGGATCTTGCTCGTTGTCTTCAAGCAGGGTTTTCATGCCAGAACACAACGACTCCGATCCTTCTACCATAGATTCTATATCAGAATCAGACAAGATACTTGTATCGGATTCAGGCTTGAAATAAGTTATTTTAGATACGCCTGTTTCAGGATTTGTTATAAAAAAATAGATATTGCCTGAAGTAAGATCATTCTTATAACCAATAACTTTAAACCCATCGAAATCAATGCATTTAAGATTACTATGCTCGTTAGATCTCATCCCAACATTACCGTCCTCGGATTCGATGTTGGCATTCAAGGCAAACGTATAATGCTGATCCGTAAGACTCGACGGATGCAGATCGCGATTCATACCTGTTTGAGGAACCGCTATGTTTCTGTTATCTTCTAATGCCATGTTAATAACTGTTTGTCACAAAGATAGCAAAAGAGATTTAATCATGGATTTCTAAAGTAGGTGAAGAAAAGAAATACATTTTCAGTCTCCTACTCTATCAACTACACCTACATAAAAATCGGGGATAGGATTATCATTGAAATTTCTTATTTGAATATCAATATAATTATAGAAATAATTATCAACTGGATCCATTATCGTCACGTTACTTTCTAAAACCCCGTCTTTGTATGAATACAGTTCCTCATGTTCGGAATCAATGTAAAAAATATATCTTGGTAAATCCTGGGTATTAACTGTTAGATGATTATTAAACAAACTGCATTTAGAATGATCAGCAGACAGAAGTAACAATAGAAACGTATATGCAGATTTATCTCTTATTATAATATCACGATTAGATGATACATTAGACAAAACTTTGGATAAATCAAATTCTCCAAAACTTATCTTGAATTTCTTTCTTCTTATTGGAGTTATATATACTGGACTATTAACTACAATATTATTCCATTGAAATTGACTCCCTTCCATTACAGGAGAGAAACAATTACCCATAGCCATATTAACATTTTCAAATCTTCGTCTCATAACATCTACTTACGATTTATATCTTCTACCCCTAATTAACACAGTACCATCACCGCCGGCTCCGGCATAAACCATAGAGTATCTGACGCCGCCTCCTCCGCCGCCATAACCTCCTCCTCCTTTACCAGATCCGTTTGTTGATCCCCCTGTGCCAGATCCTTCACTGTAATCAGATATTCCTCCTTGGAATACTACCCCAGTGTTAGTTTCTCCACTTCCACCACCGGCATTTCTTTTACCGCCGGATTCTCCAAAATCTCTGGTAGTATGACCTTGACCTTTGATTACTCCATACTCTTCTCCATTAGTGTCTCCACCATCCGAAGCACCATCTTGCGTATATGACGAACTGCCGGCACTACCACCATTTCCTCCCCTCCACTTATTAGCTCCCTTTCCTCCATTTGCTCTATAAGACGAGCTCATAAATTGAGAATAACCACCATCTTTACCAGGAGAATTTTGTTCGGCTTGATAAACTTGTGCTCCTCCTTTTCCTACTGTTATAGAAATAGATTGACCAGGTTTTACAGCAATAGCTTCTCCGTCTTTCCAGCCTTTGTTATCAGATTTGAAGGTCTTGGTATAACCACCTCCACCGCCGGCAGAGCTACCGCCGCCTCCGCCTCCAACTAAAAAAACGTCTACGAGAAAACAGCCATCAGGAACTATCCATGTGTAATTGCCAGCCGGATAAAACCTTATAAGAAAGTCTTCAAGCTCCCTTTCTTTATATTCGAATCTCCTCCTCATAATTTACGCAAATATATAAAAAGAATCATTGTGATATATACTACTCTCTGTTGCAGAAGTAATACAATCAACATCTTCATCTGCATTATTAATAAGATCTCTCATTCCATCGTATCTATTAGAAAACATAAAAACGTACCTCTGGTCATTTATCTGAAACTTGTATATAATACCCTGTTGTTCACTTGCAGGATACGGGTCAAATCTAATCCATATTGTCATTGGTTCGTAACCGGTAGAGGTGCTTGAAAACGAAAAAGAAACTGAACTCTGAGTATGAATATTAAAGCCTGTTCCTTCTCTAAGTTGATTCAATACGCTATTTATCTTATCCTGGCTAATTGTATCGGATTTGATTTTATTCATTAAATTAAATAACCTGATCCTATCTCCAGGCTCGATTTCTGTTTTTACACAATGATAAATAGCTCCATTACCAGATCTCTGTTCCTCAAAATATCTTCTCCTACTCATAATGATACTCCTTCCTATAATAACCGAGGAAACTAAACCCTTCCGACTCCTTCCTCAAAACATCATGCTTATTCCAATACTTTTCTAAGTCGAAAGCCTCTCTTTCGAATACGATATTATGATATGCCTTATCATGATCGCGATATATGCACAACCTAATCAGGTACTCAATTAAATACCATGTATAGTATAAAAATATTGGAATAAGGGACAGCCATAACATCCACCATCCTGCATTACCGAATAAGAGACATAATCCTATTGTAAGCAGCGATATAAACATACCAAAACAAAACATTGTATGATACTGATTACAATGCGCCTCTTCATGATATTCGGCCTTCAATGATATAGCATCACGTTCGGTAAATACGGCTCCAAACAGCATAATTGTTTTATAGCCGTCAATGAACGTAAACAACTTAGCTATTTTTGATTTATAATATATTTTCATTGTTAAAAACAATTTTATACCAGTTGCACAAAATCAAAAACTCAATAGGAGAATTAACTCCATCCCATTCCCATTTTTCAAGATAAGATCTTAACTTACTTTCATCAACATCTTCACACTCTTTAAGAAAAACAAGATGCGGCATAAATAATTCTCCCCCTTCCAAAGATTTATTAAACTTACTAACCAACCTCTTTCTGAACTTAGGACCGTACCATGATTTTTCATTTGTGGATCCGAGACAATAGTAAGAATTATTTTTGACTTTAATGCCAAACCATTTACATACATATGGATGATATACCCTATCTGCTAAAAATATAAATGGTTTATACCATAGGCAATGCCAGAATGTACTACACTTGCCTCCAAACTTCTTAAATGCCCATCTGAATCCTCCAGAGAAGTACCAATTGTTTGCACCTCTCTTAACCTTAACTTTGTATTTAAGATTCTTGTTACGGTCGCTGACCCTATCCCACGGCTTAACCTTATCGGTATCCATATCAGGAAGGAATGTCCAATGATGAAGCAAGGCGCTGTAATAAGGATTGTATATCTTGTGTCTGTTTCTAATAACGTACTCAAAAATATCGTATCCTACTTGCCCGGCTTCTTCAAATCCTTTTTCTGACAAGAAAGCTAATATAGGAGCCAGATTCCAGATCTGATCTTGTGAAGTGAATGGGGAGAAGCAAGGGTCTTCATCTTTTAACTCTATACCATTAGTATATCCGGAGCTTATCTTGGTAAGACCGAATTTGCTTGCGTCTTCGCTATGGATATCGTCTCTTAAGAAAAATCCTTTTTCGAATTTGAAATAAATACCTTTGTTGTTATTAAAAAATAGATCATAAGTAGTATCGGCAAGACGGGTAAGTACCAATATGGAATTACGCACATCATCTTCTGTCTTGCTGCCAAGAACCATTTCCGTGTATATAAACTGGAGATAATGAGCCAGGTTGATAGTTCCGTCGCCGACCCAGCCTGCCCCGTTCTTCACCGACGACAGGGGGATGCACGAGGCCTGCTCTGTGTAGCTGGAATCATAAACAAAATCCCGGTAAAACACCTCCTTAATCCTATTGTATTTATCCCAAAGACCTTCCATCACCTTAACCTATAACAATAACACAATCACGCTTTTCCTTATTATAAACCATCGTACCCATCTTAGTGTACAAACCTTTTATATTTTGGTAATTGGTTTCACCATGAGCCGAAACGTTAGTAGTGATGCTGTCGGAGTAAACTTCCGTACCTCCTTCATTAATGAAATTAAATCCTTGTTTAACCATCTCTCCTCCAAGGTAGGCTGTAAAAGACACAACGACATTTCCTCGCCCTCTATTCCCATACCAATTACCATAGATATCGGCATTGATATTAGGCTCAGACTCGTCCATGCCCGGCGCTGATAGCAAGGTCTTCATCTTAATAAGCGCACCTTCAAGACCGGACTGCATGTTATCACCACCATAAACAAGGTAATCACCTACCTGTTGTTGGGTAGTAGCCCACTGCTTACTCCATCCAACGTATTTATTATCTACATCCGAGATGCCTGTATTGGTGAACCCGGTTGCAGTATCAAAATCAGAACCGTCTTCTGATTCCCATCCGTACCTAAGAACAAGATAATCGAACTCAGGAATTACAACAACCTGCTCTCCGGCAGCTTGTGTGATTGTAACGTTCTTACTCTCTCCACCAGCCGTTACCTTGGCTACACCTCTACGATCTTCAGCTACCGGATTAGGTCCGGCTGTGAAAATGATGTTTGCCGATCCCACGCCTCTCATTTTGTCGGCGGTTACTATTTCGCTTGCACTAACTTCTAACATCTTATTTATTTTTTAATATTTCAAATACGTATATCCAGCTCAACAAAAATACTACCGGGCAGTACATTGTCTCTACCAAACTCGCCTCTCCTTTAAATTCCCTGATTGACCAAACAATCATAGATACAATAACACCAAGCAAGTATATAAATAGAACTACTTCCGTCATACCAATTTAAGTATATTGTCAATTACAGGATACGCCTTAGTATATATCTCAAACTCAGCACGGCGCCGCCTAAGAGGTTCGTACATGCCTTTTAATGTCATACCCATCATCTTAAGTTCGGTCTTAGCATTTTTCAGCTTAACCAAATCTTGCTGTGCATACAACTTGAACAAATCGGCTGCTCCTTGTGCTTCTCCATTATACATCAGTTCCTCAAAGAATCTCATCTTTACAAAATTATCTACATAATCCAATACCAGACCTTGAGGCGTGTCTGGTATAATTATATTAGATTCTCCGTCGAAAGGAAGAGACCGGTACTGCATGTAAATAGGACCATCGAAATTAGCATACAGGAATCCGTTTACGATATTTATCTCATACGGACTATCCTTTATTACCTTATTCCGGCATTTACTTAAACAAGAATCACGAAGCATAGGCTTAGCAAGACCTAACATTACCGGCCGGTCATAATAGCAACGAACTTCATGATCGCGATCATGAACATTGATATAAAATTTTTCAACTATCACCTTCTCGCATTCGTCTTTACAACATTCATCGCAAGAACACCACCTATAACTTCTTTCGGTACGTTCTTTCCAAGCTATTGTATTTTGAAGTTCTGATATCACCTTGTCACCTTCCGGCACCTCATATCCTTTAAAATCGCATTTAAAAGCCAGAATAAGATCAAAGTAATCACCAGGCATACGGGCCTGCCCTCGCTTGACATCCACTACCGCTTCTTTGCGCATAGTAATATCGCCTCCAAACTTCTTCAGGGCAATTTCTACCCATTTGTAGATGGATACCTCATCTATCAGATCACGCTTGTCAAATGATCTTAAAGACGATTTTAACTCTATGATATAATCTTCGACTGTCATAACAAAAAATATGGAGGACAGGAAACGAACCTGACCTCCACAAAGATATGAATAATATGTATAACGCCCTATTTTGTGTTTTCAAAAGTTAGGATCTTCAAACTTGCCGTACTTCAAGAAAAGGCTCCTACACTTTTCCTTTATCCCCTTAAGTGTAACTTCATATCCGGCACCAGTCATGTAGATGGTTTGCTGATTAACTCTTTCCCCAGAATACTTATCTACAAAATATGATCTATACACACCAAACTTATTTTTAACAATATCACTGTATAACTCCCATCTACCCTGCCCATTTCTGAACATGAACTTGACTTCCTCAAGAAACAAACGAAGATTCTTTTCTGCGATGATGATTCCATTCTGCTCAAGCTTCTTCGCCACATCTCTTATTAGCCACATGTTTTCATGATCCACCTTCTTAAATGACTCAGAAAACTCTATATCCCCCTTCTTTTCTTCTAACGTATTTACAGCTATTTCTTTTTCCATTCTTTCTTGCTCCGCCCTTTTATGTTCAGCCAAAGCAATAGCTTCCGCTTGCTGAGCTCTACGATACTGCTTAGCCCATTCTTCGGCTGCTTCTGCCGGATCAGTAAAATTTGGAATAAAAACCAAGTTTGATGTTAAAAATTCTTTTATCTTCGAGTTACACCATAATCTAAAATCAGTATCCAACCATCTCGCAAAATCTATGGCGAGATCTTCAAACATCCATGTACCTCCTCCATTTTCAGGACTTCCAAGCATAGTTGTAACTATCTGATTCTCAGAAAGGTGGGAAAATCCCACCATTGACTTAATTAATTGATTTACAGACGGCAACCTTAGATACTCGGCAGGTTTCTTATTGAATGCTTTTGCCATCTGTGTGGCATTTAATAATATACCATAAGAAGTTTTTATAAAAGAAACATTATGGCCATTATAGCTAAAAATTTTAGATAATTTTACAGATAAATCCATTTCGTTGGATTCTGACGTCAAAATAATGTTACTATCCTTCGCATTGTTTTGAAAATTGTTTACCTTTGCCTCCATAGAGCTTTATTTGTATAAAGATATTTTGTTAGCATTATATCCGTCCGCTTGCGAAAGTAGACGGATATGCAAAAATAGTGATTATCCTATATCTACAAAGGGTGATCGCTATTTTTTTTCTACGACCTTCTATGTCCCAATTCTTTATCTTCGAAAACTCTCTTAATCTGGAAATCTTTAAACACTCTTCTTTTAGCAAGTATTTCATTGTACATAAATCGATATCTTCGTCCTTTATTCATTTTAACCCTTAACTTCTTTTTCAAGCTATCTTGTATTACAAAATGGTAATATCTTTTAGAGTCTGCGAAATCCATAGCCAGGTGGTTGTAGAGGTAGCCGTTGGTGCCGAGCCTGCTCACGATGTCCAGGTCCCGCCTGACGGTAAAGCGCTGGCCCGGTATAAGCACATGGCATAAGTAGCCCACGTTATCTACGTAAACACCAGCATCAGCTTCCACATAATGCTCTGATACGGTTTTCCATATAATAGACAACAGCCTTAAAACCTCTCCTCTATCTCTTATCATGCCTTTCTTAAAACCATTCTTTCTCTTCATAAGACGATGGTAGTAGGCTGCAAAATACGGTGATTGTATTGATGTTCTTTTCATGTTACTAAGTTATATAAAAATGGGTCTTGGTTTCACAACTAAGACCCAAATAAAGATAAATAATATTTTATTATTGAACAATTTGACTTTTCTGATTGGAATCAAGATTCGGATTTTCATCAATAGGAATCTGTAGCCTGAATGCTACTTCCTTTATCGTCTCTGCCACTACATACTCAATCAGCTTAATAGGGCAAATAAATTCGTATTCCCATTCAGATTCGCACCCTTTAGGTGTAGGATCGCAGGCCATTAACTCCAGCGCCTTCTTTCTTCTTGTTGTAAAGAACTCTACGTTAATAAGCTCTATATGGAAATCCGGTATATAAATATAGTCGTTTTCTACATAATAAAAAGGACGACGTTCTTTAACGTATTTAGCATACGGTCTTTTTTGTTCATTGCGATACGACTTTATTTCAGCGAACTTAAAAAATATAGTGTTATCTACGTTAGTCACCTTAGTAATAGCCGGTCTAAGGGCAGAATAAAGAAGTCCTGGAAGCTTATGCTTTGAACGCATAAGTGTATTACACAACGCAAATTCGGCATCGCAGCAAACTATTTTATCAACTTCAATCATCTCCAGGCAAGTAACGTAAGTTAGGAGCCGGTGGTCGCCAAGTAACGTTCCGTCATCCCATCTCTGTGCTGTATAAGATTCGGCTTTAGTTCTACCGATATTCAATATCCATCTCCGACTAACATGCGAATCTTTGTCAAGGGCATGAATACCGTTTACAACTCTTGATACAAATTCACCATTGGTAATCATGCTCCCCTCCTTTCTTTTGCTCTTGATTCTCTTGATTTAGCATTCAAGATCCTCATATAAATCTCTCTTTCACTCATGCTGGATATGGTTTTTATGGCCTCATCCAACATAACTTTCGTATATAAAGGTTTAGGGAATCCCTTTATCTTAACCGGATCAGGAACCAACTTAGCCTTACGATATTCATAAAATCTTTTAGAAGTTACATTAAGATAAGAAACAGCCTCTTCTCCGGTATAGTACTTAGCCGGATTAGCAAGCTGCGTCCATGTCTCAAGATCGTTGGCTGTAAGATGATCGCATTCCCCGCTTAAAAACATCTCCTTTATCTTATCGCATACCGCCGCACCGCTTTTACGCAGCGTCTCTGTCAGAATTTCTTTCATTTTCAAAACATCCTGTTTTAAACCTTAAAACAATAGAGGCAATGATTATCAAAAGAGTAACAGCCATAACAGACCACACTACGATATTGTGTTCAATAGGCATCTCAATATTAACCGTAACCCATTCTACACAGATATTAAAAATCATGCTATAGATCAATAACCTATGCCATATACAAAACCTGAACATTCTTGAAAAAGCCAAGAGAAATAGGTCCCATGATAGAGAATGACCTAATATCGGATACAGCCAATTAGTGATACTAAAAGGATAAAACTCATCAAAAATGCTGGCTAACATAATAACCTGCATCAACACAGGATAATACTTCACAAACGTCACACAGACATTCCTCTGTCCTTTGCTAATAAACTTGTTGCTCATAATATGTTGTTGTTATGTTATTAAAATGGGGAAGGCGATCAGCACCTTCCCCTGGTTTTCAATCACTTTTTAGTGCTCGTCTTCTTTCTTTTCATCTTGCCGCCAACACTACCGCCTTGACGCATTTTAGGTTTGTCTTTCTTATCGACTTCACCACCCTGACGAGCTTTCTTTTTACAAGCCATGATACTAAAAATTTAAAATTGAATGATGTGCAATATTAATCATTTTTATTCTAATAACCAAAATGAAATACAGCTTTATTGACATCCAAAATCCCATCTTCTATTTCCGCCTAAAGATTTATCTACTGTTATAGTGTCTGTGTATCCACTACCAGTATATATATGAGCCTTTCGAGTATTAGAACTACCCATTGTGCAAGTATATGAGATGTCAACATTATATGTTCCAAGAACTACTGGTTGTGATCCTGTGTTTTTATCCCAAGTGTACGAATTAGAACTATTTGAAATAACAACTGTCCAATTATCATACTCCGTACCACAACATGGTTTATTAAAAGCAGGACCAAAATTTACATTGATGGTTTCAGGAGATCCCTCCTGTGTAACAGTTAAAGTAACAGTCTTTCCAGATTCATTTTGAACAAAAACAATATCACCAGATCTGGAAGAAGATGTTGTATTGGCAGATAACGTTACCACAGCCTTCATACTTTCAGATGTCTGGTCTCTGTAATCAACAGAACACCAAGAAGGTTTAGATTTAACAGAATATCCTATATATGAATCATTCTTAGTACTTATGATAACTTCTTCAATATCCTGAGATTCTCCAGTTACAGACCTCGACTTGCTCGTTCTTCCATCATGGAACTGAAATTCATATGGAGCATATCCGCAACTTCCAATAACATACTCTTCTTTAGTATCAGAATTTCCGCAATCATCGTAACGAATAAACTTGGTTTTGGTTCCATTACATCCATTTTTTTGCCAAGAACCGTAAGATCCACAATTACAGCAATTTCTACAACTTACAGAATATTGACGATCTATGCTACCAGAGCAACTATCACGATAAGCATTGTACTGAGTATGACCTACGCAGTCTCCTGTTCCGTAGTAAGACCAGTCTGTACAAGACTCTCCACCTCCATTAACCCATCTTGTGTCGTTATAAGAAGAAGAACATGGATTGGTGTCACGTTGTTGCTTCTGAGACGTACACCCGTCACAACGGGTGCTTCCGGTATCCGACCAAGAAGGTGTTGTGCTATCAGGCAAGCAATCAGCATTCTTATTAGCTACTGCCTGACCTTGGGAATTTACAGCATCTTGAGCCTTCTTATTAGCATCAGCTTGACTGATATTGGACGTAAATGGACCACCCACTTCATCTTGGGTTACGGTAACAGAAGAACCATGCTGGCAGCTTCCACAATTGTTTCTGGTGAAAACCTTACTTGCCTTACCGGTCCAAGTACAAGTGCCCTGTGCGTCAGCAAGAGCCTGACCTTGGGCCTCAACGGCAGCCTGAGCCTTACTATTTGCGTCTTCTTGACTTACGGTAGACGTAAAAGGACCGCCGGTTACATCATCTTGGTCTATAGTAACCTCAGATCCGACACCTCCATCAGCACACTGTTTTGTAAATTGCTTGCTATATGTTCCGGTCCAGGTACATACCTTATCTCCACCTTCTACCCAGCGTTCATCTGCTCCACCATAACATTCGTTGGTATTGACTTGCTTCTTATAAGATTTACCTCCTTCACATTTGGTTTCAAGCGGTTCAGAATCTACCCATACAGGATCGGTGTTGTCCATTTCGCATGTCCCGTTCTTGTTAGCGTAAGCCTGACCTTGGGCTTCTACAGCTTCCTGAGCCAACCTATCTGCCTCTTCCTGGCTTTCATTAGAATAGAACGGTCCACCCACCATGTCTTGTGTTACGCTCATCGGAACGCCATGCTGACATGATCCGCAATTGTCTTTTGTAAACTGCTTGCTATATACGCCTACGAACCTACATTTACCTTTTTGGTTAGCAATAGCCTGCCCTTGAGCTTTAACGGCTTCCTTAGCCTTATTATCAGCATCCTCTTGACTTACGAAAGAAGTAAAAGGATTGCCTTCAACATCAGCTTCACTTACCTCTACTTCTGTTCCTGAATCCGGTATTTCACAGTCGTTCTTTTGGAACGTTTCTGAGTAATGACCGGTCCAGCTACAAACTTTGTTCCCACCATCTACCCAACGTTCTTGATCGTGGGTTTCAGAACATTCGTTGGTATCATGTTGCTTTTTCTGAGACTTACCTTCATTACATCTAAGTTCTTCCGGAACAACGTCTTCCCATACAGGATCGGTGCTAAGTGGCGTACAGTTGCCGTTTTTATTAACATAGGCCTGGCCTCCTTCTTCTACGATCCTACGAGCTTCTGCGTCTGCCGCATCCTGGCTTTCTGTAGACGTAACAGGACTACCATTAACCATTTCGGCCGTAACCTCCATTTCTACACCCTTATGGCAAGCTTCACATTCAGGAACGAATCTCTTGCTGTAATGACCGGTATAGACCGTCATATTCTCACAATTACCCTTACTGTTAGCAATAGCCTGTCCTTGTTCTTTGACAGCAGCTTTAGCCTTGTTATTAGCATCATCTTGACTCACGGTAGATGTGAAAGGAGCACCAACAACATCTTGTTCGGTTACAGTAATCTTAGACCCTACCTGACCTTCATTACAATCGTTTTTGGTAAATTCTTCACTGTATTTACCAGTCCACGTGCAATGTCCGTCCCGGTTGGCTATGGCCTGGCCCTGCTGCTCGACGGCAGCCTGAGCGAGCGCGTTAGCCGCCTCCTGGCTTTCGTATGAAGTAAAAGGACCACCGGTTACATCATCTTGGTCTACTGTTACCTGCGAACCTACGCCTTCTCCGTCGCAATTGTCTTTTGTGAATACCTTGCTATATACACCAACAAACTGATCTTTATCTATACAAGTACCTTTCTTATTTGCAAGATCCTGTTTCTGTTCTTCCATAGCGGCCTCAGCCAACGCATTAGCAGCCTCCTGGCTTTCCCTTGACACAAAAGCATCAGGGTATCCAGCAAGATCCTTTTCAGTCAAATCAACGAAGCTTCCGGTCTGAGATTCAGCATCGCAATCATTTTTCTGAACACGAGCCGAAGCCTTTCCAACGAAATAATTTGGATCAGTAACGCATTCTCCATTCAGGTTTGCCTGATCCTGACCATTTTTCTCTATATCATCAAGAGCTTTCTGATCAGCATCTTCTTGACTTACGTCTGATGTGTATTTACCGGCTTCTACCGTGTAAGTGTAAGGTGCTCCGATAAACCCATCTTCGCAGTCATTCTTATAAAATACTTTCGACTTCTCTACGTTATACCATAAATTGGTTTCACAGGTGCCATGCTCATTAGCATACCCTGGACCTTCAGCTTCCAAGGCTTCCAAAGCCTTCTGATTAGCATCTTCCTTAGAAACAGAAGAAGAGAAACGGCCGGCTTCTACAACGTACTCTACCATAGATCCAACTTCAGTTACCTCACAATCTGTCTTTTGGAACATTTTGGATTTCCTGTCGTTGTACCATTTTATGGTATTGCAAGTGCCATGAGAATTAGCATAGTCTTGACCTTTGGCATTCAACTCGGCTTCAGCCTTACGGTCAGCATCCTCTTGGCTTATGGAAGAAGAGAACTGCCCGGCTTCGATCGTCATCGTAACCAAACTTCCTTCTTCGGTATCAGGATCGCAGTCGTTCTTTCTAAACGACTTTGATTTCTTGACATTGTACCATAATATGGTTATACAACGACCATGCTCATTAACCCAGTTCTGACCATTTTGCTCAATGTCTCTCATAGCCTTGTCATCAGCATCAGACTGAGATATGATAGACGTGTATTTTCCGGCCTCAACAACGTACTCAAGCTCTTCCCCTTTCTCTGTCTCAGGATTACATCCTTCTTTTGTGAAAAGAGCCGACTGCCTTTTATTTCTATAAACTACCTGTTCTTTTTTTTTATGAACTACCGTACATTCTTCAGATACGCTACCATCCCTGGAAGACACCCTTATCTTGACACTTCTGTTGGCACCAGTATCATTTTCATCAAAGTAAATATTAACCTTACTGTTAAGACTGCCTTCTTTCTTATCTATGTTCGCCCAACAATTACCTATTTTCATTCGCTAATCCTCCATCTTAAATTTTCGGGAGTTGTACTTACGTTGATTACCTCCGGTGATCCATCTGAATCAAGATCAACAACATCCTTGTCCAGGTAGATTTCCTCCTTATCCACAGACTCGCATTCAACTATTTCAATAACATAATCTTTTATATTACTTTCTATACTTAACTGCGTGCTTGTTTCATCACCCTCAACCTGTTCAAATTCCTTATCCAATTTAATGTAAGGAACGACCTTTCCGGGTTGATAAATAGGGATCAGTACACCATTTATAGTTATGTTCTCATTAACTTCATTCCCGTCCTCATTGCCAGGCATGGAAACAATCATCGAAACCTGGAACGTGTCTTCAAGACCCGGATCACCAGGGAAACCATAATCAAGCCTAATATCATTGACGTCAATATTAAGACCGGAAGCGGTAGTAAATGCTTTTACGACACCCTTTATATCTTTCTCACCCGTAATAAGGGCATTGATCGAAGCGGCGTTGGTAGTAATAAGGATCTGCTTATCTCCACCAGATATAGGGAACTCCAGCCTGCTAACCGAGACTTCTGTGATCTTAATGCCTTTTTGCCTGAAAGTAATAGCTTTCATACTTTCAGTATCGGATTTCTTCACAATTCGGATAGTGATCCTGTCTTCCCTTCCTTTCCAAGATGGAGCATCGAAATTCATTTTATCACGACCGACACCTTCCTTCTTGTCCGAGGTAAGCCAAGAACCATCATCCATCTTATATATTTTCTCTCTCGACATAATTATCCTCCTTAGTTTAAAGTGTCAACTCCCATTCAACTCCATCATCTACAACCACCTGAACCGTAGCCGTACCTCCTGTAGCTTCAAACGTTATATCAGTAGGAATGACGTCGAATATCTCTTGTACACCTACACATCCTAAGCCACAGATAATATCTTTAAACCATTCCTCTTTAGCATATTTTTTAAGAACCTCTTTAAAGAACTCACGAAGCCAATCCGAATCAATGGATTCCTTAAGTATGGTTTCTATTATTTCCTTAAGCCAAGATTCGTGCATTTCCTCTTTCAGAATCTCTTTAATAAGCTCGATAATGGTTTCTTTATCTAACTTATCAGAAGGCACAGAGCCATCAACGAGATTACCCCCACATATAAATCCTTTGCATTTTTCTGCCATTTCTCATCCTCCTAAATTAACAATGGAACCCATAAGAACTATTTGCCTCTTCTCGGTACACGACCCTCACTTCAGCAAATTCATCTTGTTGACACATATCCCGGCAGAACCTAACAGTACGACCCTGGACTTTATACATATCAGAAGGCACGACACCCCCGCAATAAGATACAAGCAAAATCTCTGCCGGATCTTTCTTTAGAACCACATGAGAAGTACCGTCAAACACTTCCATGTTAACAGATCCACTTACGTTAATAGCCCTTGAAACGTATTTAGCTAAATTAGCCAAAGCCCTGTTTAAAGGCATACCATGATACAAACCAGCTTCTTCTATATTTTCTCCATCATAGAATATTTTAGAAGAAGGAATATCGCAATGATGCGGGCGTTCGCACCCACCATGACTGCCAAAACAACCGTTGTTCATATTTTTATTTAAATTAATAAATTAACTTTTTTCTATCATAAAACGCTTACATCTTGATAATTTTAATTTTTTATACGTGATATCTCTCTTGTTTTTACCATTAATATCACGAATATTAAAACTACCTGTTTTGCGTCTTGCGAATATAAAATAACAATTATTTTCAAACATAACCCTATCAAACAATCGAAAACCAAAAACTTCAAAAGGTGATTGATTTAGTCTTTTGATTCCTCCTTTTGGAATCTTTTGTTTGTGAATCTGACGATTATGTCTTCTTACTAATCTTACTTTATAATAATAACCTAACCTTATAGCATTAAAATTCTTAGAAATAACAAAGGCATCAGAAACATGAGATTTTTCAATGTCGTGATTGATTCTATTATATTTTGTAACATAACCGAAAGTCATAGAAACTCTATCATATTTAGACCTTAGTTCTTCATACAACCTCCATTTCATTATTCCCATTACGGCTGCGTCGCGAAGCGACGATCCTCGTTTGATCTTCAAATCTATATTACCTTTATGGTATTCTTTATGACATGTTTCACATAAGGTTATAAGATTAGATGGAGAATTTCCTCCAGTCTTTCGGGATTCAATGTGATGAACATTCAAAACATGGTCTTTCGATTTTCCTTTACAATACTGACATTTATGTCCATCTCTTGCTAAAACATATTCCCTTACATTCCAAAAACCAAGTTGATCACCTTCCTGATATTCTTTACCTGATATATTAGGATTCTTGATCTTTTGAGTATCAAATTGAGCTACCTCGATAACAATACGAGATATTGGTAGTATAGAGCAAACATTTTCAACAACACGAATATGGGCGTCTACTTTGTATTTCACCGAAGGTGCTACCCATCCCGGACGCCTACTTTTTATTCTATTATCAAAACGAGGTTTTCTATACCTCAACCTATTTCGTCTTGTTCTTCGTAGCTCCCTCCTTGTAGACAAAAGATCTACGATATCATTTCTAAGGATCACTTCACTACTGTAAAGTTCTTTGCTTTTCGTTGTAGCTGATAGACCAACATGTTTAGTACCAGCATCAACGCCTAATACAATTTCTTGTTTGTAACTATCGGATATGTACGTCAATCGGATGGTAAACGGACATAGGTTCACAACGACTGCCTTTTTGTCTTTAAGCAGTCGTCTAACCTTACCATGCCTTGTTGTGGGCATCATAGGTTTACCATTTATGTCTTGTACGTACACCATATCTACAAACGTTTTTAATGTTTATTCAACATAAGTCAGGAATATTCCATCCTGTTAGTACCCATCGCCAATGTTATTTAAGGTTTTCGTAAGCAACACTGTTCCTGAATACCAGAACTGTTTAATCACTTACCTTAGAGCTACGAACTTGGATAAATATCCGCAGGTAACTATATATTCTTAAATAACGTAGTGTTTGTTTCAACACTTAGGCTAATAATCGGAATAGCTTAAACTATTATATATAATATATAAATTATATATTACTCTCGATATTTACCTGTTATTGCCATTATTTAAAATATTTATTTTTTGTTTTAAAAATTCCATTTCCCTATCCTGGTATTCCATACGGCATATCATTGCATTGATTAAAGCCGTAAGATCAGATTTCTGAGCCAGACTGAAGTAGCCAGCGTTGATGCCGTCAGCGCAGTACACGCAGTTCGTGCATGTATATCCGTCCGGGCATGGCACCGGCGTCTCGTCCACATGTGGAACATATACGTGTTTACCACTTAAGTCCTTACCAATTTGTGCACTCTTTTCCATTTTGAAGTTGTTTTTCAAGTTTTTCAACCCTTTGTTTTAAAAGCGTATTTTCTTCAACCATCCTATCCAAAAACTTATCTATGTTTTCAAAAACCAGCTCTATATTATGCATAACCTCATTATAAGGCATGCCTGGAGTTAATTTGGATATGAATGTCTTGCATCCTGTATAATGAATGCAATGATCGCTTAAATGACCATACGGGCAATCGCATTCTTTTGGAAGAATTTCGCAATTGTCCGTACAGTCATTACACGGATCAGACCCGATACAGATATTAGATCTCAGAATATCAGGTCTGTCATCTTTACAAGTGTTACAATTCATGACTTTCTTTTTTTTTGGTGCAAGATAATAATTTTCATTCACACCATCACAATAAGAAGTCAATCAATGTATTCCAAGCGGTTAGTGCTGCCTTTAAAAACGTATCCGCATCTGTTTTCTATCTCTACATCGGTAATAGGGAGAATAGCGTCTTTGCCATAAGTAAGTTCGCATTTTGAAATAAAATTTACTATACCTTGATAATTACCATGAAATTCCCTTGCGAGTTTCCTACCGGTAGGAATCCCTTCTTTATTGGTTTCAGGAATACCTATCAAGCACTTTATCCAGTTTGGTTCATTCTTGTTATTGCTTCGTATTTCATAGTTCACGATATCAAATACAATACCTTCAAGGTTCTTGACATCGATGTTGTCCGCATCCATTTTCTTATCAATACGAATCGTGCTTGTTAAATCTCGTAATTTCATGATATTTTCTATTTTTGACATTAATGAATAACTGTCACAGTGTTTTAAAAGACCGAAGTAAGAAGACCAGCTTTCATTTGTAATACACTTCTTCGCGTCTTTGGCTACCCTCTTCCTTATTGTCACATAACCTTTATTGTGTTCAGATACGCCTTTGTTATTACGGTGGAAAACATACCCGCAAAAATCAAGAGGTCTATCCATGTCTGTTATAATACAAGTATGCCTTTTAGATCTTATCTTAAGCTCATACCACCAATAATTCTTAATCCTCCATTTGGCAGTATTAGCATCCTCCTTAGTATAGAAAGCAAGGAAATTATCGTCGGCATATCTCAATGAAAAAGGAGCTATTCTCTTTGCAAGATCATCAAAATCTTTCATAAGGAGATGATGAATGAAAGGACTTGTAGGAGTCCCTATAGGCAGCTCTCCAGATACGAAACTTACGTCTATTACAAAATCTATAAACTTTTTATTTGAAATAAAGTTCTTAAGTACTTTTCTAAACACTTTGTCTTTTACATGGTTATAACATTTACGTTGATCTATAACCAAACAATACTTCAAATCAAGTCTATCATAATAAACATGCTTCATCTTTTTAATAAGAGACCTTGATTTAGACGATGCTGTTATGCCAAATCCCGGCTTACAATTAAGACCATTCATATTATCCTTCTCATAATACAAAGGACCTAACTTTACTAAAACAAGATGCTGATAGATTCTGGTGGTAAGATCCGGGCTGTTTATTTCACGAACCTTACCATTCTTGTTTTCTTTTACAAGTTTGCGATATTTGATTTTGCTAACATAAGTACCATCTAAATACCATTCATACAATTTTAACGAATTACCATCAAAATCAGAATTGAAATTAACAACATCATTCTTTTTAGAATGGTTTTTAAATGCTGCTTCGCATGCTTCTCTAATATCATCCAAACTTATATCTATATAGTTTGAAACTGATTTCAGTTGTGGGCTAATGACGGGCTTACGACCGTCGCGCATCTCTATCATATTTTTATCATATAACCTCATACGCTTGTCTTTTATTGATTCTCCACTCCTGGGAAAGATTAAAAAGAATATACCCAATTTTTTAGCCCACACAGGGCAAGGCCGCAATTGTTGCGATTCGTATTAGAAGCGGCGTTATTCGCATTCAGATTACGAGGCGAACAATTGCCATTGTTCGCATTACCGCCGAAACGAGCAGCCAATTCTTTTTAACCTTTTTCTCAACCGTTATTTGCTATTTCAGAGGTCAGATCCCAATGTAAAACTTGTTAGCAGACTAACGGATTTCATTGAATAGATTTTTATTGTTTATAATGTTAACTATCTCTGTTGTCTAATGACATTGCAAATGTATGTATAATATTTTATAGCTACAAAACAATTTGTATTAAATATTTTAAATTTTTGTTTTGTAGCTATAAAATATTATATTAACAAGATACGGCTGCGCCGTGATATAGTATATAAGGCTGCGCCTTAGCGCTGCGCTTATGATGGCTGCGCCATCAATGGGTTGCACCCATCAAACCTGCGGTTGACTGACGTCTAATAACAACTGGGCAAGGCCGCAATGGGAGCGATACGTAGAAGAAGCGGCGTAAAGCGCATACAGATTACGAGGCGAACAAAGGCCACAGTGCGCATGACCGCCGAAACGAGCAGCCACTCTGGTCTTGGAACCGATAGCTGAAGCCCAGTAGCAATTGTCCCATGTATAAAGACATTCTCCTGTTCCGATACTTCCCCCTTTTTTATCCTTCCATCCGGTATAAGGGATACGGTGTAAAGCATAACTATCTCCTAAATTCTGGGTAGTTGCCACCTTTTTATATTTAGATTCAAAATCAAAAACCTTACCTTCTTGGATTGTAGTCTGTTTTTCATATCCCCATTTCTTTTGATCTGGCTCTATATAGATATCAATAGTATTACCTATACGAGTAACATTAGGATCATTTAAAAGCGTTCCTACCTGTTCGTATCCTCCTCCGCAATACCTAAAGACGTCTCCAGACAAATTCATGCCATCGTACAAAGACATCCTTAAAATAACTTCCAAATCAAATTCTGCCGGTTCGTCATTTTCGTTTAAGGCTGATATAGTGCCGGTCATTTCCTTAAACACAATAACATTCATATGACCTTCAGCCATACTCTTGGCTCCCTGGACGTTTTTATACCAGTATTTTCCTCCATAAAAATCAAACTCTGATCCTTCTTCTACGCCTGTTTCAAATGCAAAAGAAGCCGCCATCTGGCTTTCCATGCATTGTTCTTTAGGATACTCTGAATTTATGAGGTAAGAGAAATGAGTTTTTTTAGTAGGTTCATAATGGATAATAGAAGAACTGTTGTTCCATGTGGCATACATCCATGTATCTTCTCCTTTTTTACGGTATTTCAATCCTCCGTATTTATGGTAATTAACATCATTACCTACCCCGGAGTTACTTGATATACCTGATCCAAAAGTATCTGGATTAACCAAGTATTTAGTACCATACAGCATTTCAAGGTATATGATATAAGCATTCAAGGTCAAAAAACCACCTTCAGAAAAAGGATAAGAAGATTCAGGATCTACGTTATTAACCCTCGAATACTTAGCTATATTGATTTGATTTACATCATTGCTTCTCGGATAAGTTCTTCCATTTAAAAACATCGTGCAGGCGTTACCAACTCCGGCTCCGGATTTACAATTTGTTTCTCCTTCATACAAGAAAAAGAAAGATCTTGCCTTGGAGTCTACTGTACATACCGGTCCAGGAGATAAGGCTGTGGGCGGAAGCACAGGGCACGTCTGGCGCAGGTCAAGTCCGTCCAGCATAGGAACCGTGTCTGCGTCGTACACACCAGACCATATTTTCCCGCTTTTACCAACTACCTTATCAGCTACATATAGACTCTTGCTACATCCTAAGAATATGCTATAATTCTTTGAAGTAGTCTCCCAAGGTCTTAAAATCCTTACCTCTGATCCTGAAGCATTATAAAGTTTTTGACTAATGCCATACTCTTCATAAAAAGCCTTAGCGTCAAATGCTCCGGCATCACAATACTTATTTTTATGACCGCTATCCAAATACAGTTCCACATCGCATTCGGCTCTCATTTCCTCGGTTATGCCTACCGTAGGAGCAAAATCTCCGTTTTCAAATCTAAGGAGATTGTTCTTACGAAGCTTTCCTACCGGACGTACCTTGTCTCCGGTATTTTGAGTCATGTCTATAAGGTAAAAATCCCAAGAAGGGAGAAGGCTTTTGTCGCCAACTGATTCCGTGGCTTCTGGAGGAAGCTGATCCTCAGCCCAAGCGGATGCCGATCCTGAAGCACCTTCTTTAAGAACGTTGAAAGTATTACCATCAGACAAAACAAAAGGCTCAGATTCCTCCCCTTTCTTCGATAAAAACTTTTCCCTTTTACCAACTTGATTAACGACGATGTTCTTCTTAGCCTTATTCCCTTCATCGGAAATAGTGTAATTCAAAGTCGTATCAAGACCTTCATTTATTTCAGAAAACACCGACACCAGTTTATCATTCTCACCTTCTGTCGGATTAAATTTTACGTTGCTCATTTTCAAAAATCAAATTTGCATTCATCAACAACAGGCTCGCATTTGGTATTTTCATTAACCCATTTCATGCCCTCTTCTTCCAGTATCTTCTTAGCCTTTTCATTGGCATCATCAACGCTAATGAAAGACGTTACGGTACCGGCGTATATCCTCCTGTATTTCTCAGGAGCCTTCCATCCTTCCTTACAACGTTTACTAAACCAACCATGTTGATCTTCGTTGTAATAAACGGTTTTACATACTCCAGATTCGTTAGCGGCAGCCTGCCCTTCTTGCTCAAGAATCTTCGCAGCTTCGTAGTTGGCTATTTCGGTACTGAACTTAGACCATACACGCCCGGCCTCTACCACGTAATGTGTGGGTTGTTCTTGTTTTTGACCATCAGGACAATCATTTTTAAAGAAATATCCTTCCTGTCTTGTGTTATAATATACCTCGCAACAGCCACCTACTTTATTAGCATACAACGGACCTTCTTTCTCCGCAAACTCTTCCGCTTTCCTATCTGCATCATCTTGGCTTATATCCGAACAAAATTCAGCTTCATGAACGATAAACGTTTCTTCAGAACCAAGATCTTCCGGACAATTCGATTTCTTGAAAGCTTTTCTGTATTCTTTGTTATAATACATCTTTTTCATGACAAGATCTTATTAAGTTCTTCTTTGAATTTATGAATCTCGTCCGGACACAACCCACATTCCCCTTCACAGACGATTCTTCTCATACGATCTATTTTAAGAACCGTATCCATATCAGGCTTGATACCTACCTTATACTTATGATATTGTAGATACTGATCAGCCTTACATGCTATAAAACGATCAGCACACTCACATAAGTAAGATGAAGGGAAAAGAATTTGCTGTGTACTTCCGGTAGCTGCCATATCATTTCACGGTAAAATACCTGGCGTATTCTTTATTTATGTATTCGGAATAAGTAGCAAGATCATCCGGATCCGGGCACCCGTTCTTTAAATTAACAATCCAGCCTCTTACCAACTTTTGAATATCAGCATATCTTTTACTTACACCCCCTACAAACCTAAATTTTCGATGAAGGTCTATGATTTTCTTGTCCAAGACAGCAAGTTCATCATATTTCTGAATACAAGCCGCATTAGAATCAGCTTTAGGTGTCGTATTCGACTGAGGCTTTATAGCCCGACTTTTATTAACAGAAGCAATGTTGCTTCTTCCGCATCCACATCCCATAATTTATTGATATTTAATTAATTATATTTTACAACCACAATTTTCACAATTATTGAGAACATAAATCAATTTAGATGCTTTTTCATATAATTGTTTTACGTTTTCAAAATTCCCTAATCTCATATTAGCTTCAGCCGCAGCCAGAAGAAACTCTATTTCTTTTATTTTGTCAATAACGTCATCATCCTCATGATCACATAACACAGTTGACCTGGCCCATACCTTATCTATGTTAAGACGGATCAGATCTGTTTTTAAATACTTTCTGTTAAATGAATAAGAGGAAGGACTGCCTTTTATGGTAATATCGTATATACCATCTTTCAGGTTTTCAAAATCATTTCCGCGACCCGGATTTATGCCAAGAGTCTTACTGTTGAATACATTCAGCTGATTCTTACCAAGATAATAAACATACTTATTCTCATCTTCAGGTGGTACAATCTCTATGATAGCCGGTCTGTCGGCCAATATCCCCCATTCCGACTGATCGGCTATGCGAAGCGTTTTAGGGTTGTTTGTACTTACAACCTCAAAATCAAGATGGATGTTGTTCATGCTCTCTTCCCACCCCATTCTGGTAAGGGAATCATCGTATCTGGCTGTTATATCGGCTCCCTCTACCTCAGTGCTATTAACACGTACCTCAGTACCATTTATCTTGACTCCTACTATTTGGGCCACCAACGACTTAGCCATACCAAACATAGGAACAATAATTTCTCCACCGTAATCAGTTCCTTCATTTGGATACTGTACTACTTCCGTCTTGTACAGACCGTCATTTCTTCTGGCTACTATTCTAATAACCATCTGATTTTCTACATCATAATTGGTCATTACTATCCTGACATAGAAAATGTTATTTCTTATCTGTGGTAAAATATCGATATAGTTCATACCTTATCTTTTTCTACAAAGATAAGTAAATGAGGTGATAAAAGTTTAAACTATTGGACATTAAATAAAAGGTGAGGTGATTATCACCATATCCGATAATAGACCACAGCGCCTAAGTAGGGGGAGAAGCCCTCGCGCCCAACCCCATACCCCGCCGCCAGTCCTATGCCCCAGCGCCGGCTCTTTTCGTATATTATTTCTTTTTTGTGGTAGATGATCATAGTGTCCAAATTAGGTCTGTATCCGCTTATAACAGCCCGATAATCATCTGTGTTGTATGTTTTTCTTTGTATAGGAATATTGATATAAACAGTGTCTTTTATCGTATCTTTTTCAACTATAGCATCCATAGGGAAAGGTATTTCTACCTCCCCTACGTCAACTATATACTGAGGAACAGGAATAGGTTGGATAATGGTATCTATTACCGTATCTATTTCTATATTGTGTATTATTTCTTTCTTCTTACATGTTTTACCAAACAAGAAAGATATAAAACACAGTAGAAGAACTCCTAACACATGCCCTACCCTCATTTTTTGCAAACACATTTCTTACCCTCCTTTTTATTATCTAAAAGATCTTGTATTTCACCATTTTTTATACCTTCTTTTAACTCCTCTCCGAATGGAACTTTTTGCCACCAACTTACTTTACTAAAGAAGTACTTAACGCCTTTTACTATCATCAAATCAGGTGCAAGGTCGCCGAGGCGCTTGAATGCCATTCCACCGTATAATATTAAGGCAAATATTGTAATCCACTGAAGAAGCATGTCTATAAACTCTGGGGATTTATGCCCTCCCATAGACATAATAAGGTCCATTCCAGATATGGTAAACAGCCCGAAAGAGCAGGCCGCGAACTCAAGAAGGATTTTCAAAACTCCAATTTCGCTTATGCATGTCAATATCTTAAAAGGCCTCTTTCTCTTTCTTCGGATATAGCAGTGTTTGATACTTTTTATAGTAGCTAACAAAAGATTTATAGCTAATATAAACAATATAGAATATATAAGGTGGTGAATCTCCTGGAAATTCATCCACAATGCTGATAATCCGGAAATGAGAAAAGCCCAGAAACTTTCTAAATTCATCCTTCCTACAAATCTGTAAGCCATATTAGAACATAGTTACTTTCTTGCTACTTCCAAGAGAGTCATATACGTCAATATGGACCCAATTGGTACCTGATTCTAATCTAATGGGACAAGGAAGTAAATCCTGCGACTGAATTATTTTATTCCTTGCCTCTTCTGCCGTCATACCCTTGGCATCAAAATCAATGGCTGCCCCAAGCATATGAGGACTGATATACAAAGACCCTGATACGGTCTTGGATTTTACTATATCCGAAATATTGTTCCTAAACCCACGCTCATCAAACCTTCCACCCGACTTCCAGGTATTAACCGTCATCGGCGTTTTCAATATGTCTTTCCTTAAAACCAGTATCGTGTGAAGCAACTCAGTTCTTAAATACCTCCAGCAAAGATCTTTGTCTCTACCGTATTCTTTAGGACCAACTAATTCAACAATACTAAAATACTGACTCAATTCTTTTATAATATCACTTCTTTCCATAACTTAACCTTTTTCACAAAGATAATCAGAACCTTACCGATATGAAAAATAAGTAGAGTATGGATTAAAGAAAAACCCCTGCATAAATAAATATACAGGGGTTATCCATAACATTAACAACAAATCACGACCTAAACAACCCTTACATATCCTGCTGATACAAGATCAGAAAGGTTCTCGTAAGCCAAAGGGATGCCTGAATCTCTTATGCAAAGATACTTAATTTCTTTGTCAATGTAATACTTTCCATTCTCTAAAATAGAATTATATACCCAAGGAATAGGATCGTCTATCGTACCTGAATGCTTTTCTTGAACAACCATATATAGGCTTTCAGTTCCACCTCCATGACCAGGAACCCAGTCGGCTTGGAGATTGTGATTTTGCCTTACTTCAAACAGAGTCCAATCCAAATCCGAAGGTTTGTTTTTGCTACGGAAACGCTGCCCTTTTACAACAGCCGTACCCATAGGAAGACCTTTGTCTCCGTAAACTCCATCCTTATCCCAGATAGGGTACAATCCCTTTATCTTAAGAGCAAGATTCTGGTCAGTATTCTCCAACATAGCCGGCGTATTGATCATCGCCCTCATGTACATGGCTGTAGCCTTCTCCGGATCGTTAGCTTCAAGGATCTTATTTTTTTCTATGATCTGATCCTTTGTCCTTGCCAACTTCTCAGGATATCCTTCATCCACTTTCATAGATTCAACTTCACTCCTGTCAATTTTAGAAGCTATTTCCTTTTCTATGGCAGCAGTACGATCATCGCATTCAGATTCATATACATGCATTTCATTCATTGCCGTATTAGCAATATCAAGCTCGTATTCTGAATCTGCTACAGATACGGTGTATATCCCGCTCCCTTTTGCTACATCAATATCGTTTTTAACCTTCTGCCTCATGCTGCTGTTATACCATATCTGTTTACCATCCAAGCTATAAGAGCGGACAGCATCAGAATAAGCATATTCCCTGGCCTCAGAAACTTTCTTATCCTTAGCCTTGGCAAGCAACTCCTCTTCAGTTGGTCCAGGAGGCTCCGGGTCAAGCTGCATGGCAATAACTTCTTTCACACTCGCATCAGGATTGTCTTGATGGAATTTTTCTTGATCGGAGTCAAGTTGAACCCATTTACCATCTAAGAAATCTTGGTAAGAATACCCTACTTCGTAAGAAGAGGAATCCAACTCGTATCCTTCCCAGTAAAAACCTTTTACGTTTTTATTTACATAAACCATACTCTATCCTTTCTGTTAAGCTTGTTCACCTACTCTGATAACTAACTTATCATTAATATACCAGATACTTAATTCTATAAAACTATGTTTAGGTACTACTACGCTATCGCCTGACATGCTCTGGAACAGGCCAGAGGTAGGAAGCGGCTGCGTGATGTCTGTGCCGGTAGTGTTGTTGACCCGCACCTGCCATTCCCTCCCAACATCCTCAGCAGATACGGCCATAGACAGGTTCGTAGCGGAAGCTACGTTGGCTATGATATTATGAGCATCTATTGGCAAACTTGCTAATGTTGTGACAACATTAGGAGTCTTAGCCATAAACTTCAAATAAGATAACATGTCATTAGACAACGTAGCCGTATTAGCTATAGCTCTATATGTCTTATCTTGGGAAACAACATAAGTTACCATCTCAATGTCTATATAAGATCCAGATACGTCTTCCTTTGAGTTGGTGTTATTAAATAAAACAGCTATTATTTTTAATTCAGAATTATCATTGTCTAAAAAATAATCCAAAGAAAAATAATAAAAACTAAGCTTACCTAATGTAATATTGTTATTGTAAGCATTCAGAACTTTTGCATACGAATCCTCATCAAGAGTTCCAGAAGTACTGGGAAATATGGATAAATCAAGATAAGATGAATCTACTCCTGTACTTACCATACCAAGTGATTCAAGCACCTTAGTTCCACCTTCTTCAGTAACCAAAATATATTCGTTATACACGTTTTTAGTTTCTGTAGATGCCACATCGTCTTTTACAAGATACATGACATTATCCTTCGCTTCTTCAACAGTAGGAAGTTTGCTAACAATCTGTTTCTTCCACCCTGCTGCCGAAACAGCATCATCTATGTACTGTTTTGTTACATGATCTCCCCATGTCATATTACTAAGAAGAGTCTTGCTACCGTCCTGACTTCCGGCAGGGGGAGCCGGGATGAGGCCTCCCTTCCCCGACTCCGAACCTGTTCCAGGAGCAGCCTGCACCACATTCTCAAGTCTGGAATCAACCTCCTGGCCTTCGAATTTACTGTTATAACCTATTTCTGCCATATTTATTTTTTGTTAATTTTATCCAACAACTTCTTGACCTGGTCTACGATGTCCATCACCGCACCAACCTTATTTTTTACGTCCTCAACCTTCTGATCAATCTTAGAATCCAAAGCCTTTAAACGGTCTTCGTTTTTACGATACACTAAATACAGGGCTAAACCGATGATTGCTATCGTAAGGATATTAGCCAAAACGCATCCGATTATTATCTGAAACATGATGATTATATGGTAGATAACGCTACCACACGCTTTAATTATTCAACTTTTTACAAATATAGCAATTGTCCCAACCATAACAAGATCAAAGACGCTCGTCATTAACATCAGACACCCATTCTTTAGATGAAAGAACAGATTCAAACTCAGAAGAAGGGCTGTCATATACCGGATACGGGTATTGAGGCTCGTCATCAGCCTGCGCGTCTAAAGACTTAAATAGATGGTCATAATGTTCTACGTGTAAAATAACCCAAGAGCCGTCTACGCTCGCTCTTGGGCTACCTGTTCCTAATTCACGTTTCTTTTCTTCAGATACGGAATCATATACTTCTTTTGGTATGATAATGAATTTCATATTATTTTGCTTTTAAAGTTTGTAAATAGTTATATGCTTTGATACAATCTTCCCTGGAGAGGACTGTAGGATAAATCGCTAAGTTTTTGAAAGCAATTTTAGTATATGCGTTACCTGAATATCCTATAGTTAAGAAATTTTTACTGGTAGATTCCGTTTCTTCATTATAAATAGATTCTTTCCAGTCTTTTGAATAAATCCTGCCATCAGAACAAATTGCATTAACGGTATTTTGATCGGGAATCAAAATATTTCTACCATTTTTTATATTAATGAGCATTGAATTATAATTATAAATGACTATACTATCAAATTTTACAATACCAGCATTGTCATTTTTCCCTGTATTTATAAGCTCCCAAT